TTGAACGGAAGTCCTCTACACGCAAAGGCCCGGTAGCATCTGGCTTCAGAGAAATAGGCAAACGAGAAGCACTAGACGAGACCGTAACCCGCGGAGTAGCAGATTATCACACACTAGGCTGGCAGCAGATGTGCGCATGCGATACCGAAGAAACCGTACCTTGCATCGTGTTAGATCCATTCTCTGGCGCAGGTACTACAGGACTCGCTGCTTGCTCTCTGAGCAGGCGCTACATCGGCATAGAGATCAATAAGAAATACGCTGTTATGAGCGAAAAGCGGATAAAACGCGCACTTTTGTAGTCGCTCTCGGTACATTTTGCGATGTAATATGTACACAATGTAGCGTGTACACATACGTTTGCAACCTTTTTGATACTGAGATTTCAGGCGGCCCTCGGCTTTATTTCTGATGTTGCAGCTACCATTGGTAGCCTGTACCACCGTCGTACTCGATGCGCAAAGTCGCATCGAGTGGTAGCGCTACCACGGAATTCCGGTCGTCCAGGATTTCTGAAAAAAATCTGCGTGGGAGTGGGCCGCCTCGTACGTATACGTCTAACGTTTCCCGGTAGGCCACACGGAGCGCGCAAGACGCCCGCGCCCGTCGACGGGCGCCCGCGTCCGTGGTATATGCTACACACGCCCGCGCCCGCGCCAGGAAAGGAATCGGGCGCCCGCGCTATACGCTACACACGCCCGCCCGTGCCCGTCTCTTGCGCGTTGACTTGTCAGCCGCGCCATACTGGCAACGTTGTCATGTCAATGCCGAAACGCGCGCCAGTAAAGGGATACGTGCTTGATATGACAGCGTTGACAGTAGCACGCCCGCGCCTTGACTTGTCAGCCGCCGCATTCTCGGCGCCGAGACTGACAAGCCAGCGCCGAGCCCGCCGCCTTGCCATGTCAGCCGCAAGCCGGGCCGCCGTCTCGTGGTAGCGCTACACTGGCCAGCATGCCATGTTTCGGATCGCCACGCGTACATGCGCGCGTGCGTGCGGGAAGGTTCAGCCGAGCCCGAGAGATTGACGAGAAAGCCGAGCCCCTAAGCGCCCGAATCCGGCCCGATATACGCCCGAGCCATACCGATGCAAGGGCCGAAGGCCGATCGGCCCAAAATGGGCCGTTTGCGGCCCTCCTCGTGGCCATACTGCCAGCCGTGCCGAGCCGTTTCCTTCGTGCGTGCGTGTGTACAGTAGCGCACGCATAGACGCTTATACATGTATAAGCGGGCTCGTATATGTATATTACTAGCGTATAAGCGCCCGCGTGTGCGAAGAAAAGGTAGGGATTCCTTGCCTTATATACGGGCGTATGCGTATATAAAGCATGCGCATAAAGGGGGAATAAAGACGGCGGGCGCGGGCATGCGCGTATAAAGAGAGCCGGCCGCCTTTCGGCGGCCGGCTGCATGCTTGCGGGCGTATTTACTGGCGGCCCGTCCATTCGCCGTTGACGAAGCCGGCGCCGTCAAACGTGGCGCCACAATCGAGGCAAAACGGGCCGCCAAAATCGCATGTGCTCGTGTTATTGCTTGCGCAGTACGGGCACGAGAGCGGCGCGGCTTCGAAAAGCTCGGCCGTGCTCTTTTCGGTTTCACTCGCCATGCGAGTCTCGGGCGCCAGCGTGCGAAGAATGCGCTTCGCTTCCTCGAAAAGCTCGGCGCGGCGCTTCATGAATTCCTCGTGCGTCATTGTCTTTTCCCCTTTCCTAGAATACGATCGTACCGTTATAGGCCAGAATGGCGGCCGTCATAACGGCGACCATGAACGATTGCATAAGCCAGTCGAGGCGGCGGGCGTTTCGTTCTCGCTTGCTCATTTCGTTTCCCCTTTCGCTTGCCTTAGTGCAAGCGCCGTGCCATGTTTCGGCTCGTGGTAGCGCTACACTGCGCATGCGGGCGCGTGCGCGTCTATAGGGCCGAATCCCTTCCTTTTCTTCGCACGGGCGCGCGCATGCGGGCGTGCGCTTATACGTATATAGGGACTGACATTTTTGTCAGTAGCACGAGCCGGCGGCCGGCTTGTATTGCTTTGCTGGCGCGGCTCTCGGCCGATTCGGTGCTCTCAATGTCGGCTAGTGACACAAATGTCAGTATGGGCCGCAAAACGGCGCCCATGGCGGATTTGAGCGCAGCCGGCCGGCCCGGATTCGTGGTCATTCTCGGCGCCGAGACTGGCATGGCTGTCAGTAGCGCCGGGCGGCGGCCGGCGGCTCGGGCGGCTTTTTTCGCTTCCTTGCTCTTCGCGCCGTGCGTCTATAGGGGAATACGGGCGCGGGCGTGGTAGAGTGTACAGCGGGCGCGAGACTTGGCACACGCTTTGCATTGAAGAATGGCGAGCCGGGCAAGCCGCCCGCAAGACGAAAGGGGCCGAAAATGATGGACCGACACGAGCTTATGAACGCGGTAAACAGAGCCAGCGCGATTCAAGTCAAGGTGATTATGAATCGAGACGACTATGCATGGTTTACCGTCTCGGCTGGCGAAATGTACGATTATGCGGGCAACATGAAGCCGGGCGAAAAGGTTAGCGCGTTCATGGACGGCTCTCTCTTGCTCGTAGGATAGGAGAGCCGCACGAGAGCCGCCGGGCCGGCCCGGCGGCTTTTCTCATGTGCGCGCGTGCCCGTGCGCGTCTATAGGGGGCTTTTCCCCTTCCTTTTCTTCGCGTGCGCGGGCGGGCGTGCGCGCATGTGCGCCATGTCTCTATATAGACGCGTGCGCGCGCCGCTTGTCTAGCAGATTCGCCGAATCCGGGCCGATCGCTCGGCGAGACGGGCCGAGATAGGGGCCGGCTTGCGATCGGCCGAATCCGGGCCGATTCCGGCGCTCTCGTGGCGTATTTTGGGGCCGCGCCAGCCGGAATCGGTGGCCGGCCGCCGTGCGGGCGTCTTTTGTGTCTATATAGACACAAGACGGGCGCGGGCGCGCGTAGCATGGGCCGGATCGCTTCCTTTTCTTCGCGCCCGCGCCCGTGCGCGCGTCATGCGGGCGTGCGCACGGGCATGTATACTATAGGGACCGGCTCGGCTGTCTTCGGCTCTCATGGCGGCTTGCGGGCAAAATCGGAACTGACAATTCCGATCGGAACCGGGAGTTCCGATCGCTGGAAAGCCGCTCTGGAAGCGGATTTGAGAGCCTCTCGCCGAAAAAATCGGAATCGAGAATTCCGATTCGGCCCTTGCGGCATTCTCGGCGCCGAGACTAGCGAGCAGCCGGCCCGGCGCCGGCTCTCGTGCGCGCTCGGGCTCTCGGCTGACATGCCAGCGCCGAGACTTGGCACGGGAATCGCATATCAAAAATCGAGCACGGCAAGCCGCCGGGCCGAGACGAAAGGGGCCGACATGGCGACATTCGAGAAAATCAGCATGGAGACTGGCGAGCTTTTCACGAGCCGCATGCTTGTGAATCGCGGCTTGTGTCTGGATTTGACGCTCGCGCCGTATCGGGAGAGCGACGGCGCGATTCAAATCAGCGGGCCGAAGGCGGCGCGCTACGGCTGGCGCCGAATCGGATACGTGAAAATCCAGCGGCCCGGCGCCCGCGCCGTGCTCGGCGGCTGGCGCGTTGTCTGGCAAGACGGCCGCCATGTCTACTACAGAGACGGCGCATGGCTCGTGCCGATCGAAGCCATGCCCGAGACGGGCGCCCGCTTCAAGGCGATTCACTAGACGGCGCACGAGAGCCGCCGGCCGAAGGGCCGGCGGCTTTTTCTATACGCGCGCGCGGGCGGCCGTGGTAGCGCTACCATGCGCACGCGGGCCGGCGCCGGCCCATAGGGGCCGAGACGGGCGCCGAGATTCGCCACGAGACGGCCGGAATCGGGCCGTATAGGGCCGCTCTCGGCTCGGGCCGTATGTTGGGCCGGCCCGCCGGCCGATCGGCCGTTAGACGGCGAATCTGTAAGACAAGCCGCACGCGCCCGCGTCTATATAGTACATGACGCACGCCCGCGCCCGCGCCCGCCAAGAAAAGGAAGGGATTCGGCACTACTACGGGCGCGCGCACGTATAAAGAAAGACGCCCGCACGGGCGGGCGTCTCGTGGCAAGCGCCGGGCAAGGGGCCGAGAGCCCGGCGGCGCGCTACTCGGCCGGCGGCTCGGGCTCGTGGCGCACGTTCATGCAATCCGGGCACGAGCCGCACGAGCCGGCGCCTTCGACGTGGCACGGCGCGGGCGTCTCGCCGTGGTACGTGGCGGGCTCGGGCACGCTCATGGCGATCGGCCGGCGGCCGGCGGGCTCGGGCCGCCGGGCGGGCGGCTCGGCGCTCTCGGCGGCGGCTTCCCGATCGGCCCGAATGCCGCGCACGGCCCGAGAGCGCATGGAGTGAGAGAGCGCGCGCCGCTTGCGCAGCTTGCCGCGCTCGGCAAGCGCATGCCCGCTCATGATCGCTTCGACGTCGATTCTCATGTGTGTTCCCTTCGATACGTGCGGCCCGGCTCGGGCCGCTCTCATGTCCCGAAGCCGGGCCGCCTTGCGGCGGCTCGGCTACTCGGGCCGGCCATATTTTGCGAACACATGCGCCGGCTCGTGCTCGTGGCATTTCTTGCTTCGGCCTTGCGGCCCGCCGCGCCCGCCTTGCTCGGCCCGGCTTCCTCTTCGGCGCCGATTGACAATGCAAGGGCCGTGCCAAGCTCGGCGGCCCTATATACATGACGCGCGCACGTTCATGGGCCGGATCGCTTCCTTTTCTTCGGGCACGCGCGGGCGCGCGCGTCATGCGAGCGTATACTATATAGGGCCGGCGGCTGGCATCCATGTCAGCCGTAGTGACAAAAATGTCAGTAGGCTCAAATCCGCTTCCATGGCGGCTCTCGGGCTCTCGGCCGACATTCCGGGCTTCGGCGAGACTGACAGCCATGCCAGTCTCGCCAGTCTCGGCGCCGAGAATGAGCGGGCCGCCGGCCGTAGTCATGCGGGCTCGCTCATGTCTGCTATGTCAGCCGAAACATGGCACGGCGCTTGCACGTGAAAAAGGCGACGAAAGGGGCCGAGAATGGTAAACGACTATGCATGGAAGCGCGAGAGCCGGCGCCGGCTCGTGCTCGTGCGGCTTTTCGACGGCGCCCGCCTTGCTACTGTCACGCATGAATCCTACGGCTGGCACGTCGAAGGAATCGGCGCCGGGCCGGCTTGCCCGAGCGGCCGGCGGCTGGCGCTCTCCATTGCGGATAAGGCGCGCAAGAAAGACGCCCGCCGCGCCGCGCTGCAATGGGCGCGAGATACGGGCCGGCTGACTATCAACGGCGAATGGCCGAGAGACGAGCACGGGCGCGAATTGTGGCAAGGATACGACGCACCCGAAGCGCACGAATGCGAAGAATGTAGCGTGTGCGGCGCGTTGCTCTCGCCTTGCACGTATGGCGAGACTGACATGCCCGCTCTCCATTGCTATCGTTGCGGGCATGTGTACGTCTAAACGCCCGGCGCCAGCGCCGCCGGCCCGCTCGGGCCGGCGGCTTTTCTTATATACATGCGCGCCCGCACGCACGCGTGCGCCCGAAGAAAAGGTAGGGATTCGACCTTATAGACGTGCGCGCGTCTCATGGGCCGGATCGCTTCCATTCTTCGGGCGTGCGCACGCGCGGGCGCGTGCGGGCGTGCGGGCGTGCGTGCGTAGACTGCGCATGCGTCATGTATATATAGGACGCGCATGCGCGCCGCTTGTCTAGCAGATTCGCCGTTTAACGCCCGCAAGGCGGCCGGCCCTTGTCTCGGCCCGTCTCGCCATGCGATCGGACGAATCCGGGCCGATTCCGGGCGTCTCGTGGCGAATCTCGGGCGGCTCGGCGGCCCCTTTCGGCCCGGCTGGCGCCGAGCGTGCGGCCCGTGGTAGCGCTACCATGCGCGCGTAGAAAAAGAGAGCCGCCGGGCACGGCCCGGCGGCTCGGGAGACTCTACGCGTTCACTCGGGCGGCGCCCACTACGGCCGCCTTGTTAGCCTTCGACGTGGCATGCCTAAGCTCGGCCCGCTCGGCGGCGGCGTCTCCGGCCGCCGCGATTTGTCCCGAGAGCCATTCGACGAAAATCATGGCGCCCGTCATGTCGAAGCCTTCGGTGCTCGGATCGCCCATGAGTTGAGACGCGAGGCTTCGAAGCGCGGCCCATCCGTCATTCAGACCGGCTTCGCGCGCCTTTTTGACGGCTTCGCGCTCCGTTTCGCTCATGTCTACTCCATCGACGATACGGGCGGCGCGCTCCGTTTCACTCTCTTCGGCCTTGCCTTCGGCGGCGGCGGCTGCATTCTTGGCGCGTTCCATGTCAAGCGTAACCTTTTCGCCGCGTGCGTTGTAGACGTTCACATGCTTTTGCTTTTTCTTCGCGGGCGGCTTGCCTTTCGTCTTGTCTTTCCCCTTCCCCTTGCCTTTGTCGGGCCGGCCGAGCGCGGCGCGCTCGCTCTCGTTTGTGAGAGCTTGCCACGTGACGCCGATTCCCTTTTCCTTCGCGTGTTTCCTTACGTATGGCACGGAATCGGTATGCACGTGTTTGGCAAGAAAATCGAGCACGAGCCCCATGCTTGCCGCGCTCTCGCTCTCGGGCCGTGCGCCGTCGCTCTCGGGCACGAGAGCGGCCCGGATCGCTTCCGGGCATACTGGCAGGAATTCGGCGGCCGTGCGAAGGCATTGCAATTCCTTCATGGCGCTTCCGTAGTTTTGTGTCAGTACGGACATGAACACGTCTTGTAGCTTGACAGTCATGCGCTTCGGCTTGCCCGTCTTTTCGTCTTTCACGATTTTCCCGTTAATGTCACGCGCCCATGTCCATGCGGCCGTGTTCGTTCCCGTAAAGTCAAGGCGAATGTCCCATGTCGCCAGAATCACGGCGAGATACGCGCCGCGTTTGATTGCATTGTCTTGCGTGCGAGTGTAGCGCGTAGTGAGAGCGGCGCGTTTCTTGTCCATGTCTCGGGCCGTCTTCGGCGCCGTCTTGCCGTCAAGCTCGGCGCGTTCGGCCTTCGTCGCTTCCATGAGCGCGGCGGCTTCGTCATAAAGCGCGCCGAGCATGAGACGACACACGAGAGCGACGGCGGCGCCCATGAACGTTTCGAGAATGAGCGAGCCATGCAGCGCTACGGGCGCGCCGGGCGTGTTCGGCTTGCTCGTCTTGCCGTCATGAAGCGTCTCGGGCGCCGCCATGGGATTCGGCGCGGGCTCGGCCGGCTTCGGCTCGGGCGCCGGGCTCGGCTTGACGGGCGGCGGCGGCTTGATTCCGGCTGCTTTCTTGTCTCGGGCGTTGCTCTCGGCCGCCTTGCGCTCGGCGGCGGCTTTTTGTTTCGGCACGTTTGCGCCACGCGCGCCCGTCTTGACGGATTCGCCTTTCTTGCGTTTCTTCTTCATGCGTGTTCCCTTTCGCATGTCAGTAGTTGATACGCGTTGATTCGTATTCACATGTCAAAGAACTATCGCGCGCCGCTCTCGGCCGGCGCCGGCCGCCTTTCCCGTGCCCGTGCTATGTCTGGCAATACTCGGCCCGGCTCGGGCCGTCATATTCTCGGCGCCGAGAATGGCGCCGGCCGTTTCCTCGCTTCCCCTTCGGCCGCCGATTGCTATGCAAGGGCCGTGCCAAGCTCGGCGGCCCTATATACATGACGCGGGCGCAGTCTACGCGCCCGCCCGCGCGCGTTGTATGGCCGATCGCTTCCGATTCTTCGGGCGCGCGTGCGGGCGCGCGTGCGGGCGCGCGTCATGCGCCCGTCTACTATAAGGCCGGCCCGGCTGGCATCCATGTCAGCCATACTGACATTTTTGTCAGTAGGCTCTAATCCGCTCTGGAAGCGGCTTTCAGCCGCTCGGCTGACATTGTATGCTTCGGCGAGACTGGCATGGCTGTCAGTCTCGGCCCGGCTGGCGCCCGCCATTCTCGGCGCCAAGAACATGGGCCGGCTCGCTCTCGGCGCCGTGCTCGGGCACGGCTGACATGTCATGGCCGAGAATGGCACGGCCCTTGCATAGTCGAATGCGTGCGCCGCCGGCCGAGCGGCGCCGGGCCGAAAGGGGAACACGTGAAAGACGAAACGATTAAGGGCCGAAGCCACATGGCACGGTCTATCATTCGCGCACGGGCCGCCGGCCGCCGGCGCCGCCGCCGCCGCGCCTTCGCATGGGCCGCCGGGCTCGTGCTCGGCGCCGTGCTCGCTCTCGGGCTCGTCTCGGCGGGCCGCTCGCTCGGCCCGCGCATGGACGGCTGGCGCCAGCGCCGCGCCGCCGTCGCCGAGCCCGCCGAAGCCAGTGTGACCATGTATCTTGACGCATACGAGATTGACGAGCACGGGAAGCGAGTAGACTAGACATGGACAAAGACACGCGAAACGTCGTCGCCTTCATGTTGCGTCTCATGGCGGGCGTCATGTACAAAAACGCCACGAGACAAGACGACATGCGAATCTTCGCCGAAGCCGCCGGCCGGCCCGGCGCCGAGCGAGAGCGCCGCACGGCCCGAGACATGGCAAAAGGCGCGGCCGAAGCGCTGAATCGAGTAGCGCAAGCCGTAAACGAGCACGGCGAAGGCATGACGTGTGACGATTCGCCACTGTGGAATCTACTCGGGCAATTCGAGCCCGAGAGCGAGACGTATAAGCGCGCCGAGCACGCCATACGTAGGCTTTACAAGCGGCGCGATCGAGACGCCCGCCGCCGAGACGCCCGCATGCGGCGCGAATGGCGAGAGCACGAGAGCCGGCGCCGCCGCCGCATGTAGTCTCGGCGCCGAGACTCGGGCCGCCGGCCGATCGGCCGGCGGCTTTTCTTATACGCGCGCGCGCCGTCTCGTGGTAGCGCTACGCCCGCCGCCGGCCGGCGGCCCGCTCGGGCGCCCGAGCGGCGCGCCAGATTCGCCACGAGACGCCCGGAATCGGGCCGGATTCGGCCGATCGGCCGGCCGCCCGAGTATCGGGCCGCATGAAAGGCGATCGGCCGTTAGACGGCGAATCTGCTAGACGATACATGTCTATATATACTATACGCACGCGCCCGCACGGGCGCGCGCCCGTGCGCCCGAAGAAAAGGAAGCAATTTGGCCCCTATATATAGACGCATGCACGCGTACTATACAGGGGCAAAAAAATTTAATGAATCGGGCGTCATGATACGAAGCGCCGGCTCATTCTCGGCGCCGAGAATGCGGCCCGGCTGGCACGGCCCTTGCTTGCCATTCTCGGCGACATAGGTTAGACGGCCCGAGCCGCCGAGCCGAGCGGCCGGCCGAGACTCCCGAAAGGGGAACACACATGCGAGGTATCGTGGCGAAGAAGATTCGCAAGGAAACGCGGCGCGCCGCCCGCGCCATTCTCGCCGAGCGAGACGCCCGCCGCTTGCGGCTGGCGAAGCGGGCCGGCTCGGCCGTGCTCGGGCTCGTCATGCTCGTGCTCGTGCTCGTCTCGCTTGTAGGATGAAACGGCGCGGCAAACGGCGCCGGGCTCGGCATTGCGCCGGGCTCGGCGACCGTAGCGCCGGCCGCCCGTGGTACGGGCGCCGAATTCCATGTATACGAGCTTGATAACCGAATCGGCGTGATACGCGCACGAGACGGCGAGACGGCGACAGTACACATGGGCCGCTTCGAAGACGTGCAAGCGTCTTGCTCGGGCGGCTCGTTTTTCAAGCCGGGCCGCGTTGTCTATATCGGGCGGCGCGGCGCCACGTATTACGTTATCGAAGACGTATATAGCGTGGCTGGAATCGAGACGCCATGAGACAAGCCATGTGCGTTTCATTTCGAGTGATTCCGTCTCGTATCGAAGACATACGAGCCGAGCGCGCCGCCCGTCGAATGCGGGCGCGCGTGATTCTGCTAGGGGCCGCCTTCGCCATGGCGATCGGCACGGCCGGCGGGCTCGCTCTCGTGCGTATGCTCGCATGGCTCGGCTGACAGCCGAGCGCCAGCGCCGCCGGGCCGTGCCCGGCGGCTTTCTTTATACGCGCGCCCGTCTACGCATTGAAAGGGCCGGCCCTTTCCTTTTCTTCGCGCGCCCGTGCCCGTGCGTCATGTACTATATAGACGCGGGCGCGTGCGTAGCGTCTAGCAGATTCGCCGTCTAACGGCCGCAAGGGGCCGAGCCGGGCCGATACTCGGGCCGGCTGGCTTGCGGCCCAATTCGGGCCGATTCCGGCGCTCTCGTGGCGAATCTGGCGCCGCCTTGCGGGCCGCTCGGGCCGCCGGCCCGAGCCGGCGGCCGGCGCCCGCCCGTGGTAGCGCTACGCCATGAGACGTAGCATGGGCGGCGCCCGCTGATTCAATGGATTCGCGCGCCGTCTATAGGACGCGCGCACGCATGCGCCCGCCCGCACGCCCGAAGAAAAGGAAGCGAGCCGGCCCGATAGACGCGCCCGCCCGTCTATAGGACGCGCGCCCGCATGCGCGCGTGCGATTCCTTTCTTCGCGGGCGCGGGCGCCCGCGCGCGTCTCTCGTGTCTATATATACTATACGCGCGCCCGCCCGCGTAGACCCGTCAACCCGCGCCCGCCCGCGCGTAGACCCGTCGAGGCGTCAACCATGACGCACGGGGGTGATACGCGTCGATAAGGTGGTGGGGGGTAAGGTGGTGATAACGCGCATGAGAGGGTGGTGACGGGTAAGGTGGTGAAAACGAGAACACACATGCGAGAGGGTAGTGGTGCGTGCGCACGCGCGCGAGAGGGTAGTGGAATACGACCTGGAAACATGCTATATAATAGATGTAGAAACGCGTCCCGGCAGAGGCTTGCCATTCTCGGCACTATAGGGTGACGGGCAGCAAGCCCAAAGCCGAAGGGCGGCCGAGAGTGACCGGCATTCTCGGCGCCGAGAATGGAATGAGGATCAGTGCTCCGTAACAACTACGACACTTCCCATCCTCCCTAGCCGGGTTTCGTTTTACGGGCACAAGGCTCCTGTGACCGAGGCCCCACGCACACGGCACAAGTCGTGATAATTGCAAGGCATAACTCGTGAGCAGTTGAGCCGCCCGGCGTACATCCAACGATCAAGAGGATGACGGTACTAACTAGCCCCCCGCCGTCTAATAAAACAGGGGGGCGCGCTCTTACTCTGGAGGTAGTCATGCATCCCGATCATTGACACAACATATACCCAACATTCTATCGGCCGCAAGAGGCGACGGAGACGAGCCCCGCACAATGTGCGGGGCTTTTTTTTTTATACGCGAATCGCATGGGATCATGCGTCGGATCAAGGCGAATCGCGTCGGATCATGAGCGAATCGCATGGGATCAATCGCGCCGGATCAACGTTGCCATTCTCGGCCCTATAGGGTGAGAGCATTTGCGAATCGCATCGGATCGGATCGGCGCTCATTCTCGGCGCCGAGAATGGAGGCTGAATGTTCAAGGGTCATTGGGATGGCACCTTCACTCGAATGGACCTCTTCATTGCCTGGCATTGCTTCCTCGAAGACAGACACGGTGGCAAAGCCTGCCCGCTCTACAAGCGCATGCGCCGGATCGAGGTACGCTTCCCCAATCAGGCGTGGCCTAAGTACGAAGACTTTGGTTGCGGCAATGGCGAGAAGTTTGCTTATTGGGCCGCGTGCAACATCTGTGACTGGCTCGGTGATCTATGGTACGCTGGCGAGGGAAAGATGGCTCGGATCGTTGGCCACAAGGGCGGCGACTTCAGAGCCGATGGCACCTACATCGGAGATCCCAGAGCGTAGCGCTACCACGTTGCCATTCTCGGCACTATAGGTTGAACAATGTGTTCCCTTGATCGGGAGGTGATTGAGATGCGTCCGGGGTAGGGGCACGCCCCACAACGACAATGCTCCAATCGCGTTGAACTCTCCACGCCAGCCTTCGGGCTGGCTTTTTTTTTTGCGTACAACCTTGCCATTCTCGGCCCTATAGGGTAGAGGGGCATGCACATCGCCCCTGAGAAGCCAAGTACGAATTCGGTGCCGATCAATCTCGGCGCCGAGAATGAGAGGAGCCCGAATGTACTTCGTCATCGTGAACCCGCAATTCGGCAAGACTAAGCCAGAGCCGTTTACGAACTACGGGAGAGCGCTCGCCAAGTACAGAGAACTCGCCAAGCAAGCATGGGTCACGGCTCTCATGCTCGTCGTGGATCTCGTCAACGGTGAGCCCACGAGTCGGGTCGTTCTCAAGGGTGAAGGCAGCGTGTGGCGCACGCTGATGAGCAAGTAATCTCGGCACCGAGAATGGAGGCAACTATGTCTGGGATCAATCCTGCGGAGAAGGTAGGGCTAGGGCTCGTCAACCATCTGAAGGAGAGCGTAGCCGATGCCTCGCTCGCAGTCCAGAACTTCGTCGACTGCATGCACAAGGACAGGCGCATCGGCTGCCTGCGAAGCGCATGGGTTCGGATCAAGGCAGCCGTAGACTCATTCAAGACGGCGCAGGACAACAAGATCGTGCAGAAGGCGTATTGCGGCGATCTCGTCACGCAGTTTCAGAAGCTGGCCAAGCTCAAGATCCGCCTGCAAGACGAACTCCACGCGAGGGGGATGGTGTGAAGCGTGACAGGATGATGGAACTTCAGAGGCTCGTCGACAAGATCATCGAGAAGCATCCATGCGTGGCTCGGCTCCGCATGAAGGTCATCTACGATGACTTCTTCCGTACACAGACCCCGCGCGAACTGGCCTTGCGCATGCGAGAGACTCTCAAGAAAGTCACTGCGGCTCTCGACGAGGACAACGTGAAAAGCGCACAGATCAATCTCGGGATTACGCTCGGGATCATGTGGTGGCTGCACATCTCCAGCCCTGTGCTCGACAATTTCTGGAAGCGCATGGGATGGGCTTGGCAAGAGATCGAGCCCATTCTCGGCGCCGAGAATGAATGGGAGTGAGATGTCGGTCATCAATGAGTTCAACGGACTCGTGCTCAAGATCATGACGCAACCGAAAGCGCATGACGCGGATCTCGCATTCCAGCGCAAGGTCTACTACTGCCTGGACGAAGACAAGCTCGTGCGCTCTATGGAGAGCGCTATCGCCAAATGCCTGGCGCGTATCGGGCGGGATGAACTAGAGCATGCGCTGGTCGCCTTCGGACAGGCGCATGCGATCTGGCGCCAGGGCGGTGGACTGCATATCCCTCGCACAGTAGGTTCGGGAGTGGTGCAGCCCACTGGTATCAGCGTTGAAGAGTCGTCTCGAATCGGACGGAAACTACGTAGTCTCATGGCAAAAGCCGTGGGGGAACTCTACGCATTGATTGGAGAATGACATGCCTGAGATCGAGTTCAAGCTCTATGTGAGCGGGAGAAACAACGGCGAAGGCTACGTACCTGGTGATGTTTTCGAGCGCGATTACATCTTCGTAGTGACGGACAACATGTATGCTGCGGTGCGTTTCGATCTATATACGGGCATCGTAGAACGGATCGAGGAAAACGGCTCCATCGTCAAAACGGGGTGCCAGAAAGCGGTGCGAGGCAGGTGCGTCTCCTGGCATGCGTATGACGAAAAGAACGGGAGGCCGGGCTGTTGGCTCATCAACGGACGACCGGCACGCACGGATAGCTCCAGCGGGGATGGTATCTCGCTCGCTTGCACCTACGTCAAGCATGGCATGCAAGCCGTGTGGGACAAGATGCTCGTCGAGTACAAACGCCTGCGTAACGAGGTGAACACGAGGCTCGGGCTCATCGAGCCCAGTCTCGGCGCCGAGACTAAGGAGGGCAATGCGAAAGCCTAAGAGGATGCCGTGGTACGGCGAGACAGAAGAGGATCACATCGGCGACCTGTGCTCGGGATGTCTCTTCTTCTACAAGGGATGCAAGTGTACGCCCACCTGTCCAAAGGATGAGGCCGCTTGTGACAATCGCTACGTGACGAAGGACGAGTTCAACGAGGCAATGCGCACGAACAAGTGCAATCACTACGCAAGTGCAAGGAGGACCGCGTGAAACTGGTACAGTATCAGTGTGGAAGCATCGGTTTCGAGCCACGTGAGGATGGCAAGGCGCTCATCATCGAGCACGACTTGAACGAAGGCGGTATCCCGCAATTCTTCTGGTGCAAAATGAAGGGCAAGCTATACCGCCAGATCAGCAACGAACTCCGTGACAAGATCATCGCACGTATCTCGCAAGCTCTCAGCATGGCCGCCGGCTATGTCGAGATCAAGCAAGCCCTTGGCCTGGGCTGGCCGGAGCTTCCTGATGTGTCAGGCGACAAGCATGACCCGTGGGGAGCGTCGAGCTTCAACATCTCAACACAGTTCCAGCGCCTGTACTGCATGCTCAAGCGTGGAAACTGGGACGGCCGCTTCACGTGCTACAACTGCGGAAGAGACTTCAAGGTGGGGGAACCTGGAGAGGATACCTTCGCCTGTGAGGGCTGTGGGTACGACAACTGGGACGACATCCAGAACACCTTCGAGGAAGGCAAGAGCGCCGAATTCATCGGTGACGGAGAGGGTATCGAATGATCAGAACGGTGCGCAACTACGAGATCAAGCACGAAACGTGGGACGAGGCGCGGGAAGCCCAGCGCTACAACCGTGCTCTCACGCTCACGTACCGAGACAAAGTGGGCAGGCACACGGTCACTCTCCAGGCTGGAGAGTCAGATGAGATCCATGTCTTCCGCGAGTTGATTCGCGACCAGTGGGGCGTGAAGGTGCCGTACACCTACGTGCTCACAATCAATCGCAGGCACGGCTACTGCGGGGTAGAGATCTTCGCCATTGACAGGATCGAAACGGGGGCATTCTACAGCAACGCCGACGAGTCTCTCAACGAGAAGCGCAAGACCAAGTGGGATGACCTTGCGCCTATCAATCTGCTCAAGAAGATTCTCGATTACATCGACTTCTAATCTCGGCGCCGAGAATGAAAGGATGCCTATGTTCTGCAAAGAAGGCAGGATCGAGTGTGATGCAAGCGCATCTCAACAAGAAAACTGCGGGCTCAAGTGCCCGTACAAAGACCTGGACCGCTTCTATGAAACCTACGTGGACTCCGCGTGCTGGGCCGAGTGCCCGGACAGCCGCACGAATTCAAGCACGGAGAATCTACGGGAAGAGTTAGGGAAAGACACGCTCAAGAAGATGCGCGAAGACTGCGCCCGATTCCTTCAAAGATTCGGGCGCATGATAGGCCCGCATCGTATCGAGAAAGCAGCGTGCGACTTCTGGCTCTCTCGACAAGGGCATGGTTCTGGTTTCTGGTCACGCACGGAAGTGTGGGGGATCTTGACCGACAAGCTCGACGAGGGGGCTCGGGGCTTCGGTCACTTCGACGACGTAATCTTCCTCGACCCGAGTGAAGCAGACGACAAACAAGTTCTCCGTGCCTACGATGACTACGTGCAGGACTTCCACGACGAACACACTCACGATGGAACCTGGGATGGTTCCTGGCCTGTCTGCGTTTCAGAGTTCAAGGAGAGCGAGTGGTTCCTGAACTGGCTCAAGACTGATGAGTACAAAGACTAGGGGATAGCGCTACCACGGTTGCCATTCTCGGCCCTATAGGGTGAGGGTACATGGAACTAGCCGGCGCCGAGCAATCTCGGCGCCGAGACTGAAAGGTGGTCGGGATGACCAGAGAAAAAATCCTCAGAGACTACAAGGTGGACGAGCATGGCGTGATCCGCTCGCCCGGCAAGTTCGAGGCAGAAATGCTCTACGCTCCCTACTTCTACGACATCATGATGGAAGGGGGCGGCGAGCGAGAGTACCCGTGCGACGAAGAGAAGTGCGAGGCTTACGGTGAGGACGGCTGCGAGGCCGACGAGTGCCCGCACAAGCCCATCGACATCTTCCAGGTCACGGAAGAAGATGTCGCCATGTTCCCGGAGTTGGAGGGGGTCAGGGAAGTTCATCTGGAGGAGAGCGATCAGGGCTTCGTGTACGTCACCACTATCGAGGAGATCGAAGAGAAATACAAGTGCGAGAAGTGCGGCCGTGACAAGCGCGAGCCCACAAAGGCCGGTTGCTGCCCGGCTTGCAGATTCGAGAAAGAGTTGAACAACGCCGCCTAATCTCGGCGCCGAGAATGAAAGGACTCTGACATGGCAAGATCGACCATCAATCCGAACCTGCCTCACGATGGGCAGATCGCCAACGTGCATCCGAAGAAGGGCATCGCCTACGGCACAATCTACGGGAACAGGGTACCCGAACTCATGGAGCACATCTTCGAGCACGGCACCAACGTGACCGTCGAGCAGAAACGAGAAGAGATCAAGCAGCAAATCCGCAAGGCTCTGGAAGAAGCCAAGCGCAGGGCCGACAACATGATCGACACGATCCGCGAGCAAGTCTGCGCCGATCTCATCCACGATTTCGACGAAATCATCGACGATGACGACGGAGACATCATCACTACCAATGTGTCTGTCGATGTCGAATTCGACGGTGAAACCGAACTCATCGACGCCTACATGGAACAGTGGGAGTGCGACGAGCCGACGTACCGGCTGGAAGAGGGCGGTTTCATCTACGAGATGTCCTACCTCGGCGGGGCGGAGATCATCTTCGTCCTCGATGCTCCCATCGTGACCTTCGCCCATCGCTGTTCGCCGTGCGTGCCCAATGCCGGCGACCTGGGCACTCCATCCAGCTTCGAGGAGTACATGACTGGCCGCGAGAGCTACTGGAGCCCGACGAGCGGCGTGTGCTGCTTCGCCATCGACACCGAATGGTTCGAGAAAAAGCCCTACATGACCCGCAAGATCGACGACGACGGCAACGTGACGGGAGAATGGGAATGAGACGAACGATCCGGGGAACCTACGGTTCCGAAGGCACCCCTTGCATGGTGCTCGTGTACGGTGACTGGTATGTCGTCGAGGGCGGCTGCGTGGTGAACCGCGCAGCCGATCCCGGCGTCCTGAAAGATGGCGTGTGGGTCGAGGAGATCGAAGACATCGACTGCTTCACATGGCCCGATGGCATCAACTGTCTCGACACGTTGGTCCACGCTGTAAACTACTGAGTCTCGGCGCCGAGAATGGAGGCTGCTATGGCAAGACCGAGGTTCTGGCTACCGGATGGCCCGGCAGCCTCTGACCACACATGCAAGTGGCGCAGCGCATGGGACTTCTCCTGCAAGCACCCGTCGATCATCGGGCGCAACGCATTCGAGGTCGACTGCTCGAAGTGTCCGTACAAAGAACTGCACTGGCTCTATGAAAAGGACGGTGACAAATGCTAGGCTGGAAACCGCCGCGTAAGAATCCGATCAGCGAGTGCGCCCGCATCCACATCGCAAAGCCCATCTTCAAATTCCTCACGGGAGACGTAAACTACCTCACCTACGGGGGGAAGTTCATCTCCCAGCGCATGTGCAATGGCGAGTTCTACTTCTGGCTCGTCGCGGAAATCATCCCGTGGGAGGAACACGGTTGCAAGGAAGAGGTCGGCGCAACCTACGGAGTGGAAGTCAAGGCCATCTCGCCAAGCGAGGCCGGCGAGAAGGGCTGGAAAGAAGCGGTCGACTCCTGCGGCTGGACAGAGGAAGACCTGGCCCAGATGCCTCTGGACGATCCGAACTTCCGTGTGCAGATCCTATCCGACTATGGCTTCGGCGCCATCGTGTGGCAGGAGAACGGCAACAACATCAAGAAGCTCTGGCGAAAGATGCACAAGGATCTGGCCATACTCGGCATCACGTTCGGTTTCGAGATGGATCGTGGCCAGAACAAGATCGGCTCGACCGGGTGGGACATGCTCAAGGGTGACGTGCTCGCCGGGCTGTACCGCTACAGCGAGAGCGACAGCGACGAAAAGAAGCTCACTCGCAAGATGCACGGCTTGCCCGAGAGCCTCGAAGATGCGCAGCAGGCTGTCAAGGATGGTAGCGCTACGTTGAAGGAGGAGTAATGGACAAGACGTTCTTCTCGCACTGTGCGGCGTGCAACAAGCGGCTCAGACTTACTACTCGAAACGGCCGCTTGATCGAGGGCGGCCTCTGCGGAAAGAAGGCGTTCACCTACGTCTGCTCGGAAGAGTGTAGGAAAGAGGCGGCCAAGAGCCAGCGCAAGTTCTACAAGCGCACAATCACGTTCGAGATCCTGAGCGAGAGCGAACTGCCGGTAGACATGACCCTCGAAGAAGTCGATGCGGCTTGCTTCGGCGATAACAGCTATGCTTCCGGCATCACCCGCAATCAGAAGGATGAGGTCATCTGCGCAAGAACAGCCGCTCGTCTGCTTGGCGAACATGGTTCCGACACAGAATTCTTCGGCCTGACCGAGGACGGGGAAGATACGGAGGAGGACTAGATGGCAGTATCCAAGGGAGTTCAGAAGTTGATGGAGAGCAAGGTTGACTTCTCAGACCTGAAACGACCCGGTTCCTACCTGAGTCTGCACGAGAAGCTCGCCCATGAGCTTGCCGAGGAAATCGAGATTGCAACGAACCCTAGAGGGATCGACTACATCTCCGTGTCCTGGGAGGCGCAGGTCGAAGCCCAGGACTACTTCAACAAGCACGGCTTCGAGAAGACCCTCGACCGTCTCACCACCATGCGCGAGAAGCGCGGATACTATGAGGAGGACTGAACGTGAACCAGCAACGCACTATCGAGATCCCCAAGAACGTCGTGAAGATCGCCATCGAGTCGACCAAGCGCCCGACCGAACGCAGCGCCTACGAGCGCCGCTGGACGTTCGACAAGAGAAAGTCAGGGCTGGTTGGCCTCTACTGGGCGAGTCTGAACATCGGGCGCGGCTACCGTGGCCGGCTCGTCTTCATCTACCGCAACGGGTTCCGGCGCGTCGTCGCCCGCAAGATCAGCTACCGCTACTAGACGCCTAGTCTCGGCGCCGAGACTGAAAGGACTCTGACATGGCAAAAACTGGAACACTGCTCGACTGTGGGCACCTCCCCACAAGGCGCAAGAAAGGTAGCTGCGCTACTGGCGTGTGCCACGACCGGGAGACTGGAAAGACCATGTGCTATGCTTGCGCCAACAAAGCCCAGCGCAAGGAACTCAAGACGGCCACCAAGTTCCAGGCTTACCTCTCCAGCGACGGCAAGCTCATCACCACATGGAGCGGGGGAAAGCTGGCCACGGTGACGAGCACCTACACAACAAGGCGCGGCTTCTGTGGAAGCTGCGTATGGTGGCACGCCAAGGACGTCCACGGTGTCTGGTGGTACGGCGCTGCCCGAACCAAAGGGTGGGTCACGACCATGCACCGCTTCAAGGATCAGAAGCAGTTCGAGCCAGATCCCTGGATCAGAATGCACTACGGCTCAATCTAGGGCTTGCCAATCGCGGCCCTATAGGGTGAAGGGAGAAACACAATGGCGAAAGTGAAGAAAGTATACTGGGGGCAGTTGACCAGCTTCCTCCAGTCCACGGGTATCTTCGACTGGAACGAGCCCGAGATGGAGCGCATGGTCTGGAAGGTGCCCAAGCTGTTCAACATCTACCTCGAACACGTAGATGACAGCAAGAACCACGACACCTTCTGTCGGTGCCAGAAGGTTCACATCTGGGCGGCCCATGGAATCGAAGGCAGGGAGTTGCGGGTGAAAACCTACAACCGGCGGCGCTCACTGCCTGTGTCTTTACCGGATGTGCTCAAGATCATCCGAGAAGTCTTCGACGAGGCCGTGCTCCGCTTGGAGAAAGACGCCTGGACAGTGTTCAACATGGGCTGGGACGACGCCCTGGTCTTCGAGAGCGACCTCGATGACGAGAGCGACCCCAAGGATCTTCTGCCGGGTTGCTCGTCGAGCAACGACACCGGCAAGAATTCCGATGACGACGATAGCCACGAGTTTCTCAGCGGAGAAGAAATCAACATCAGCTAATCTCGGCGCCGAGAATGAAAGGACTGAAACCATGCCTCGAAACGTAAGAAACGTCTGGCACATGCTCGAAGTGGACGGCCGCACGAGCAAGGTAGAGACTGGCCCGAAGAACGGCAACGGTGGCAGCTACGAACGCGTCCTCTTCCGGGAGGAAGGCGACATCAGCCCCACCGAACTCAGGATCGAGGTGCGCGTGAGCGACATGCCCAACGGGAAGGAGGGTGAGAAGGAAATCTTCTGCCACGTGTACGTTGTCGGCCCGCAGGCCATTAAGGATGGCAAGGAACAGGAGATCAAGCTCAAGTTCAAGAGGTGAGCCATGAAAGACACGCTCAATGGACTGCGCGTCTGGCTCGCCGACTACAACAAGGCCGCTGCCGGCGGGAGTGAAATCGACTGGAAGTATCTCGCCGGCAGCGCCCGAGTCACATTCGAGAGGCTCCTCACAGCTTACGAGCGTGGCGAAATCCTACTCAACGATACGTTGACTCTGGACGAAGCGCTCAGTACGCGGTTCATGTTCGGCAAGTACAAGGGCTTCCCAATCAACGAGGTCTTTCAGATGGACCCGGACTACCTCGACTGGTGCGTGAATACTCTGGAGAAGAAACCCGGACTCGTGAGAGCCATACGCCTAGTCCTACAACACGAGAAGGACAGGCATGAAGAAGCGAAACGAAGGAACTACTGAGCCCGTCTGGGTAGGGCTCTGTGACAACGCAGCCGCGAAACGTGCTGCCATCCGGTGCTTCAACTCTGACATGTCACCGGAGGAAGGCGAGGGCGACCTATGGGACTCGGAAGAACCTGGGCTCGTCCTCTGGATGATCGCAAAGGAGATGGAGGCGTATGAGCAAGCTATCGGTGGTCGAGTACGCCGAGTTTATCTCTAACTCTAGCAACTGGCGAGAGCGCTATGCTCGATCCATTTTCGGCTTCAGCAAGTTAGGGCATCTCACTGAACTCGAATACGAGGACACACCATTCGCCCTGGCGATCGAGTTGTGGGATCACCTCATCAACATCAAGGGTGCGCCCAAGTCGGCATGGTTCACGCCGAAGAAGGTGGCGATCAAGATGGTCGAGCTTGCCGAGATCGAAGAAGGTGAGACAGTCATGGACCCTTGCGCCGGCATCGGTGTGCTGCTCAAGGTAGCACAAGCTGCGGGTGGCAAAACCATCGGCTACGAGATCGACAAGTGGCTCGTCGAGGTATCAAAGGAACTGGACCCGAAGCTACACATCATGTGCCGGGACTTTCTCGAATACCCGAGATACGAACATGTCGAGTATAAGAATTTCTCACTGACACGTCCTACGTTCCAACCCAACGTGGTGCTGCTCAACCCACCGACCGGGAAACAGCAAGGCGTGGCTGACATAGCAATGACGATGCTACTGCGAGTCGCCAAGCTCTACGAGAAAGCACGCGCGGTGGTGGTGCTGCCCAAGGGCTTCTTCTCCAAGAAAGCCAAGCGCAGGAACACCCGAGCCATCACGAACCTGTTCGACATTGACGAGGTGGTAGCGCTACACAAGAATGCGCTGCGCCCCTGGTTCAAACAGAAGCCGGTCTTGTACCGGCTGTCAAGGAGGTAACATGTCCGTTTTCCACAAAGGAGTCGCCATCTGCGTTGAGATTGATGCATGGGGCGGCGACCATTCGTTCGACCAGACTCGCCTCGGAGGCGCCAAGCTGAGTGCGGAATACTTCCGCAAGGGTGGCGTCAAGCTACTCCCGAAAGAGCACAGCAAGAAGATCCACGCCAAGAGTCAGGCGCTACGGGATCACCCGAAGCACGCAGGCGGCTTCAAACTGGAGTCCACCTCGTCGGTCTTTCTGATCCCGGACGCACTGTGGAACAAGTTCATGTACGGTGACGAGGAGGCCGGCAAGAAGGGATGGGAGCAGAAGCTGGCCGACTACAACGCAGTCATCGCCGAGCTTCAGGAGAACTACGACTCGATCATGCGTCAGCAACTCAAGGAGATCAAGGAGGATCTGATTGCAAAGAACCCGGACATCGACCGGGCCATCATCAACGAACTGATCCGCGAGTTCAAGGCCGCCTATCCGGCAAAGGAGTCCCTCCCGGAAAGGCTGAAGGCACGCCTTCTCCCGAGCAAGACAATGGCTCTCCTGCCGACGCGAGAGGGCGAGGAGTTCCTGACCGAACTCGACAAGAAGGGAGCCGAGGCCAGGAACAAGCTGATCCGTCTCGCCAAGCTCGACGAAGCCGAGATCGAACTCGCCCACAAGATCACATGGTGCAAGCTGCTCGTCGATCGCCTCTCAGCCCTGAAGAAGGTGGCCGAAGGCGGCGAGGACGAGAAAGGCAAGCCCATCAAAATCAAGGGGCACCAGATCAAGAATGCTCGCTTCTTCCTGCGTGACCACATCCTCTCCAACTACTTCGGCGATGACAAGATCATCGGGCTCATGCAGGAGTTGATCGACATTCTGCCAGAGTCCGACTACGCATCGGCCAACGAGGGGAGTACCCCGCAGGACATCTACAACAAGATCGTGCAAATCGAGAGGAAGATAGGGACCGAGGAGAACAAGACCAACAAGAAGCTCAACACTCTCGCCAAGCGCAAGCGCCGGATGGTTCGCTTCTAATCTCGGCGCCGAGAATGAGAGGACGGAATACAATGGATCAGGAGTTCAGCAAGCCCATCGTCAAGGACTTGCACCACTTCGCCTCGTCGGGAGGGGGCGCCGCATGGCTGGTGTCCCACGACTACGAGGAAGCCATGGAACTGATCGCGGAAGCGGTCCACAAGAAGGTCAAACGCAAGCGGCCGAAAGAGGGAGAGGACGAATACTACCCGCCGCTGCATGTGTATGAGTGGGACGCATCCCGTGGTCTGGCCGACTACGAGGACAACGAGGTCGATGAGGACGGCAACATCGTCGCTCCCATTCGCCAGATGATGGTCACTCGCCCGGTGGACAACAAGCTGTTCACGATCCGCGAGATGATCTCCAGCCGACCCGAGTTGAAGCAACGTTTCAAGAGCGGCATCAGCATCGAGCCGGCCCCGAACGAGCGCTTCCTCTCGCTACGCAACTTCTTCCGGCAATTCGGCGCTGCCCTGGACGATGCCGTGAATGTCCCTTCCACCGAGGATGAGCCGGTCTGCGTTGTCCTCAAAGACTTCGACCGCTACTTCGATCGTGAAGGCGTGGCCGACATGCTGCGACTTCGCAAGATGGAATACGAGAGCACAGGCTCGCTCATCATCATCCTCACCGGCAACGATGAGGTGCCCGAGCGCTTGAGCCGATGCTTCCGCAAGTTCCATCTGCCACTGCCTACGCAGCCTGACCTGGAGAAGGTTGTCGAGGTCATCCTTGAGAACGCAGAAACGGACGAGGAACGAGCCGAGATCCTTGGCGAGTTCACCGTTTCGGAGATCGCCGAAGGGCTCCGAGGTCTGACTCGTCAGGAGGCAATGAATATCACGGCTCTCTCGCTGAGTCGGGATGGCGTGCTCGATCCTCTCGTGGTCGGACGGATGAAGGCCGAGATCCTCGCCAAGGATGGCATCATGGAGTTCTGTGACCCGGACGAACCACTCGAAGGCATCAAAGGCTGCGATGACTTGATGGCGTATTTCGACGAACTGGTCGATGCCTTCACCAAAAAAGCCAAAGAGTTCATCGGCTCGTGGCCTCTCGGTTGTCTGCTCGTCGGCCCCTCCGGGACCGGCAAAACGGCCGTAGCCAAGAGGCTCGGGAGCAAGGCGAAGAAGCCCACGCTGATCCTGCGCCTGGAGAAATGCTTCTCCTCGCACATCGGTGAAACGAACGCCAAGCTCAGGCGGGCGCTGGACACCTGTGTGGCACTGAGCCCGGTGTTCGTGGTGATCGACGAGGTGGAGAAGGGGCTGGGCGGGTCGGACAGTTCCGACAAAGTGGACGCCGGCACGACCAAGCGCTTCTTCGGAACGTTCCTGAGCTTTCTCTCGGATCATAAGAAGCGGGAGGGCGTCTACTTCATCTTCACCAGCAACGACCCAAGCAAGCTGCCGCCCGAGTTGTTCGGTGGCCACCGCATCGACACCGATGGCAAGTGGTTCATGGATCTCCCGACCGAGCCAGAGGCTCGCGAGCAGATCCTGCGATATCACATCGACAAGCGACGGAACGAGATGAACAACTACAACTCCGAGGACTTCGAGATCTGCCGCATCGCTGTGGACCTGGAAGGGTGGTCCGGTTCCGAAATCGAGAGCTTGGCGAAGGCCGTGCTCAAGAAAGCCTACCGGGCTCCAGACCAGAAGGCCACAACGGCTATGTTCCTGGAGACGATCAAGAATACCACGCCGGCAAGCGTGACTCACCCAGAGAGGACCGAGCAGTACAGGCAGTGGGCACTGGACGGCAACATCCCGCTCGCCTACGATCCCGACAAGCACCGTGCCAAAGGAAACGGCAAGAAGCGCGTGAAGAAGAAAGTCAGGTTGTAGCGCTACCACGAGAGGAGACGAGATGAGTAAGTTCCTGCAATCGGCTCTCCCGTTCACGGATCGAGAGCTACTGATCGAGTGCCTGACCAACAAGGAGTGGGGCCTGGGCATCCCCAAGGAGAAGATCGACCTGACCCCGAACCGCAAGATGGTCGGTTATGCCGGCTTTGATCATGGCGACGAATTCGCCGACATCACGATCCTCGGGGGAACTACGGAGATCCAGGGGCGGCGGCACTACCACAAGGACATCGGCTTCAAGCTGCAAGACGATGGCACCTACGCCCTGAAGGTCAACGACGTGAACCTCAACCTCGGCTTCCAGGAGAAGATCGAGCAGATCTATCCCGAGGGTCAGGTGCGCAAGAAACTGGCCGAAACAATGGAAGGCCAGGAATGGATGACGTTCGAGCGCAAGGTGCTCCCGGACGGCACGAACTACATGGAGCTTCGCCCCAAGGGCAAGCAGAAAGTGAGCGCGGGGTGGTAACATGGCAGGTGACGGCTTCGTAAGCGAGTACGATGGCAAGCGCATCATCGTGACCTGGAAAGACGGCAAGATCAACATCGACATGCAAGGCTTCAAAGGGAAGGCATGTGAGAAGACGAAATGGCTGACAGACGGCTTCGTGACCCTGGACGAGACGAAGAAGGAGACGTACTACGACGACGACAAGGTGAAACCGAAGCCGAAGGTCAAGATGACGACCTGAGTTGGGTCTTCGATCCGGTCAGGCGCAAGAGGGTTCTGTTCTACCAGTACAAGAAGAAGCTGGAGTTCCGCCTCTTGCGCCAGAGGCTGTTCCTGCTATTCGAGGATGACCCTGAGTCCTTCCACTATCTAATGCGGGACCGGCCTAACTGGCCGGGGGAGCACCACTACTGGAACTGGCTCTGGTCAAAGGACGACGACTACCTCGTATGGTGGGCCGAGATCAACCTCTACGCAAGCAGCCACCCAGAGGTCAACTAATCTCGGCGCCGAGAATGAGAGGGTGTGGATACTGTGGACAACGATGTGGATAAGCCCGAGAAGCTAGTCTTCATCTTCAATCAGGATGGCACGATCGAGTGCCCCGATCACAACATCCGTCACGATTTCTTCCTGGGCAAGACGGACAAGATCAAGCACGGAGAGATCAAGACCGAAGACGGCAAGACCATCGCCTACCCCTACCCGAAAGGAAACGTGTACTGTGGATGACGATCTGGTCCTGGCAATCTATGACGAGTACAATGATCCGATCGAATGCTCCGAGTGCGGGGAGATCCTCGAATACGATCCACAAGAAAGCGAGAAATATGGCCGCAGGATCTACGTCTGCATGGCCTGCGCACTCATGCACACCAGCGATGGTCGAGCACTGGAGGTGGACGACGATGGAGGAGGAGACGCCTAGATTCGCCAAAGAATTCGAGGTCGTCTGGAAGACGACTGACCGACGCATCGACCACATCAATTTCGAGTACGTCTGCGACATCGCCGAGCACGGCAGGAAGGCCATCGGCAAGTACACCAACGAGCGCTTCCTGGTGGTAGCGCTGGACCTGGAGAAGAGGTACATCGGCGAGTCTCAGATCAACGCTGGAGACTCTGACATGTCAGTGGTAGATATCACTGCCCTGCTACGCCACATCATCATGGTGGGCGGCAAGAAGATCGTCATCTTCCACAACCACCCCGGCTGTGGGCCTGAGCCCAGTATGCCGGATGTGATGCTCACTAAGGCAGTGGTGATGCTCTGCGCCTTCCTCAAGATCGAGGTGCTCGACCACATCATCATCGGAGAGGATGACTACTACAGCTTCAAGGAGTCGCCCAGGAAAAGGAGGCTACTAACACTAAACCCCGCCACTCTGGCAGGGTTCAGATAAGCTCAGTATGTAGAGACGCATCGTTCGCTCGATTGCGTGCATCTCAGTTATGTGTCGTCTACCTCGCTAGAAGCCTCCTCTTCATCGTCATCATCGTGAGAGTTGGTTTCTGTTGTCTCAGAAAGGAGTTGACTAGGATGCGCGATTTCGGTGATGTCATCCTCATCGTCATCGCCAAAGACCATGCGCATGACTTCCTCGTAGTTCGAGAGCGCAGCGTCCGTGCCCTTCTGCCGCTCATCAAGGCCCATCACCTTGGCGTACAGCTTCATCGCTTGGTACGTGTTATCGCCCTCGTTCTGGATGTCGGTCTTGAGCCGATCGCAGAAATCAGGGAGAACTTCACGGAGACTATTCCGAGCCAGCTTGATGTCGCTGTGCTGGATCTTGTTGATGACCTTCTGACACTCGGGCGTGTTGAACCATCGACGCACCGTGTCAGCGGTCACTTCAAGTTCTTGAGCGATGTCCTCGAAGTTCTTGCCGGTGCAGAAGAACACGGCTACTTGCCGGGCTCTCCAAACCTTCTGAACGCTAGTGAGTTCCTCGTCTTCCTCGGTATCGAAGAACTCATCATCGTCGTCATAGACCTCGACTGCTGGATCTTTACTCATACCGCCACCAGATTCGGGAAAAGCTCAGTTACACGCCTGAGTCCAAACTCCTGCGTCATCTTAATTGTATCATACCACTGGACATCCATCCAGTCCTCGGCGGTATCAACGTTCCGGGTGAGTATGAACACGAGCCACGAAATAGGGTTCGTTACGATGCCCAGGTGCAACGCCTGCCGCAACCAATCGGAGCGTAGGAGTTCGTGATCCTGCCGGTGCCTGAAGAGGGCGTGGAGAAACTCACGATAGCCTGCGTTGCTAAGACAGCGCATGACTCCGATACCCGGCACCCTCACCCCGAGGATAGCCGGGTGGAAGAACCGGGAATAGAAGCTCTTGATGACCTTGAGACATTCACGGAACTCATTCGTCAAAACACACTGTGCAAGTGCCTGCCCGACAAAGCCGAGAAAGGTAGCCTGAGCTTCCTTTGCCTCGCTCACGTCGTTGGTGATGGCACGGTACTGGATCAAGTCATCGACGAGGCGCCGGCTCGTAATGAACTTGGCGAACTGAGGGGCAGTGGCCATGAACAGCGGGAAAGGGTCATCGCCTAGAAGTTCTTGAACGGCCAGCGAGTAGTCGTCGGAATTTGACAGGTTGTATTCTCGGCCACTAAGGGTGAGGGGGTCGGTAAGGTCGCCGAGCACATTGCGAGCGATGCGGTAGTGGCACTTGCCGATGCGAGAGGAGAACATGGCATTCGTGCATTGGCGAGAAAGAGGCTCTCTCGTGTCAGCTTCTTCGGCGATACCACGGAGAGCCGATAGGAGGTATGGCCAAGGGGCTCGGGCTTCCCTCAATGCCCTTGCCATGACAGAACTCACTGCGTCGTCGGCCGCATCAAGATCGCCGTTGAACTGCTCGGCGATCCACTTGGCAAGATCCTGCCGAGAGCGCTTCTCTCGCAGATCAACGCGCTTCCCGGAAGGGAGTGAGAATACGGGCGAACCGCTCTGCGAGCGGTGGAACTTTCTGAGTGTCTCGGTTAGCATCTTGACTCCTTAGCCTTGTTCTTGGCAGTGCTATACTATGCACCAGAGTCGCACATAAGTCAAGTGCTAATAAAGATTTTTGGCCCCCGTCCCAACAGATCTGCCAAGAACCGCTAGGGGCCGATGCTAACGCACCGGACGGGAGCCAAAGAACCGGACAAGCCGGTTAACAAGAGTATACATCCTGGGATGAAAGATGTCAAATAAAGTTCGAGCCCCCTGTCTGGTGGTTCAGGGGGCTCGGAAAGGTGGTGAGTCTTGAACGGAGCAAGCACCGGGGGCTGGGGGGTTCGCCCCCGACGCCAGCTTCAGTCCGTAGTATAATCGACCGGCCCGATCAGCGCAAGTACAACTTTCGGATCTGTAGAGTCAGAAAGGAACCGGATGAATGGGAAGAAAACGAGCGAGAGCAAAGCGCCGGAAAAAATCGAAGCGAGCAGCCTTTACGGAGAGATGCGCCGGCCGAAAGAATATGACAACGGGGGCAAGGAATACCACGCCGGCAACCTCGCTGAAAAGATCGCCTTCTGGGATCTCCTCACCCGAGCAACCGCATGGTACTTCGGCCATGCTGGAGTCGGCGGGAGAAGTCACGGCTTCTCGAAAGCCAAGAAGATGTACCGCATCCAATGCGAGTTCATCGAGCGGGGTGAATACTCCGAATACGAAACGACCTACCGTGGCTGGGCGAACACGTGGCACCAGGCCCTCGTTAACTGCTACGTCTCTTTCCTCACTGACCGGAGCCGCATCGCCTTCTCGACCGAGGAAGCACTTGGATGAAGCACCGTGGTGGGAGATCCCGCCCGGCCCGATCGCCGCCGGCCTGATCGTCGGCTTCGTACTTACACTTCTTCTCGTAACAGCGGAATGGTGGTAGCGCTACAATGCAGTGCAAACAGTGCAAGCTCTGGTGGGGCAAGAAGTGCCCCTACGGAAACAACCCTGACCTCAAGAACTCCGGGGATCAACCAAAGTGCGATCTCTTCGATGGCGGTGTCGGCCAGCCTCCCGAGTGGTGGCATTCTCGGCGCCGAGATTAGGAAGGTTGACATGGCAAGAATGAAAGCGACAGTGAGCAAGGACGGTGTGCCAAGGCTCTCGATCTCGGTGAAGCATCGAGTCGGCAGGTACAAGATCATCAATGTGCTGCTCAGAGAATTCCAATCTTGCCTCACCGTACACGAGATCGAGCGTGAGGCGTTCAAGTGGAACCGCACCTCGATCCTGAAGAAGATGAGGCGCGAACTCGAATTCGACAGCGCACACGTGACCATGTACGATTGGGACGGCGAGCCCGAGATGTTCGAGCAAGCCAACTGGCATGCCAAACAACTGGTCGACCAGTATTTCCCCGAACTGCGCAAGAACAAAGAACTGACCGAAAAGGAGCTTCGATGAAACTAGCTATCATCTGCGGGGGTGAAGTCTTCACAGTGACCAATGACCTGGATGACTATGACTTGAGCCAGAACATGCCAAGGACTCTCATCTGCGATATGATCCAAGCAGAGAAGAAACGGATCAGGAAATACGAGAACTGCTACAAGCGGGAGGTGAAGGATGGCGAGTGAATGCGTCCACTGTGACGACTGCAAGTTCTGGTCGCCCATCATCGACGGTGCAACCGAGCCCGACGATGATCCAATCGACGGAGAGTGCCGCCGGCACGCCCCGGTGGTGGTGAAATACCGCAATCCAAACTCAGGATTCGATGTCGTCACCAAGAGGTGGCCTCAAACAGTCCGAGCGGAATGGTGTGGAGACGGTGTGAAAAGGGAGTGATCTTTCTCTCTCCCTTTCTCTCCCCCACACCCCCTCTCTTTCTTACTCTCTATCTATCATGATTATCTATCCCTACTCCTACGGAGTAGGAGATAGATTCTCCTGAGCTAGGCTACGGGTATATATGTATACAAAGAGAAGGAGTCTTCCTTGGTCGAGATCTTCGTGCCGCCGCTAGTCGTGCTGGTGGTGCTGGTGCTGTACAAACTGATCGAAAAGTGGCTCGCCATTCGTGGCAACTACTAAGTAGAGGATGGTAGCGCTACCACTGGCCCGGTGAAAACTGCCGAGTCAGACTGGAAAAAAGAGATTGACAAGGTGGCGCTGCATGGTTACAATCGTACACAGGTACGGAAAGGAGCGTTGACAATGGCAAAGCAAAACGGTCTCATGTTCGAGGACGAGATCAAGGTGACGAAGGGGAAGTTCGTCACGCAAGAAGCTCTCAAGGAATTCCAGAACATCGTGCGCACAATGGCCAAGTGGGCTGCAAAACTCAAGTTCGAGAAGTCGCGCAAGGAAGACCTGGAAAACCTCTTTATCGAGGCGCACAAGGATGGAAAACGCAGCGCCAAAGGTGAGGGCAAGCTGCAACTCATCGTGACCGAAGGCCCCAAGACCTCCATCTCCTGGAAGACCGTGGCACAAGAACTCTGCGAGGAGTTCGGCAAGGACTTCGACGAGCTTGAAAAGAAGCTCAAGGAGGAGAACACGAAGCAGGTCCACAAGGTCAAGGTGATCTGAGTGAACGCAGCCGAGCGACGTGCGGCCCGCATAAAGAAGATGATAAGGAAAATTCTGGCCGGCCGTACGCTGCCGGTTGGCCTTCAGATCGAACTGAAACGCGCCGAGGATTACTGCTCACTCAAGAAAGCCAACAAGCACGTCATGGAACTGCTCCAATACTGTATCACTCTATTTCGATGCGAGGTCGTCGTGGAGGTAGGGTCGCCCGGACTGATCCTGACCGATCTACGATGCACGGTTAGGAATATGTTGTTCAATCTTTCCAAGCTCGGCAAGGAAGAGATCGTCCTATTCCACGGCGGCCTCGCGTCACCTCTTTCACGAGAGTACAAGGCCATAGAATACGCACTAGAAGCCTACCACGGGCGGATCTGGTTAGAAGCTCGCAACTTAGTTGCTGCAAAGTCAGGGCTTGTGATCTTCAAGAACGGGCTGAAGCTCAAGTTTGGAGAGTGCGATCCATGGCTATGACGATCAAGCGCGTGCGCAGCCCGCACTGTCTGCTACTCAAGGGTTTCTCGGAGAAGCAATACTTCAAGATCCTGCGCATCTTCAAGAGGGAGGCCAAGTTTCACGAGTCCTGGAACGGCTTCATGCTACCGTGTAACGTACAGGTGATAGAGACGCTCCAGGACCGCTTCAGGAAGATCGAGATCCACCCGGATCTGATACGGGATTTCAAAGCAGCAGAGAGAGAATTCGACGAAACGAAGGAGATCGCCGATCGCATTCGCAAGATCAAGAGGATGCCGAATCAGGAGATCGATTTCTACAAGTTCAAGGTCAAGCCGTGGAACAATCAGCTAATCGGTTTCCGCCTCATCATCAACTGCTCCGGGGTGATGCTTCTCTGGGACATGCGCACGGGGAAGACCTATGCATTCGCTTCAGCGTTCGAGTTTCTGAAACAGCAGGGGATCGTGAAACGCGGTCTGGTAGTGTGCCCCAAGGACATTCGCATTAATTGGGTTCAGGAGTGTTCTGACTTCACAGACCTCAAGTGTCTCATCCTCGGGACCGGCACAAAGCAACAGATGGTAGCGCTACAACGAGACGATCAGATCACGGTGGTAGATGGTCCATACGTTCGCCGTGTGCCAGGCCACGCTGATCTCTACATCACAAACACGGACTCGCTACGCAATCAAGAACTCGTTAAGGCTTTCAAGGAATTCAACTTCGACATGCTCTGCGTGGATGAGATCCATCTGTTCAAGCACAGGACGTCAGCACGCACGCAAGGAATGCTGGAGCTACGCCGCTGGATACCACGCAGGGTGGGGCTCACAGGGACCATCATCACGAAGTCGCCGCTGGACGCCTACCAGCAGATGAAGATCATTAACAACTACATCTTCCCGGAAGATGAGGATGGCTTCGGAGCGCAGTATTGCATCTTCAAGACCATCGGTGGCCACCAGATCTACGACAGACCAAGGCGCGAGAACCAAAAAGAACTATGGCGCCGCATCAACAAGTTCTCTCACAAGGTGCGCATCGAGGAATGTCATGACATGCCCGACCGGCTCTACACTACAGGCAAGGTCGAGCTAACAAAGGAGCAGAAGAAAGCACATCGAGAACTCTGCGAAGAACTTGCAACCGAGATAGATGGGCAGATCATCGAGGCCACGATCCTGACCAAGACCATGAAGATGGTTCAGATCACATCCGGCTTCATGTATTTGCCAGACGGTACTCGCTACTTGTTCCCGAACAATCCAAAGCTGAAGAAGCTCCGAGAGATCCTCGATCAAGTGATCCGCAAGGGTCGTAAGATCGTGGTCTGGGGCTTCCACCACGAGACGATGGACATGATCAGGAACATGTTAATAAAGGAAGGGATTAACTACGCTCTGGTGTCCGGTGTCGATGGCACAATGACGGACAGGGAGCGGCACGAGCAGAAGTACAAGTTCCAGAACGACGACAACTGTTCGGTGATGGTTGCCAACCCAACGATGCTGAGTATGGGACTGAGCCTCTCGCAGGCCAAGTACATGGTCTTCTACGAGAATCGGCACTTACTCGCCGAGCGTGAACAGGCAGAGGCCCGCAACTACGACAACAAGGCCAAGCAGCTACACGGGGGAAAGGTGGTAGTGTACGATCTTCTGGCTATGTCGTCAATCGACATGCCGGTGAGGAAGTGTCTTAGGGAGCGAAAGAATTTTTTGAAGTTCATCAACTCAAAAACTCTTCGCCAGATCGCGAAAGGTCTAAGGCGCTAATGGAGCGGAAAAGACTGGAAGGGGATGAATGGAAATTCGAGGTCCGGGCTATTAATCGTGCAGGCGCGTGTCCGATTGAACGTGATCGTGCATTTAATAGTTTGAGAAGTCGGGTGCTCGGAGTATACTACAAGATCGGCAAACAGTATGGCCGAGTCGTTTGGGAGGAAGGTGAGGAAGTCGCGGTGTTGCTCGACGAAGTTCTCTGGCAGTGCGCCCGACGATGCCAAGAGTGCTACGAGAGCTTTTCATTCTTCAAGTATTTCTGGGATGCAGCGCACAATAGGATCAAGATGATCCTTCGGCATAGATTTCTGAGACGTAAGAACCTAACTACCGTACCACTCTTGCCGAGCATGGTTGGATTGAAGGGAGTCGTTCACGACATAATCGAGGAAGTGATGGAGAGGCTGAGTCCGATCCAGAAACGCGTGTTCATCGGGCGCTTGGCGGGGATGTCCAAGCGTGAAATAGGCGAGGAACTCTACCTGGAAACGCATCAGGTGAAACCCATACTCAAACAGATCCGAAAGGCGACCAGAGCCGTTACCACGGAGGTATAGGATGGCAAAGGACAAGTGCGACCGATTCGGAAATTACGACGAGAACGACTTCGAGTGCGAACTCTGCGATCAGGCCGAGAAGTGCAAGGGGTCCAGCCCGAAGAAGAAGGCCGCTGCCAAGAAGAAGGTGGTCAAGAAGGCCGCTGCCAAGAAGAAGGTGGTCAAGAAGAAGGTAGTCAAGAAAAAGCCCACGGCCGAGCAGAAGAAGGCGGCCGTCAAGAAGCTCGCCAGCAAGAAGAAGAAGGTCAAGAAGCCCCTCAAGATCAAGGCCGAGAAGCCGAAGGAGAAGGTCAAGAAGAAGGTCGGCAAGAAGCTCGCCAAGCCCGAGAAGAAGGCAGTCTCGGCGAAGGAGGCCAAGAAGAGGGCCGCCGAGGCAGCGGTCAAGATCAACGACCTCAAGGACAAGACCCGCACGGCCTTCGTCAATCTCGTGATGAAGTCGGCACCCCTCATGCAAGAGGTCCAGGAGATCCTCACACCCGACGACTTCGACAAGTGGTGCCGCGAGAAGATCAACTACGAGCGCTCCGTCTGCATCCGGTACATCAAAGCGTACAAGACCTTCAAGGACAAGCCCGAACTCCTCGATTCGGTCGATGGCCAGTACAAGCTGTTCGCCGTCCTGGCCCACCCGAACCCGGTCAAGTACCTAGAGAAGAACCAAAAGAAGATCGCCGACCAGACGAGCCGCGAGTTCCGCGAGAGCGTGATGAAGGACCGGGCCAAGCTGCTCGGTGACGAAGATCCCGGCCGGAAAGACCCGGTGGAACTGTTCATCAAGTTCGTCAAGAACACGACCACCAATCTCCAGGGCAAGTTCCAGGACGCCAAGAAGCTCGCCAAGCGCAAGAGCCTCGTCCTCGACGCTGGCGCGCAGGAAGCCCTCAAGCTCAACCTGGAAGAGATCAACGAGTGGCGCTCCGTCATCAAGGACGTGCTCGCTGCTGGCAAGGGCAAGAAGAAGTAAAGTGGTAGCGCTACCACCGTGTTGAAAAAGTGACCTGACACGGTGGCCTGGGAAAGGGGCAGGATATACTTCCCAGGATCAGCCGGTGGTAGCGCTCCGTTACCTTGCGCTAGGGTAGAATACTTAGCGCACGATAGGCCGATAGCCATGGCTGGCTCAGGGGACTGAAAGTCGCTCTCGGGAGAGATGCCATCCTGTCCCCGTGGCGCGCTCCCGAGGGTGCATACTGAGAGGACAGAAATGATCACGGAAGCCGACATCAAGAGGATCTTCACGTACCACAAACCGCAGGAAGAGAACATCCACAAGTTCGAGAGTCTCCGCAACATGGGCAAGATCACGGCTGAGGCGATCCTCAAGTACACGCCGCAGTGCGCCGAGCAAACGCTCGCGATCAGGAAGATCGAGGAAGGCATCATGTGGGCCAACGCAGCGCTGGCCCGCAATCAGGAATAGGTGATCACAGGGAGAGCGGGCTCCGTGACGGAGTGGTCCCCGGTTTGAACCTCCGGGGCCGGCGCATGTCACCCGAGGGTTGAAATCCCTCACTCTCCCGCTAAGTTGCCGGTGTCCTTCGGAAACGGTGAGGTTCGACTCCTCATGATCGCCGGGGCACTAGACTCGGAGTGGTGGGTTCGACTCCCGCGCACCGGCACGTATAGAACAAGGAGGGGTGGCGGAAGTGGCAGACGCGCCGTTAAGCGGTGAGCGCGGGTTTAAGGCGCCATACGCCCGTGTCTCAGTTGCAGGTTCGAATCCTGCCCCCTCCACCAAAGATCATCGAGGAGAAAGGCGACCTCTGAAACTTAGGGCGGTCCCGGTCTGCGCCTAAGCGGATAGTCGCCCCTCGGCCTATTGACGGGCTGGTGTGGCTCAATGGTAGAGCGCCTCACTTGTAATGAGGTGGTTGCGGGTTCGATTCCTGTCACCAGCCCCAATGAGAATTCTGATTGACGGTAGCGGGGCTCGCAGGAATAGGCCCCCTGCGGCTGGCTAGGGAAGGATGGAGCCTATATGCCTAGCGTTCCCGTGAACCAAAGGATGATCGGGTGGTAGAATTCCATCTCCCGCTACCGCAATCAGTCTCGGCGCCGAGACTAGAAAGGACGGATCATGAAACCATCCTGGGAAGAGATACAAGAAACAGTAAATAAGCTGAGTATATTAGAAGAAAACGATAACTATTTTTTCTACGCCAAGCAAATTCCAAAAGACAGGCTCATTTATCTCGGGTGGTTTCCAGAAGATAACGACATCCAGTTTGTGGACTACATTGGGGTTCTATAACAGGACGGAGAAGACAATGGCATACGAACTGATTAGGGAACGGATCTTTCAAGAACTGCTACATGCATTGAAGTATGGCAAGAACGGCTTGGCCATCTATGTTGCGCCTCTCAACTCACGCCGCCCTCCATTGTCAGCACTCACAGAGAGCACCAGAGTAGCCGATCACTGCTCAAGCGTAATGGCTTTGTTGCCAGATGGCGCTAGGGCTCTCACGATCAAGGTTATCAAGAGCAGGCATGGCGATGGTTTCGCAGAATTAACAGAGAGTGAGGCTTGACATGATGAAGACATTCCACATCATCGTGGAAGGCGAAGACAGCGGTTACGGAGAAGCCCGCATCCCAGAACTCGACTTGCGCGTGACCGACGAGTACAGTGGCGCATGTGGTGCTCTTGAGAAGCTCGGAGAAAGGCTGGACATCGCTGGCGGCGCAGCGGCAGCCCATCTCTGGCAGAACGACCCGGAGGCATTCCAGTTCTGCGACAGTCAGCGGCTTGTGATCGCACAGAAGCTCATCGAGATGTTTGGGAAGAAGATGCCCAATGGAACTTCCGAATAGAAAATTTACGCACGGTATCTGCTTAGGCAGTACCGTGCGTCTTTTTTATCAGGTCGGCCATGTTCGCAAGTTCATCGACGTCCCGCAAAGTCGCCATCGCTACTACTTCTTGATCAAGAAGACAGACTTTCTTCAACACAAGGACATGTTCAAGTGCATGAAGAGAGACAAAGAAATCCAGGGTTACGCCCCCTATGGTGATGACTTCGTGCGGATCTACGTCAAGAACAAAAACCTCCCGGAATTCAAGATCGAGGATGGCGAAACAGATCAGAAGCTCGAACTCCTCGATCGACTAGCAGCGCTTGGCATCGAGGATTTCGAGTCAGACCTGACATCCCTGGACCGACTACTCATCGACCTACGCCCAGAGATCGAGGACGATTACTACAAGGGCTACTTCGACATCGAGACCGACGACCGCAACAAGGAGATCGAGATCGGTGCCACACGTATCCTTTCGATGGCTGTGGTCGACAACTACGGGGAAGTTCGTTACCTCACCTCCGGTAACGAGGGACGGCTCCTGCGCAAAATGGTCCAGACGCTACGTCGCTACACGATGATCGTCGGCTTCTACAGTCGAGAGTTTGACCTTCCGTACATCAAGGCAAGGTGCCGCTACCACGGCATCGAATTCGATCTTAGCGACATGATCCACATCGATCTCCACGAGCGGATTGTAGACCTGTTCAAGTTTGACAAGGAAGGCCCGAGCCGTTTCTCCCTGGACGCCCTGTCTGAACACTTCCTCAACGAAAGAAAGATGGTGATGCCGGCAGGGTTCTACGAGACGTGGAAGAAATATCCAGAAGTCCACAAGCAATACAACATCAAGGACGTTGTGCTCCTCAAGAAGCTCGACGAGCATCTCGAAGCCATCGACACGATGGTGCTCCAGTGCAAGCTCTGTGGCAACTTCATCAACCGCTTCTGGAATACTCGTCTCACTGACATGTATCTTCTGCGGCTGGCTCACGGGAGGAAGGTGGCGCTGCCAACCAAGCACGAGCGTCTGAAGATCCAGATGCCGGGGGGCCGAGTCATCCGAGAAGACACTGGCATCTATGACAACGCATACGTGTGGGACTTGAACCAGTATTACTCGACAACCATGCGGGCCTTCAACATCTCGCCTGAAACTCTCAGGATCATCGACGAGCAAGATCTTCACAAACATGACACCTCAGAGATGATCGTCTCTCCTATCTACATCGTCATCAAGTTGATGTACAAGTTGATCGAAGAGTGGTGTGAGAAGACTGGCTACAGAGTCAAGCATTCTAAAGACTGGTGGCGCATACGGATCAAGGATATTGATGAAGAAGCCGTGGTAGCGCTACACTCGTGGCTCACTGTCGAGATCCAGAAACACATCACGCTCAAGTCTCTAAACATCCTGAAGCCATTCGTCAAGACGGAGCATTGCGGCGGCGATCTGGTGTTTGTCTACAAGAAGCAAGTCTTCTTTCTCAAGGAGCCAACATCGCTCGTCCATGAGATGTTAGAGACCTTCGTTCAAGAGCGCAGCGTCTATAAAGATGAGATGAAGCGCATTGACATCGAACACGCCGAAGACACCGATCTCTTGTACAGGGAGAGCCGCGAGTATAAAATCGCCAAGCAGTACAACCTCGCCTACAAGTTGATGGGTAACGTGGTGTTCGGCTACATGTCGAGTCACAAGAATCGCTGCTACTCTCACGCCATCGCTTGCACGATCACACTAGGGTGCCAGGTCATCATCAACATGATCCGCACAGGCGCCATGGAGAAGTTCGGCACGCCGGCTATCTACGGTGACACGGACTCGATCTTCTTCTTGCTACGTCTTGGAACTCGCAAGGCTCTGCGCAAGTTCGATCGTGCATTCAATCGCTGGTTCAGATCGTTCATGGATGAGAACCTCAAATACTACTTCAACATTGACGAGCATAAGTACGGCATCGAACCGAAGTTGATGTATCATCGGTTTCTCCTGATCGGCAAGAAGAACTACATTGGCTGGAACCGCCACTCCAAAGAGTGGGAGGCGATGGGCATCGACTACGTAAAGCGTAACACGATCCCCTATGCCGCCAAGCTCCAGAAAAAGCTGGTGCGCAAGTTGATCCTGAAGCGTTCATTCAACGACCCAGAGAAGTTGCGTAGGTGGGTTCTCAAAGAAGCCGACAAGTTCTTCGAGATGGCGATTGACGATACAGACATCATCGAGCAGTTCGTGATCCATACGAGGGTCTTGAAGGCGCCGGATGACTACGCTAATGAACCTGTCCACGCCAGGATTGTTCGCAAGATGTGGACCGACAAAGATCAGTTCTTCATCGGCGATGTGTTGCGATACGTCATCATCGAGTCTGACGAGAAGCTACAACAAGGTGAGCAGATCGAGCGTTTCCTCCAAAGGGATCTCAAACTCGACCGCAATCACTACTGGTCGAAACTCATCTTTTCCAAGTTGAAGAGGGTACTCGACGCTGTACAACCCGACATCCCATGGGAGTCGTGCAACCCTGACGACGAGGCTAAAAGACAGAAGAGAATAGAGAGATTTAAGAAAGGACTGAGTGATCCAAAACGACGTGATCGTGCATATACTCTCATGTGGGGAATGAAGTCTATGCACGTCTCAGACAAGAAAGCAGTGACGGAGTGGGCTCGTGATAAAGGACTCTTGGAAGGGCTCGAAGAAGTGGGCTCAGGAGAAGACTAAAGAGATCGGGAAGTTACGCAAACAACTCCCAATCTCTCGCGATGCCGTTGGACTGATAAAGGACGGAGAGAAGGCAGCCGACACGATGGCAGATATCGGCCTCTTCTGGGCCGAGGTGAAAGGGAAGCTCGAATCAGCGCAAGAAGAGTTCAAGATCTGGATGGCTCGAAGAAGGCGCGCCGTCCGGGTGAAGATACACGAAGAAAGGAAGCATCAACTGAGTGTCTATTACGGCACTGCGACAAGATTGAGAGGGCCGAGGCCAGGAGAAGTCAAAGAACGAGAAGTTGACGACGAGATCATGGTGACGAAGGGCTATCGACTTAGGAGGGAGGCGATCCTGAGATTTCAGTACGTATTCGACTCCGCTGTGAAAGCCCTTGTTGAACCATTTGCAACCAAGTCAATGATGATCATGTCGATGAAGAAAACTATCAACCGTGGAAGCCCAGACTGAAAGGAGTCCTAGTGGCGACCAAAGAACGGAAGATGAATGCCGAAGAAGCCGCGCTAGTAGGCATCATCATGGAGGAGAAGGCCCGAGAAAGGAACACGGCAAAGTTCCACGATTGGGGCCAGAGCGGCAAAACCACGCACTCGATGTTGCGTCCTGTCAAGTCAAGGAAGAAGACGATCTCGACGTTCATCTTCATCTGGCTTCACAGGTTCTTGAAGGGCAAGAACTCGGCGCAGTCCATGTTCCCCAAGTCCGATCTCTACGAGGCTGTCTGCATCGGCTCGGGCACCGACACATGCCCCGTCTGCAAGAAGCTCGACCCCGTTTCGGCATTCGCCGACAAGCTCGACGAGAGAGGCAAGAGGAAGCACGCCAAGGAGATCGCCCGCATGTACAACGGGACCAAGGCCAAGGAGTGGGTCTATTGGGTCTCGATCACGTACAACGACGATGGCGACGTCGTGGGCATCGAACCCTACAGGCTCCAGGCTTACTACTTCCGCGAGAAACTCCTCCCCCTGATCACGGAGAAGAAGTACACGCTCAATCAGTGGAAGAAGAAGCATCCCGAGATCAAGAAGCTCAAGAGCGTCGACCAGGAAGCTCACTGGCTCGACAACTGCCCACCGAAGCGCGACCTCCCCGGCGACCTCAAGGGTGGCTACAAGATCTTCTGCTCCAAGTCGGGCAAGGGAATCGACACGGAGTACAAGTTCGACTTCGAGGAATTCGTTCCCATCAAGAAGGGCACCGACGAGTACAACGCGATCAAGGAAGCCATCGACGACGGCACCTTCCCCGATCTCGAAGCCCTCACGGCCAAGATGAGCTTCAAGAAGCTCGACAAGGCCATCGGTCCCATCAACCCCCTCTTCGTCGGCTCCTCCAGCGATGAAGATGAGGACGTCGAGGACGACTTCGACGAGCCCGAGGAAGAAGGTGAAGACGATGAGGCCGACAACGAGGAAGAAGATGACGATGACGAAGACGAAGAAAGCGAGGACTCCGAGGAAGACGACGACGACGAGAGCGACGAAGAGGAAGAAGAGGAAGAGGACGGAGAAGAGGACGACGAGGAGGATGAAGACGACGGAGACGATGACGAAGAAGAAGGAGATGAGGAAGAAGACGAGGACGACGAGGACAGCGAGGAAGAAGACGAAGAGGAAGATGAAGACGGGGAGGAGGACGACTCCGAAGAAGAAGTAGAAGAAGACGAGGACGAGTCCGACGACGAGGAAGAAGAGGACGAGGAGGCCGAGGCTGCGGCAATCGCAGCGGCCAAAAAGTCCAGGAAGAAGAAGACCCCGGCCAAGAAGAAGGCGCCTGCGAAAAAGAAGGCGCCTGCCAAGAAGGCCGCTCCGAAGAAGAAGGCCCCGGCCAAGAAGAAGCCGGCCGCCAAGAAGGGCAGAGTCAAGAAGAAAGACATTCCGTTCTAGCACGCTGTGGCAGAGCCGTTCGCGCTCCTTTCCGTACCTGGAAGGATTTGTGTGGGCGGCTCTGCCCTAATTCGGAGTTGATATGGCAAAGAAGAAAGCCTTCGACATGCAAGCTGAACTCAACCGGCTCGATGAGCAGCTATGCAAGGCGACAACGTTCAGCGACGGCATCAAGAAGATCGAGCGCATTCCTACGGGCATTCCAGAATTCGATCGAGCCAGTGGTGGTGGCCTCCCCCGTGGCCGCATCGTCGAGATCTTTGCTCCAGAGAATGTGGGCAAGACTTCTAAGGCATACAAAGCCCTGTCGGTCATCCAGGAGAAGTTCCTGATCGCAAAGGAGAACGATCTTCCAACGCTTGACGCTGCCAATCCAAAGGCTCCCGGCCGGGGAGCCTTTGTTGATTTCGAGACAAAGCATGACGCCTTCTATGCCGAGAACACATACGGCCTCGTCCATCCCGAGTACATCAAGATCAAAGGCAAAAAGAAGAAGGTGCTCGAAGACAACGGCTTCCGCTTCTACCAGCCCGACACGGCAGAAGAAGGCACGAACAAGATGGAACAGTTGGTCAAGTCCCATGCCTTCGATCTGATCGTCGGTGACTCAGCCGCAGCGATCCTTCCCAAAGAGGAAGAGGAAAACGCTGTGGGCAAGCAACACTATGCTCTCCAGGCGAGGATCATGTCCCAGCATTGCCGCAAGATCTCTGGTCCTGTTGGCAAAAGCCGTTGCTGCGTAGTATGGCTCAATCAGGCTCGCCTCGTTCAGCAGAAGGGCTCGAACTACGTCTATTGGGACTCGCCCGGCGCCAAGGCATTTCGCCACTTCGCGGCCATGCGGATCTTCATGAACAAGTTGCGCAACCTCAAGGAGAAGGGTGAGACTGTCGGCCATGTGATCCGGGTTGTCATCAAGAAGGATCAGGTCGGCCCCTGTCTCGGCAAAGAGGTAGAGATCCCCTTCTACTACGGTGAGGGCTTTTGCCCGTACACACTCATCATCGAGGATGCTATCTCATTCGATCTGATCGAGAAGGCCAGCAACGGGTGGTTCAGCTACAAGGAGAAGACCATCGGCCAGGGAATGCGTGCAGTGCGCGAGTGGTGTGCGAACTACCCAACGACCTTCAACAAGCTCAGAGATCAGGTCGAAACGCTCAAGAAGGAAGAAGACGAAGATGCCGATCAGGAAGACGAAGTTTCGGAACTTTCAGAGTCACAAGACGACGACATTGACCTTGACTGGTAGCGACGGAGAACCTATAAGGCTAGTCGCAATTCACGGATCGACTGACTCTGGTAAGTCCTCGTTCATACGAGGAACCCGTTACGCCTATCTTCTGGGCAAGGCGTGGATACGGTGCGGCGAAACTGACATGGCAGTTCTTGTCGATCACACCGACTACAAGCTGAAGCGGCACACTGATATTTCAGCAACCGGAAGAGTCCTCGACGACTACATCAAAGTCTCCGGTGAGAAAGAGCCCTGGCGCAAGTACAAGAAGCAGATCCCAGAGGGTTTGATTAAGCGCACACGCATCGCCAACCTTGACATCGAAGACGTCAACGAGAAGGTCTCGCTCAACTTCATAGGCCAGTTCGATCGCATCTTGCCACTGGCTCTCAAGCCATCGAAGATATCGAAACTTCTTGGTTCTATGTCTGGCCGTAACGCTGTGGATAGTGCGCTCAAAGAAACCAACGCACAGATCCGCAACATCAAACAAGACATCACATCGGCTCAGGAAGAGTTAGAGAATAAAAAGGTAGAGATCGAGAACATCCAAGCCACAATCCCGGATGATGATCTATGTTGTGATGAACTCTTAGCCGAGCACCAACGTTTGTCTAAGGTGATCCTCAAGAGTAAGAAGCTCAAACAGATCAATGCTGAAAGCGCGGCCGTCAAGGAAGAACTTGCAGACTTGCGCGCAAGCCTTGAGGTTATTGATTCTACTGCTATAGTCGAGGAGATCAGTTCCCTTGGTTCGATCATAGAAATCACTAATCGCATTCCTGAGATCCCAGACCTCGAACCTTCTGAATTACTCGCCGCCGGGGAAGGTGTCGAAGATATCGAGGCACTCTACAGTGCGTACTTACAAGTGGTGGATCAGGCAAAGCGTATAGAAGTTGTCGAGCAATACTTGCTAGATGTCGACCACAATCTTCATGAAAAACGTGACGAGCTTGAAGAAGCTCAATACGATCTCTATCTCTTCCTACAAGAACACGAGATCTGTCCATTTACTCTTGAACCGCTCCCGGAAGCATGCGCCAAGAAGCTATCGCTTGGTGGTAGCGCTACCATTCGCGGCGCCGAGAATGATGAGGGGTGAGGATGGAACAAGTCTATACATTCAGGGTTGCCGGCGTCACAATGGATGGCCGTCAGGCTATCCTGAAGAAGCTACGGAGGGTTCTCAAGAAGAGAGCCGGGGGAAAGCTCAAGGACGCCTTGTCTCGCCTGAAATATAAGCAAGGGCTGGCATCGATCAGAACAAGACTCAGGCTTGAACCAGAGAACGAACACGATGACAAGGCTGTGGCGATCGACGTCTACTCTGGTTCCAGAGGGTGGCTCAACATCGGCTACGTACCAGCCAAGACAACTCTTGGCAAAGGCAAGAAGAAAGCCAAGCTCAAGGACATCGTGAATGTCCTGGTGAAACACAAACTCATTCTGGAGGTCAGGCTCACACGCCTGGAATTCTTCAAGAATGAGGAAGAAGAACTGATCTATTTTTGCTTTGTCACGATCGAGTATGAAACGGTGTGAGTATGGCTTCGAAGGCGCCAGACACGCATACGCTCGTGGTTGCTGGATTAGTTAGCAATACAAAGGCCGTCGAGCACTATGCCCGTGCAGATTATAGCGAGGATCTCTTCTATGAGTTCTCGGAGCGCACGGAGATGACGCATGGCAAGAAAGAAAACATCTTCATTGCACACTGCGCGCTAGAATACTACGAGAAACATGCGGAGCTTGTGACGTTCTCCTATGTGAAGAAGATGCTCCTAACTAGACGGGCAGGCCGTGCCAGGATCGCATCTTACAAGAAGAAGTGGAACGAGCTACGCAAGCACAGGAAGATCAAGCTAGGGGAGTGGAAAGAACGGCTTGACGATCTCATCTTCGAGTATCGGGAGTTCAGACACAAGGTGCTGACTCGGGAGATGGCGGCCTTCTATACCCTTAGATGCATGGGCAACTATGACAAGAAGGAAGAGAAGTGCCGCACTTGCGATTACAAAGAAGAGTGCAAGCTCATGATCAAGTCGGGTGAACGAGATCGTAGCATCTTCACCCTAGACCATGTTGCAACCAAGACCGAGCAGATCAAGCTCGATACGATGGGCACCTCTGTGCGTATCTATAACGTCACGGAGATCCTCCCAGATGGCGTTGAGCAGCTCCGCATTGACAAGCTAGACGTCGATGAGGATGGCAACCGCATCGTCAAAGGATTGCCTACTCCCTTTCCCAAACTCACAGAGAATATCGGCGGGTGGATGGACAAACGCCTCTACATGTTCGCCTCCCGTTCTGGTATAGGTAAGTCTGCACTACTTCTCCAGTGCGGTAACGTGGCTGCTACGGCAGGCCATCTCGTGCTGGAGTTCAATCTTGAAATGCCAGTCCTTGAAGAACTTCGCTATCGCATTATGGCCTATCTTTGTGGCGTGAGCTTCGAGGCTTTAATGACCAAGCAAGTCTCAGACGAGACGATTGCTCAAGTACAGGAGGGTGTCGATGCTTGGATCAATACGATCGAAGACAACGAGAACTATCAAATCGTCGACATCCCGCTCCAGACAAAGCTCACAACCATCTTCCGAATGGTTGACAACTTCCTTGCCAAGCATGGTAGGAAAGATGTCCTTGTTATCATTGACTACTTCAACCTACTCTACGTACCCCCGAACGTTCAAAGGCCCGATCTGTATTGGGGTCAACTCGCCGAACAGTTACACGGTTTTGCCAGAGCCCGTGAAATACCGATCCTCTCCGCGCTCCAGTTGAACCGATCGGCCGAGGGTGTCAAGCGACTCACGGCCAAGCACCTGAGAGATGCCGATAAAATCATGGACAATCTCGACGGCATGTGGGGCCTTCTGCCTCTTTCAGATCAACTACTCAGGCTTCAATGCGTCAAGGGCAGGTACTTTCAACCACGCGACTTCTATCTCCGCAAGGAACTCTGGAAGATGGGTTTCTCGGAGTTCAAGAGATCAGAGCCTCAAGACGATCTGGTAGATGACAGTGAAGATGAAGACGAGGAGGATGACTTCTTCGATGAGTAAAAAGAAAAAGGAAAACGAATACGCCGGCCAATTCCATGCGGCGTTGATGTGGGTGTACCGAGAATTCATAGCGATCGGCACCAAGATCCATGGCAGCATCTTCCAAAAGAAGGGAATGCCGGATTACGTCTACTGCGTAGACAACACTCTCTTGGCCTCTAGCTTTCTTGGCATCGAAGCAAAATACATCCCAACCAAGAAGATTCCCAAGCGCAAGGGTTTCGCCATTCATTTCGACAAACAGCTAGAGGACCATCAACTCACAATGGGCAAGCGTATCAACGCTGGCACTGGTATAGGTTTGCAGGCTACGTTCATCCACATCAGTCGCGAGGTAGTCTATGCTGTACTAACTCGTGTCGGTCAAAATGCCATCCTCTACCCTCCGTTCAGGGAGAACTTGGAAGGGTTCGCAGCGCTCGATCCAGAGGACTCAGCCAAACATCATGGTTTGTTGGTGCTGAAGCGCACTCCAGGTGACAAACGTAAAGTACCAATAGACGAGCGCTATCCAGACTTGGCAGAAAAGTTCTGTTGGGTGGACGCGCTATGAAGATCCTCTACCTAACAGACACTCATCTCAAGGAGAAGAACCCGGTTTCGCGGATCGACAACTACCTTGATTCGTTGATGCTCAAACTGATTGAGGTAGCCGAGATCGCCACTGAGTTGTCAGTCGACTACATCATCCATGGTGGCGACTTCTTCGATCAAGCCCACCAGTCTGTGTATCTCCTCAATCGGGTACTGGAGTTCTTCGATAAAATTCCAAAACGCCTATTGCCTATTCACGTTGTTCTCGGAAACCACGAATGGCGTGGGCGCTGGGAAGACTGGCGAGAGAAATCTGCTCTCAAGACCCTCATGGAGATGAACTTGATCATACTCCATGAGGGCTATCTATTGATACCTGTCAACGGGATGAAGGTACACAGTCGCCATGAGCAATTCGTCAGAAAACCAGTCATGTGGCCCCATCACCTTTGGACCGACTACGAAGGCCCAGGCGACATCTTCCTCGTCAGCGATTATCATCCAGGTCAAGGTTATCACGTCATCAAAACAAGAGGTGGTAAGAGAGTTCACTTTGTCGCACCTGGGGCTATTGCCCGTATCGGAAGATCCAGCGAGGACATTTGCAAAGTTCCAAGCGTTGCAATTATCGAGATCTCCAAGCGAGGAGAAGTCGATGCCTACTTCAGAGCCCTTCAGTCAGCAAAGCCTGCCGAGGATGTCATTTCCGTACCTGAGAAGGCAAGCCAGAAAGATGTGGTGCGCCAGCAAAGACTCGATGACGCGGTATCGGCACTCAAGTCGCTATCGAAGGAGATGGGCGCGTTCCGTATCGAGGATGTGGTGAGAACTCTGGCCAAGAATTCAACATACAGTGAGATCGAGGTGGAACTATGTCTGAAGAGACTCCGACGCTGAGAGACAAGTTCAACGACCTGACAGAGAAGGTCGACAAGCTGGCCAAGGGCTGTGCCGAACTTGATGGTCAGTTAAAGGCTCTCGCCAAGGAGCGAGAGGGTTGCTATGAGCGCCTACGCGAGCTTGGTGTGAAGAAACCGGAAGATCATGACAAGTTGAAGAAGCACATCGTCATTCGTAAGAAGAAGCTCAACAAGGCTTTGGACAAGAAGATCTCCGAGGTTGAGGCTGCTCTGGACAAGCTGGAAGGTGAAGAATGAACAAAGAGAAAGAGTTTGGAGAAGCCATTGATGCGATCAAGCAGGCACTAGCGGAGCACACTGAAGGCTTTACCTATGACATAGAGATTGAGGCGAGACATCTCAAAGCCGTCATTGACACGCTTGAAGTGTATTACAAACCGCCGGCCGACGTAATCGAGGCTAGAAAAGCCGCAGACAGCATGGAAACATGTGGGATGCTCAAGGATTGGGCAATCATCATGGCCTTGATGAATCAGGCCAAGTACGAAACCATCGCTCGCCTCTTCAGATGGGTAGAAGGCATACACATGCCAGAAGGCCCGGAAGAATTCCAAGATCCGTACCAGCAAGGCTACTTTCGGGCGTCTCGCATGGTTTACAAGATCCTCAACGAGGAAGTCGACGTATGATCGCTGACTTGATACAAATGAAAACGGTCTTGTATCAGTTACAGGACTCCAAGCTCGGAACCAAGACGGCGGCCGAGCAGCGCAAGTTCGCCAGAGAGATCTCGAAGAAGGTGTCGCGGGAGCAACTCGCGAGAGCGGCCAACGCTGCGCTCTTGATCGAGCAATCCAAAAAGATCCAAGGGACTATAAAAGAAAAGAAGGTGACGCTCAAGATCGAGGAGAACGTTCACAAGCTACTCGTAGCAACATCTGACTATCTTCTCGAACACGATCCAACAAAGGCGATCCAGGCTGTCATCACAGACATCTTGCAGAAACTGGTCAACGACAACATCGTATCTTTCAACATTAAGACCATAGAGAAAAGGAACCAACTAGAAACCTATTTCACAGTCACTCGTCAGTATGGTAGCGCTACCATCGAGCAACCCATCCTCGAATGTACTGGTGGTGGAGCAGCCGATGTGGCATTCTTCATTCTTCGCATCATCTTGCTCGTGAACCACCCGACCGATCCAGATCGTATCTTGTTTGCTGACGAGCCAGTAACCAATCTTTCTCCAGATCGACGTGACTACTTCATGGATCTGCTGCATAAGATAGTAGACGAGTTCGATATTCAACTCATCATGGTGACTAACGAGGACGAATACGCAGCCCGCGCTGGCCTCGCAATCAGGTTTACACTAGAAGGAGATGTGACACGTGCCAGGGTTCAAGAGAATAACGGGAACGAGTAAGAACTTCTTCGGTGTCGAGGATTACGCCGAGATCCTACGAACACTGAGCCGGAAGGGGATCATCAAGGACATCTCAATCAGTACGCTCAATCACAGACTGATCGCTTCGGCCATCATCCGGGCGATGTCCAAGTGTGTTGGCAACAAGGGCTACATGTGGTTCCGTGGTTTCTGCACTATCAGGCTCAAAAAGAGAGCCCGCCAAGGGACCAAGACTGGCCTCTTCGCGGGCATGAAGGGCAAGAAGACCTTCATCTCTTGTGAGGTTAACCCACACTTCATTAGACGTCTGAACGGCGAGATGTGATCCATTATTTTTCAAGACATCTCGTCGCGTTCTTCTGGCACGATCAAGCACTCTGGTCTAAGAACGTTGGCGAGACGATACGCAAGATGCCCGGCCTTGAGTGGGTAAACCTTGGCCGGGAGTTCAGACGTGACCATCATACAACTGCCAGGATCTACCTGAGCTTGCCACAACTCTTGTCTTACGATCTGTACATCTCCCTGCGCGAAGAACTTGGCTCTGGCTTACGCGGCAAGAACGACGTGATCAACAGGGCTTGCAAGCGTATAGGGCAACTACCACCGAGCGGGTGGAAGATCTCCAGATGGAAAGCCACGCTACTGAAGCCCTACTGCTGCCAGGACGTCTTCCTCGTATTTGGCACTGCATTCGATCTAGTGTGCCGCCCCTGGAAGCGTACAGAGATTGCCAGGCTTTACGAGTACAGTGGGAAAGACTTCTGTGCTAAACTGGACGAGATCATGACAAGCGATGCCACATACGCCCAGCTAATACAAGCAGAGGAGCGTCCAGGCATCTACTGGAACATCTATCCGGCTCTTGTGCGCCGTGGCTTGAAGCGCAAGTTCAAGAAGCCGAATGAAATAAAGAAATCCGATCTGAGGAAGGACTGGAGATGAGCCAGCCTGTACGTGAGATCCTCGATCATTACTTCGTTGACGTCCTCAAGGACAACACGTCAAACAAGAACATCTACTGCAAGTGTCCCCTCCATGAGAGTAGTGGCAAGACGCCCCTCAACTTCTCGATCAATCGCCACAATGGCAAATGGAAATGTTTTGCTAAAGAGAGAGGCAAGCCGAAGTGCGGTGGTGGCAAATTCATACGGTTCATTCAGTTGATGGAGAAGAAGCTCACTGGCATTGACTGTTCACGAGAACATGCTCTGGAGATCCTAGCCAATTTCCAAAAAGAGCAACTCTCGTGGGCTCAGATTATCAAGAACATTCCTGACGTATCAGAAGAGGATGATGATGGACCCCTTCCCGTTTTCGAGTGGCCGCGAACACTGGAGCCCATGCCGAGGAATCATCCGTGGCCCAAAACTCGACGTTATCGAAACAAAGATCTTCGTCCCTTTGGCGTCTCCTACGATCGAACTCGGCCGGATTACGTTTTCTTTCCTGTTCACTTTGATGGAGAGCTTAGAGGCTTTACAGCCCGAGACATACGAAAGGAAGCGTATCTGGGCAAGTGGGATCACCAGCCGGGTCTGCCCCGCAACCGCATCCTATACAACTTCGACCGCGCAAAAGGATCTCCATACGTTATTGTCTGCGAAGGCCCTCTCGATGTCATCCGTCTTTCGGTATTCGGTTTCAAGTCGGCCATTGCCATTTTCGGAGCAGTGGCGTCGGACGACCACCTTGCTCTTATCCTAGAGAACTGGAGCAGCGTCTTCATAGCCCTCGATAACGACGAGGCAGGTAACGATGGTGCTGCGGATATGATCAAAGAACTCTCGGGGGAAGTCGAGAGTATCACAAGAATAATCTTCCCGGATGGCAAAGATGCCGATGATCTGAAAACAGCGCAAGAATTCTTGCGCTGTGTCAAGAATTCCGTCCATATCGTAAACAAGAGACGAGCCTCAAGTGATTGGGACTCACTACTGAAAGAGTGGTAGCGCTACCATGGCAATTCCTCCCAACCTCGGTCCCCAAGTCCAACAAATTGCAGAACAGATGATGAAACGCATGAAGTTCTATGCCGAATGCAGCCAATGTAAAGAGGAAGCCTTCTGCTACGCCAAGAAGCCCGAGAAAGGGCGTCTGCTCGTGGGAGCATTGATCTACCACCGTGGCTACAAGCCTAGAACATACACCGATGAACAGATCAAGAAGGGCAAGCTCAAGTGCGTCAAGTGCAATCTGCGCATCACGGATGACGCCAAGATTACACTGGCCGCCGAGCGTTTCACCGTCAAGTCGATCATGCGTTTCATAGAAGTCCTGGGCAACTTCGTCAAAGCGATGAACAAGCTCACACAAGAGCACATACCCATGCTAGAATACTGCCACATTCTCGGTATGGATTACGATGGTTGGAAGAAGATCCAGGACATGTATGAGACCAACCTCGAACACATCTCGAAGCAGGCTAAGATGTACTACGCCAAGTGCGTAGTCGTAGGCGAGTGTGGCGAACCGATGAGCCCATCTGAGATCTTCAAGGCCAAAGCTGCTAAGAGCGACCAACAAGTCGCGGCTGAGATCGCAGAAATCCAAAAGAAGATGGGATAAGAAAGAGCCGGGGCCTTGCGCCCCGGCTTCCTAGAACCTGACCTTGATCTCAAATCTGGCCAGTCATTCGTCGTCGTCCTCCGGGTAGAGCCAGTCGAACCAGCCCTGGCTTTTGCGCATGCGCTTGACCATGGCCTGGGAGATCTTCTCCCACTTCTTGCCGACGAGCATCTGAAGGTTGAGGCGAACCATGCCCTCGAACGTCGGAGCCGAGGGTTTCTGGTAGCGCTTCTTGTGCTTCTTGCAGACGAGGTTGACCACCTTGTCTTCCTTCTTGCCGTCGTCGTTGTAGAGGGGGTCGGAGATGATGGCGTAGGTGTCATACGCCTTGGTCACGCAGCCGTCGCAGGGATAGAGGATGTTGCCTGTCTCGGGGTGCATGAGCACCTCGATCTGGATCTTGGTCGGAACGTAGCCCTTCTTTTCTGCGGCCTTCAGGGTCATCATTTGTTGAGTTTCTCCTTGATCTTGTCAGTCAGTTTGTCGAGGCCCTTTTCGAGTTCCTCGTGTAACTTCTCCTTGAGCTTCAAGTCGACAACGGATTCCACGCTGAGTGTGACTCCCTCTTTGGGATCGGGCGTCTTCCCATTTCCGTTACCGTTCATCATGATCTTCTCTCCTGAGACGGCAGCGATGATGATGCCGAGACAGATCACGATGTTCTGGGACAGTGCCGGGATGGTGGAGGGATCGAGGCTGAGTTTGCTCTGAACCCACTTACTGTTGGCAAGGATTATCGCGATCACCGCTGCCATGGCAAGCCTGGATTTCCGAGAACGAAAATGCCAGATCACGCTCTCCCACGGACTGTACTTTTTCTCCTCTGCCATGCTCACCCCCTTTCTGCCGTAAAAGATACAACACCCCGGAGGATGTTGCAAGATAAATGTTGGAACTTTTGATTTAGAGCTTATCGATGTCCACCTCGAAGTGCATCGGGTCGGGTCGATCCATGTGCCCGAGCCACTTGAAACCATTGGACTCGAACAGGTGGATGATATGTTGGGGGATGGTGCCGGGCGTTCCGGGCTGGTTCTCCCATGGATTGATGTCGACCGCAGCCGCGAAAGCATGCATCGAGATCGGCTTGTTCTTGTGATACCACATGTGCCTCGGATTGAAGATGCTCCCGTGAAGGATGTACTCCCATTCCGCATCGTACTCGACCTTGTGGCGGATGAACTCCATCACCTTCATCAGCATTGGAGCCATCACCTTGTGGACGTACTTCGTGCCGATGATGGGAAAGGTCTCTCTGATGAGGCACTTCTGTGGGAAGTCGTTGATGATCTTGATGTAGCCACGGGGGAGATCGACGTATCGGATTTCACCGAGCCCTTTCAATGCGTATGAATGGGTCTCCGTACTCCTGATATCGTTCTTCGTCACCAGTGCCATGCTACCTCCTTACGGGTGCGTTTTGGTTGTAACCCACATGCTTGGGTTGGACTTGAACATTTTCTGAAGACGCCTGAAATGAGATTTCATCGCAGTCGTTTGTTGTTGCATCGTATCGATAACTTGCTTTTGCTGGATCTCTAGCTTACGAACCCCATCGTCGGCATGATCAGCTTTGGTCCACATGTTTCCCCAGAAAATGCAGAGCCCAGCAAAGATAACGAGCAAGAAATAGACGGCCATCTTCCATGCGGCGGCTTGGCGTGTCTTTGCAAACATGAGATTTGGTTCAAGAGCAGGCTCGATAGCTTGGGGCTTCTCCGTGAGCGCGGCGCCAATCCTCACAGCGAGAGGCTCAGGCTTCAGTGCCTCATCTAGTTTCTTACTAGCTTCCCCGAGGGTGATGCCAATGACCTCCTTGCGAAGGGACTTCACAAGTTCCTCGGATTGAGCCTTGCAATGATCAATGGACACGAGTGGCTTGTCTTCCAGCTTCAGGATGAAATCAGATATTGTTTCTTTGATCTCATCCTGGGATTTCTGCATCTTGGAAACGCGTCCTTTGATCTCAGAAACGTTGTTTGTGGAGATGCGTTCCTTGATCAAGGCCATAGCTACGTTGAAGAGGATCTCTGAATTGAAGCTACCCTTCTTCAGAAACTCTACGGTGTGGCCACCGAGACTCATTCTACGAATGCGCGATAGGTTGGTCTTGCTGATATCAGCCGATACGAACAAGATAGGCGTGTCGTAGTGAAGAGTATTTCTGACCTGAGACGCCAGCGTCACGCCATCCTTGTGAGGCATGTTGATGTCAAGAATGAGAAGAGAATAGTCATTGGTTTGTCGAAGATGATCTAGGACTTTGCGAGAATCCCGAACGTCCTCGACCTCGAAATCATATTCACCAAGCATGTCTCGAAGAGACTGGATAGATGTTTCGTCATTATCGACGACCAGAATTCTAATCTGATCGGCCACTGCCCCATCCCTTCCCATTTAATACCCCCTCGTTGTAGCGCTACACTCTATGAATACGGCCACCTAGGATCGTTCTTCATGTCTGTCTCGGTATCACGGGCCTTTTCTTTCTTCGCCTTCATACCATCGGCGATGGCTTGTGTAACGTTGGTCAGCGTTAGCTTGAACTTGGACGAACAAGTATTTACGAGAAGATTGAAGGCGTCCTTCTCAGCCTGTGTGATCGTATCCTCATTCATGACTTTCTGCACGATCTGATTTGTGCAGTCGAGCATAGCCTCCATCGAGCCCATGACCGTGAAAATGTCTTCGAGGTTCTTGCGGGTATACTCCAAGGCGAGATCAGAGGCGATCTTCGCTTTGATTAACGCGAGAGCATCGTCATACTCCTGGCCGGTTTTCTGGACGACTTCTTCTTCTGTAGGGTCGTATTTCCAGAGAGTGCGCTCGTCCCAGGTAAAGCCATCGGGTTTGTCGACAAGAGTTGACGGAGGATTGTCGGGTTGCGCCGGCACCGAGTCGACGATTTCATATGTTGACTCATCATAAATCAATTTGAAAACTGGTAGCATGTTCACTCCTAGATCGTGTACCCGGCTACGTTCCAGTACCAGTACGCATTGTTTGGACTGTTGTTAGAATAGGCGGCTATAGCCACGGTCCTGTCACCATTGAAATTCACAATACCGTAACCCGGATTGGCATCGTATTCTACTCCTTCAGCACCAGCGGCAACGCCACCGACATGGTATGCGCTACTCATGACGTATTGCGCTGCGGTTGGGAGAGAAGCATGCAGCTTGGCAGCGTACATGTTAATGACTCGCGCTGCACCCCCCACTGTATTGTACAGATTGGCCAGTGTTACCAGAATCACAGCTTTAGCGCCAGAAGGAATTGCCGGTGTCAAGCCACTAAGATCGATCACACCATTGAATGCGTGTTGGCTAGAGTAGTTCCATGGAGAGCCAGTTGTAGCTCCACTATAGAGCGTGTTGTTATATGCCATGACAATGACTGGAGTATCGAATGGCACGATAGAACCAGCACCACCGACAGCGGTCAGGAGGACATTCCCGTTAGGATCTGTAAGGACATCACTGCCGCCGAACTTGGCAGGAGCAGCTTCTCCGTTAGCTGTTTGATAGCCCGCAAGCGCAGGAATATTTGCCATGTCGTCCTCCTAGAGTGTGATGCCTTCAAGATATAGGTTGTTCCAGCCAGCCGGTGTGAAAGCCGTCCACCATCTAGCCTCGAAATTGCCAGCATCATTCAGCTTGACAAAGAAGTCTTCGCCTCCAAAGAAACCCGTAGTGTAATTGGCTACAACGCGGGCCAGGGTATTATCCGTATCGCCAACGGCTCTCGCTAAAAGAGTAGGTGTGCCGGCCGACGCATTCACCTTGCAAGACACATGCACCATATCCACTCCAAGACGAGGAAGCCAAGAAGCCATTGGAATCGTTGTGTAAACGATAACAGTATTGCCAATCCAGGTGCCGGCAGTAACATCAATAGGAGTCTGATACCGAATGTAGGCACCCATGCCTACATTGCCACCGACCTGAATCCAACTAGCACCATCATAAACCCACTCAAAGACGTCGCCGACGAGACATACGATCGTCCGTCCCGTCTTTGTGAGCGTACCGGAGATGATGGTATTTGTGTCTGTGATTCTAACGCGAATTCTGGTTCCGGCGACACCATTGATGAAGTTCGTGATCGTCGTCAAAACTGTATTCACAGTCTTGAAGTTCTCGCCACCACTGATATCTGGCGTGGCATCCCCATCTGGAATTGCCAATTCGGCGCTCGATGGAGTACCGACCATGATCACGTTTCCATCAGGAGTGACCAGCGTATCCCCTGTGTTCCAGTTACGAAGCTCAGGGTCGTTGGATGCGTTGATGCTTGGCTTGCCAGTCATCGCTATTACGTTTGCCATGCCATCTCCTTACGGAATCGGATATCCGATGAGTCTCGAAAGCTCTGCGGCGAGCCTATCAAGCGCATCGCCGATCGTTGTCGGAGCACCATTCCAGTCGCCGGGGGTTCCAGCGCTGTACGCTCCAGAGTTCTCGGTTGTAGATCCTCGCGGAACGAGAAAGAGGACTTCTTCTCCACCAGAAAGAGGAGTGTTGAACGTGACTTGCTGCGTACCCGTCTCTTGGTAGTCCTCGCTGGCGCCTACGAGATTGAGAGTCCCATCGACAAACACGAGAAGACTGTGAGTGCCGACATCGTAAGAACCCGCCAGATTGAAGACTGCTTGACTTGCTCCAGCAACTTGTTTTTCCCAAAGCTGATTTGTCAATCCCAGACCACCCTTGGGTACGAATGTGACAATCTTTTCGCTACCAACAAAAGGAAGACCAGGATAGGTTGTGAAAGTGATCTGCGTTGGATTGTCCTCGGTATACTGATCCTTCGGCACGTAGGCGCCATTCACGAACACGAGCAAGTTATCAGCACCGACAGAGTAGTTGTTCACCGTGTAAGTGGCCACCGCTGCCGTAGCTGCCTGTTCCAGATAGCCCGCAGTGCCTACGACAGCGCCACCGTGAACGTGATCTTCGCGGGCATAAGCTGTAGCTGTCCCGACAACACCTGTCAAGCCCACGTCTTGTGGAGTAGCAGTGCCGGGCTGCGCGTTCGTCTGGTGAACATGGTCGGCTCGCGAGTAGTCGTTGCTTGTTCCAGGCTGACCAGTGCCAGTGCCAACCTGTTGAGGAGTCGCGTCAGAAGGAGATGGCGCATTAGCCCCTGTCTGGATGACATTGCCATCAGGGTCAGTGAGAGTATCCCCCGTGTTCCAGTTCTGAACTGCTGGATCGCCAGAACTATTGACCCGGTTCGTTCCTACTAGCGCGGTCTTGTTCGCCATAATCTACTCCCGTTGTAGCGCTACCATCAGTCTTCATAGCAGGTAACGATTAGAATAATCTCTTCCTCTTCATCGATAGTAAGCTCTATCGTTTCTTCCTCTGTAACTTGAAGATCGATCTCTTCCTCTTCTGTAATAGCAATATCGATCTCTTCCTCGGCAACGACCTCAAGGTCGACGGTTTCTTCCTCGACCACGGTAAGGTTAAGCGGCTCCTCAAAGTAGGTAAGATACCTTTCCTTCCTACCGCAGATGACGCCTTTTGTTGCAAGGCAAATCGACACTATGCTTTCACCACCCTATAGGTGTCTACGAGATCCTGATCACCGGACTCAGGTGTTGTTTCGATGTTGTAAGTTGCGATGAGCCCGGTTGTTTCGCTACCGCCGCCAGTAGCAGGCACGTTTGCAGCGGTGTCGAAAATTCTAATACGTCCCTCAAGGAGAAGCCCGAGGGAGTTGTGGACTGTGTTGTCAAGAATGTAGTTCTGCTGACACATGCCACGGACGATGGCAAGCTGCTCGGCCGCACTGCCGGCTGTACCGAGATGGTCAGCGAGGGCCTCTTCCCAAACCTGATCAGCGATAACACCGGCTCCCTCGCTCCAGTCAAACCTGAAGTAGAAGATCTCGATTGAGGTGAAATCATTGGGAGCGCCGACGTTGCGATAGATGGCTGTGTATTCACCCTGAGCATCAGGATCGGTAGTTCCATGATCCCAAGTCTTTGTATAGAAACCACCAAGCCAGGTTTTCTCAACGAGGGTTGCCTCTTTTGTACCAGTCGGTGATGTGCTCCAGACGAGCGTGTTCCAATCCCAATAACGGCCATCGCTCATTCTGCGCATCTCGACTGTGGGGGTTTCGCCAGTGACCGGAGTGCCCCTGCGCGTCATCATGACGCCGAGAGTAACGGTGTCGTTGACGAATTTGATGTGCGTCTCGGCCATTGGCTTACCAGCCTTCGGTTCTTTCTATAATCGTAAACTTGTCGATCTGTCGCTCGAAGTCGGACGGGGTGATCTGCGAATAGTCCTTGAAGCCGAGGAGACTCGCAAGTGAGAAGCCAGCCATCATATAGCAAACCGCCACGAGTTCGGAGCAGAAATACTTGTCTGGACTGTCTGTATTATAGAACGCCTTACGTATCGGGATGCCAAGAAAGCGCTCGATCAGGAAGAACTTGGCCAAGCCAATTAAGGCCGGCTCATCATAAGCACATTTAGTCCCGATCATGCGTCGGGCTGTCATTGCAGCCGAGATCTGCTCACCTTCAGTGATGAGTTTAGGTCGAATGAAAGCAATCTCGTAGAGATCGTAGTCGATAGCATGAGCGCGGCAGAGGGGCCACCACGCTTCTACAACTACGCTATTAGACGGCTCTGACAAAATGGCAGTATGCGTACAGCGACTTCCCTGAAAGAGTCCTATTAAAAACGAAAGAGGACTCTTCCAGAGGTGCTTGGCTTTCACCTTGAACAGCACTATGTCGCCAGCACGTTTATTCATCTTCTGGTGATCTGAATAAGAAGTTGATGGCAAACTGTCGAGTGCCAGAGGTGCTAACAGTCTTCACACGAACGCCAATGATGAAACCAGAAGGAAGCCTCGCTGAAATCGAGAATGGATTCTCGATATGGGCTACCCCCGAAGCGATCATCCTGTAACCGCCGAGGTTTCCATTCGATCCGCGAATTGGACCGTAGCGACCGTAAACCGGCTTGACCTTTACCGTCGTATCGCGAGCGGCAGCAAGCCCAGGTGTGAAGTTCACATTCGGGCTTGAGATACCAGTAACGGTACGAACTTCGAGAAGCTCGGTTTCGGCAGCGTTCCAGAATTCTATGGAGCGCTTTCCATTCGCCGGATTGTAATATGGCGCATAGGCCGCGCCAACATTCACAGAGGTTGCGCCCTGAGACGCACTTGCCTTGAGATTGGTTTCTCCTTCAGGATGAATGGCCACAATGAAACCGTAATCTCCTATCTTGCAACTCTCCCACTCGATCCACGCTTCTTGGATGTGCAAATCTTGTGCAATTTGCAGAGGAGTGTTACTCCAGAGATTAGCTTCCTGCTCGAAGGAAACCCCGTCGATGAGCATGCCTAGCTTGTGCTCTCTGAACTCTTGCTCCATAAGATCGCAAGGAATAACGGGCATTACGTCACCGCTTTCTTAGCTGCCACGAGAATGACCGCGCTTGCTGGATTAGTAAGACCGGACGCTGTTGCAGGAAGCGTATCTCCAGAACCGCTCTCTTCTCTTCTTGGAAGATAGTCGGCAGGGAAAGTCTCACTCGTAGCAAATGACACTGAGTTTGGGGTTCCGTCGTAGATCATAGCGAACCAATAGTAGCCGCTTGTTGGGACAGTGTAGCTTGATGTTAGAGCTACCTCGACAAATGTGCCCTCATCTGCCGCGAGGATCGTTCGCACATTTGTTTCTGCAACCTTAGAATTGGGATCTAAATCAATATCACTCGGATCAGTCTGGGAATAGATGCCCAAACGGATATCGACAGAGGCAACTCGATTCGTGACAAAGACAACGAACGAGTCGTATTCCGCATCCTCAACCAAGAAAACACGGACATACTGAATATCGGAAGCTGCACCGAAAGATGCTGATTTAGGATAGTTCAGCACAGTGCCTAACATCGTCACGCCAGGTAAAAGAGTGGCATTCGCGTCTGGGAAATCAGTGAATTCCCATTTCTCATCAGCGAGGTTGTACTGGATCGTTTGGCGATCCAACAAGGTTCCCTGGACATTGTGATCGAGAGGACTCTCGATCTCATGAAGGCGTGCGTGACCACCAGCCACCGGGGCAGGCTCGTACTTCCCGGTGACTTCATTGTAGACCGGAGCATCACCGTGATCTGGAGTCACGGTCTTCGAGATGGGGAACTCCTCTTCTAGGAGAAATTCCCCATCTGCCTGCTGACCGAGAATCTCAGTTTTCTTTCCCACCGTTCACTCGATCCCAGTGCATCTTGCAGTAGCCCCCGTATTTCTTGGAGCCCTTGCGATTGCAGAACTTCCTCTTCCTGCCGCCCTTCACCTGAACGAAGTGGACGTAGAGGCATCGCCCGGCGGCCCTGTGCTTCTCCATCTCCTCGTCGGCGACAACGGTTTCTTCTTTTGCGATCGGCTCTCCGACCGTTCCGGTGGCAAACGTGACCACATTGCTGAGGCCACACTCCTTGATCATCAACTCCAGAGTGGCGATGATTTCATCTGTCGATGCAAGCTGGCCCTCGATGAAGGCCCCTCTCTGCTTCAGTCTCTCCTTCTCATCCAGGAGACGTTTCTTCTTCTGCTTCGCGGCTTCGAGAACAGCGTGTGCCCCTCTCGGGCCAGTCACCTTGTTGAAGACTTCCGTTTTGATGTCGTCGAGAGACTCGGGGGCTTTGGTATCTTGCTTGTCAGGCATAGTATCCAAGCCTTTCTAGGAGTAGGGGCCTCCCCCTGACTCCAGGGGGAGGCCATTCAGACTACTTGCGAACCATGAACGTGAAATTGCGGTTGGCCGGGATGGTCTTGTTCCAAGTGATCTGCGTGCGCAGAGCACCCGTTGCGGCTTCCTGGTAGTCGGTCGTGGTGTCCGTGAGGATACCGCCGTGCTGCAACTGGCCTTCCAGGTACACGTCCATGTTCTGGGCGTGACCACCGGAGTCCGGGGTGTACTGGAGCGAGCCGGGGAGGGTCCATGGGGTGCCACCCGTGATGACGCTGGTTTCCGTATGCTGGTACTTCTGGACTCCCTGATCGTCGAGTTCCTGACCGATCTCCTGGAGAACAGCCTCGACGTCGGTGCCCGTGAAATACCCGCCTGTGTCTTCGACACCGACGAGGCTGGCGCCCTCGCCCGTGGCCACACTCGCGAGATCTCCCCACTTGAGATCGAGCTTCTCCAGCGCGGGGTAGATGTAGTCGTTGTCGGTCAGGACGTTGTTCTCGGTGAAGTTGTAGGTCGTCGACGTCGTGCCGCCGATCTGCGTCTTCAGTTCCGTGAAAGCGTCCTGCACGTCATCCCCGGTGAAGTAGCCGTTGGAGCCGCCACCCGTGGCCGAGTCGTTGATCTTGACGAGGTGAGCGCCCTCGGCTGCGGTGTCGCCGTGGCCGAGCTTGTCACCCTGCGCGTTGACCTGAGCCTGAGTTGTCAGACCGTTGTACAGGTAGAGCATGCCATCGACAACAACGTTGTCGTCGGAGATGGACCCGGTGAAACCGGCCATGTCGTGGAATGACGGGTCGATGAAGCGATCCCATTCCAGATCCTGGTACTCGCGCGACACGAGAACACAGGCGAGATCGATATCGACCGAAGACGTGAAGCTGTAAGCGGTCTCCGTGCCCGACACCATCGAGTACCATGTGATGATGTACTCGGTGCCAGACCACGACAGACGACCGTAGACTTCATTGCCAGATCCATCATCGATGGCGTCCTGCGTATCGTGGTTACGGATCGACAGGCGATGCACCTTTGTGGTGTCTACGACGACACCCTCTGTCGTGCTGTTACCTCCACCGCTATTGTGATTGGTGATGGTCTTGATCGCAGTATCGAAGGCGTTTGTCGATCCGCCCGTACCACTGGCCACATCGATGAAGCCCGACTGCTGAAGCAGGTTGATGAAGAACCTGCCATAGATGTCGGCCAGCGTTTGGTCGGGTGCGTCATACCAGTTGGTCACGCCCATCTGTAGCTTGAGAAGAGTGCGCATCACGTTGAGGTCGCCGAGCAAGTTCGTCTGTCCCTCGGCAACACCAACAGTCTGGGCACTCGCGATAGCGTCATCGTAGGTGGTCGACGCTCGGATTTGTAGATCCTGGTCGAGAAGGGATTTCTGGCCCATCTCTCTTCCTTTCTATCTTATAGTTCGGCGTAGCTGACGAAGAGTGTAAATACGCGTCCTGCCGGGATCGCTGTTTTCAACTCAAACGTTTCATCATCGATGACCGTAAAGCCATTGTCGGACTCTCGGTCTAGGACTTGACCGTTGAAGTAAACGGCCAGACTCGTCTCGATAAATTTTTCCGGGGTCTGATACCGCTGCCTGGTAACGAGTTCTGTCAAAGCAGAAACGTCACGCCAGACAGGCGCCCCACCTTCAAACGCTCCGAAATCTACCGAGACCACCATTTGGGGCGACCTCCTCTCTAGCCCGTGGCTCTAGGTCGTGGATCGACGTACTGGATATGCGATAACGACATGGCCCGCCGGATCGGGCACGTTCTTAATGGAAGAACCTGCGGATCTCCACACCATGCAATCCCAGCGGAACCTGCCAACTACCGTGATGGCTCCTGACTCTGCTGGCGTAATTGTAAAACGGACAATGCCGTTTGAGAGATCAGCCGGCGGCTGGCCAGTGAGTGCGATCGTCTTTTTGAAAATGGCATCGGCGTCATCTTCTGTTTTGGGATTCTTCTTGACTGCGAGATACAAGATATCACTCACGGTGAGCGGTATCGGATCGTTGTTCTCGTCACGTAGGACGAATTTGTACTTCTTCTCGTTTCCGATATAGATCTTGAGAAGATGTGACCTGTCACTATCGAGTTCCGGTCGAGGCATAGGTTTTCCTCTCGTATGGTAGCGCTACCACTAGGTAGCGAAAATCGGAAACATGTTGAAGGAGTCGATGCCCTGACATTGGTACGTCTGACCGAGACCATTGAAAGTCGAGTATGCCCCAACGCCAAGCTGTGCTTTGTTCAAAAGCGCCCCTCCTGCCGATGGCGCATAACTGTTTATGTTGGAAACCTGCCCTCTGGACATGCAGTAGAATTGAACCCAAACTGGACCGCCACCACCGCTAAAGAAGTCTATCCATGAGCCCTGTATCTGCCACAAGATTGAGTAGAATTGAGCTGGCATGGAAGTGATATTTCCAACCCAATGGCAGTGCCAGTGCCAAGTTTGAACTCTGTCTGGGAAATTGTTCCCCGTAGTGATGGAGATATCATCCGATGGATATGAGTAAGTAGTTCCATTCTGGCCGATGAACAAGGGACGAATGAGCATGGAATCGCCAGAGCCCCATTGAAACCCATTCGTATTCTTGGCAACAACCATAAAGTGAAGATGCAACGTGAAATCGCCAGAAAGCCAAATACAAGTTTGTACTGGCATGTCTCCAATGGTGGGCCATGGTCCCCCCGACGCTGCTGTTAAATCATAAGCAACACGGCTACCACCCGGCACTGCGGTATTGGCATACCAGACTCCAGGAGTGATACCAGTGGCGTCATACCAAGTTGCCAGAATAATCGCTCGAAACGGACTTATCTGGTTTCCCGGAGCAAGTGGATATTCAGTTGCGCTAAGACACTGTTGGGCACTAGAAAATGACTGCGAGAGATCTTTGAGACCACCATTGGAACCAATGTTAGTGATACCAGCGCCATCACCGTAGAACTGTGTCTGCGAAGGATCTGCTGGCCAGCCGATCGTCCCCACATGAGCACCAAGGGGCCAATCATGCGACCAGCCGCCGCCAGGGTCATCTGTTGAAGTATCATCCCATGCGTGCTGATACTCGAAACCGTCGCGCAGGCGAATGCCCCGCTCGCGCCCAGCCTCTGCGCTCTGATAGCCGAAAAGCTGATTCAGAACAAACTCTGTCCCATCAACAAAAATTGCATCGCTTCCGACAGCGCCCATCGGCTATCTCCTTAACAAAGTCTCTTTCCAGGATCGCCATTTGAGAATTGGCCACTTGTTTCATCACAGAGGTATCCGTAAGTCTGCTGATTCTCCTCGCTGGCAGTGAGCCAGTCAAGCTCGTCCGTATCCCAGGTGTCATCTCCGAGAAAGAAACAGTTATACGAAAGCCTAAACATGTCCTGGAGCTTGATGTCCATCTTGTAATCGTTAATATCAACCGCTACCTCGATAACTCGATGTAAACGATTAGTATATCCACGAATATTAGTAGCTGCATCATAGAACGGACCCTGTGCAGTCGTAATGTTCAACTTGTCCGTTAGATCCACAGGCTCGAACTGCCCTGTAAAAGGGATCTCCATCGTGACGATTGGATTGGCCTCGGAAAAGAGATTGATCGTAGCAGCTACGACACGCTGTGCTGTAACAATGTCACGTATCCAGTTAAGTTGCAGCGTGCCCTCTGGCCATTCATAAACCTGCTTCGTCCTCTGTATCGATGACTGATCATCTTCAAAACTCGAAAGAAGGTACGTGTCTGTGACGTAATCCCTCTTGAATTCGTACCTTATCTTATTGATGATGCTTGTGAACTCAGTGCTATACTTGTAAGACCCATCCAAGATGTCAACGATGTCTGTGATATGCCGAGCATCAGGATCATTGACTGTTGTTTCAAAGAACCCACAAGCAATCTTGCCGTTGTTCTTTAGCCACACATCCATGCGGAAGTTGTAGCAATACTCTTCGATGAACGTGGTCCACTCAACGTCTTGTGTCACGGCGCCAGCGACTTGATAGCTATTGCGAACAGTAAAGACTTTGGCTGTGACAAACGAGTCATTGTCTAAGAGACTGTCTGGCAACTCGACAAACCTGGAAAGCACGATCTCAAGGAAGTCGACAGGATCGGTGACGAGCGTACCGCTCGGGGACTCATCATCAGTCACGCCAGAGATATTGACCCTGGCCTCACTATCGCCAACCGTCTTGTATGGCGTGTGAACCAGAGTCCACTTGAGACTGTCAGCCGTTACATGGTCAAATGTGAAATTGACTTGCTGGCTATCCTTGTCTCCAATATAATCTTCTTCGATCCAGAGCTTGGCATTGGAATCTTCTTTGCACCAGTGCCTTGCGACAACGAACTTGTTCCAATACTTGCGGTCTGACTTGACCTTCTTGGAACCTGACTTGTCTTGATCTTTGTCAAAACCAAGAGCATCGGCAGCGTTGATGCTGGCGTTTGCACCTTCTGACCATTGCAGCGTAAGCTCTCCACCCTTGATGACCTCGATCTGCAACTTGCGTTCTGTTGTATCAAAAGTGACATCAAAACCAGGATCGCCAGGAGGAGAACCCATCGCCGCGTTCATTCTGGTTTCGACTTCGGCGGCGAGCGCCGCAGGATCTGTGTAGACACCGCTTGTCAGAGTAACAGCGTATGTCGTCAAGCTACCGCCGAATGGCTTGTACTTGAAATCGATCTTATCATTCTGCGGCTTACTACCAGAACCATCGGTGATTTCAACAGCCCAATCAACCGGCGTCACCTTGAGAGCGCCGGTATCGGTTTCTACGGTGCCCGCGATAATTGCTGCTACGGAACCAGCGAAATCATCTGCAACGCTCGGGAAAGAATCAGATGTAACATACTGGTTCGGCAAGCGATTGAAGTAACGAGGCATTGGATCAGTAAACTTGAGACCCATCGTGAAGCCATCAAACTGAATGTCAGAAACAACACCACGGAACAAGGTGTGGAAATCTTCCCAGAACTCGTCCTTGAGTCCGTAGTTCACCTCGTATGGTGTATTGATCAACGAGATGTTGTGATCCGTGAAGACCTTTGATCCCCACCCGGTAACGTTTTCGATCTTGACTTCAAAGTCTGCAAGCTCGTAACTACCAACCCGACCGCTGAGAGCCTTACTGATATCTCCATAGGAAATTACGCGAGGCTCGAATTCCAGTGTTCCGTCGTTGAGATATGTGTCGATCTTGGCAATATGCTCTGTCTCGTCGGTGCCGAACTGGTCGACTGCCGGATCAACGAGCACATCGAGAACGGAGTTCGTACAAACACGCCAGCCAACGCGCCCGATCGCTGTGCGTGTTGGATTGTTGACTTCCAAATCTGGATAGTCAGGATCGAACGACATCTTGTTCCATCCTGGCTCAATGGAAATAGCCGAGTCGTAAACGCTGTAGATCGGGGTAACTTTCATCCATCGAACGTTCTTGATATTCCAATTCTTCCCCGGCGTAGCGCTACCACCGACCGGGCACCCGATCCTTATGACTTCTCCACTATTGCTATCCGTGTAGAATGGAATGGAGAATAGCTCATCGCCATCCTTCTCAACCGTGAACTTGTCGTGCAAGTAATCGCAGATGAAGCGCCACACGTGGTAGCTGTCGCTGACGGGAGTAACATACTCTGTTACAGCACCGCCGAGAGAACTGCGGGTCTGGATGACTTCGGTAGTCCCGTTATATCCCATGAAAAGGAGTACGTGCTGGGTGCCTACGCGGAACTCCATGCCCCACTTGTAGAGCCCGGCGTTGGCCGCAAGTTGAGACTCCATTTCTATGACACCAACGGAGTCAGCATCCCAATGACCACGGATACTGGTATCCATCTCCATGTAATAGATACCGGCTTGGTTTCCGTCGATCGTGAGCACTCCACCAGAGGTAGTAAATAATGAAGAGTTTGTAACTCCATGCTGGATCGGCTCGCATGTCATCCGGGTCAAAATTGGCTTCGTAGGTGTTGTCCCACGGCGCAGACACATCGTTGAGATCATAATACTCTCGAACGTAATCGAAAGCGATCGTGCCACCTGTCACCGGGGTTGTGTCGAGTTTTCCGTATGCCAGACGATTGCCATCGAAATCGAGAACGTTGGGGCGGAAACCCGTGTGAACTTCTTCTTCATCAACCCATACGGTAAGGCTACCGTCTGCTCCATCAACCCTTACCTTTATAGGAACAATTGCCGCAGAGAAATTCTGAGTAATCGTTGTATCAGAAGGTCCAGGTATGACCAGTTGTGTAGCCGAAACCTTGAAGGTATAGCGTCTTTGCTTTGTCACGAATTCAAAGAACGCTCTCGGAGTTGTGAAGCCTTCAGCAAGTATCTCAAGCTGGAACCAGATCGTGCTCATGCTCGACCAAGAACTGTGCTCGAAATACGACTGATCTGCATTGTCAAGATCGACTTGATGAACATCGTTGTAGAGAATGCGCCAGTGGTTCGGCTCAAACGGTGGAAGTTCCTCAGACTCGAAATGTGAGCCTCTGTAGGCTACAGGAAACGGAACCTTGTAAGCGTTGTTGAAACCAAGACCATCGAATTTCAAAGGAAAAGGAATCTTATAAGAGTTGTTGAAGCCCAACCCCCTGAAAATGACCTGGGGCGACGTAGGGGCTCCGTTATTGAAACCTAGACCTTTGAAAACAGGATTAGCCATTAGGGTGTCCCGTTGTTTCTAAGAACCGCTCTCATGTTCCACCACTGCTTCGCGAGGAAGCTCATGTTCGTGCCACGCGCAACCATCGTCCAGTCGATGTCTGTAGTACCTCCCGCGTCTGTGTTATTGAAGACGGCCGAGTGTCCACGCACTTCGATTTCTCTCGTTGACGTGGCCTGCGAATTGTCAACCACATCCGTGCTGCTCTCGGCCGCCGCCCAGAACAGACCTTTCGGAACGATGGCCCTTCCGTAGTCACTTACAGGGCCGAGCACTCGTGCAGAAGTAGCAGCCGGTTCAAGACCCATGTCCATCTCGAATGTGCTGCCAACAACAACAACTCTTGTGTACCCGTTGAGGGAGTCGACCGTGACTGCGTTGTCCGATTGATAGTTCAAGGCTCCGGTGTCATCGGCTGTAGTGTCAAAGCCGATATCGCCGCCGATAGTGATCAGCTTGTTCGCGCCAGAATTCCAAAGAAGGCTCAGGAGTGCGCCAGTTGTGTTGGCGATCGTATAGCGCATCAGACTTGACGAGAACGTACAGGTGTATGTCTGAGTCGATGCCGTAGCATTCAGCGCTGTCTGGATGGCCGTCGCAAGCGTGGCACCATCCGTATAGGAAGCCGCTGCCACCGTAGCAGCGAATGTACCGTCGTCATCTGTGAAGTCGATCTTGTCGTTCACGCCTGACGAGACAGTAACGGGATCGAAAGAGTCATCGTAGTAGGACTGATCGTTGGCCCATGTGCCAAGCACATGGTCATCAAGGCCAATGCCCGGACCTTGTTCATGGTAGAACACCCCGCCAAGGAAGGACGCGCCACACTGGCTACCATCCATTCCCAATGTCCTGTATCGCGTGAATTGGGCGTGGCCGGAATCGAACGAATAGTCGCCATTGCCAGCATCCGTGAATGGAGGCGGATAGGTAGCGATGTCCCAGCCACCCGTGCCTCGCCAACTGGCCGTGGCAGATGCGTTGTATGCGACGATCGGGTTTCCGCCCGTGCAGTTCGCATCCATGATCGACGACATGATCGTTATGTTGGACTGGAAGTTGATGTCGATGAACGTGCAGTTGTAGAACTTCGCGAGAGTCCACGGATAGCTGTAAACGTCCGGGCTTCCTCCGAGGTTATTGATGAACGAACAATCGAACCACATGTGACCGACGCCGCCGAGGTTGTTTGACCACACGAAATAGTCTGTCGTGTAGTCTTTGAAAATGGCTCCGGTCCAAATCACGCCATCCTGAGTTGCGTAATCGGAAAACTTGGTTTTCGTTCCCTCGCCATCAAAGATGACCTGACCGAGACAGATGTTATGCTGGAACTTTCCGTTCTGAATGTTGGGAGCGCCGAAGTTACCTTCTCTGAAGTAGCCTCTCACCAGAACGATGATCTGCGGATCTGCGCCGGCAACAACTGTCAACGCAGCCGCGTAAGTCTTCTTGGCCAAAACGAAACTGGAACCATCGTTGGCATCGTCACCCGTAACGCCATCCAAGTAGCAAATTGCCATTCTCTAACCTCCTATACGGGGACTACCGATGGAAGAGTTTCGGTATCTCCGAAATCGACCTTGTACCCCTCTGGATTGGCCGATACCGTGTTGTACGTCGTCTCGTCAATCTCAAGAGGTATGTACGATGGCGTCCAGTTTGGCGGCCCGCTGGTATCAAACTCTCTCGTGAGGGTCTCTTCGTCGAAAGCCCCATCCCTGGCTTCGCAGGAATGAATTTCTCCATTGTGACCGTTGTATGTCACAAACCAGAATGCCATCTCAACCTCCTACGGAAACACCAATGCCCAATCGGACATTCGCATATTATCCCACGAAAATCCGGTGACAACCGTGGTAGCATCGTAAAGCCAAGTAACCTTTGTCACGCTTTCACGCGTCAGTCCAGAGGCGCTCTCGTAATCTGGCAAGTTCGGGTTGAAACTCAATGTCTGCCAGCCTCCGATAAACGAAAGCTGATAATCGTATTGGCTGTAGTCGCTGCCTTCCCACAGACGAACGCTAACCGAGTTGATGTTGCCTATCATCCCGGCTGGGATATAGAAATCAACAGCGGTCTGTCCTGTGAAGTCAAGACCGGATGTGTAGTTCTTCTCAGTTAGAGCTTCACCACCAGCGCCCGAGTAATCAGCCTTGACAGATTGTGTGCCTTCTGTGAACTGCGTTGTGTTTGCTGAGAGAGCCGTGTCGGCACCTGGAGTGAAGTCACCTATTGTCTCAAAGTCCTCCATGAGGGTGCCATACACAAACGCTGGCAAGTATGATCCATCATAGCGTTTGGTCCATTGCGTGAACGCCCTGAACTTCTCATACTTGTTCGTCTCGTCCAGGATTACTTGGAACTTGTCAACTCGGTCAACGTCATCCTGGCTAATCTTGAAGCGTGCGGCGAGCTTGTCGAATACGTTATAGTCTCTCGTCACTGCATAATCGCGAAACGCTCCACCATAGAGTTCCCCGAACAGCTTATCAAACTTGAGGCTGCTAGGGCTGTCTACGAAATCTGAATAGTCAAGGAAGACCTTGACTGCATTGTCAATCACGAGATTGCTGAAGCGAGAGAGACTGTCCCACCTGAATGTTGAAATTGCCTCTTCCTGGAAAGTCACATACTTGAGGTAGACTAGATCAATGGCCGTATAGTCAACCGTGCCAAGTGTGTACGCTGGATCTTTGACTTTGAAGAAGCCTCTGTTCCATCCTTCCTGGATATCGTTCCAGGGAATGCTGAAACGCGAGTTATCGAGGTATATCGAGATGCCAGTTGTAGAAGTCTTGATCTCAATGTCAACTTGCGTGATGTTTGTGAGCGTTGGAGTCCCGGTCTGGCCAGTGAAATTGGTAGAGTTGATTTCAAAACGGTTCCACCCCGCCGAGAAAGAACTGAACTCCCAATATGTAGTTCCACCGCCATCGGTAAAGGTGATCTTGAAATTCGTTAGATTCGCTGCCTCTGCCGTCGTAAGATAGAACGTATAGAAGAGTGGCGCATAAAGCGCAAACGGATCATACGTTCTCGACGCGCCAGTATAAACAGCCGGGCCGGCAGAGTCGTTGGTCAGCTTGACCGACTTGCTTCCTTCTATTACATGTACGGTGTCCAGAGCCACCGAAGCGTTCACGTCCGGTGTCCATGGCGTGATTGCCTCGAACGTATCGAAGATGTTGTTTCCGAAGTAGTACGTGGCATAGTTCGAGACATCGTTGCACAAGTAGAGGAAGATGCCACGAAGTTTACTGACTTCTGACGCCTCAATGTAGAACTCCGGCTGAACGAAATCGTAATCGCCGAAGTTCTGACTATCGATCGCTCGACTGATCAGCGCAGCGTCAAATCCTGCCGTCTTAGGAACAAGCAAAGCGCTCCCGCCTACCAGAGTGTAGGCGCCATCGAGCGCGAGTGTCCCAGCGCCGCCCGAACCTGTCCACGCGCCAGGATCATTCAGGCTGTCTATTACGGTTCCTGTGAAAGGCTCGATGATCTCGTTGTCAATTTCCCATGTTCCAGTGACTACGGGTTCCTCATAATAGAGGATTGGAGTCTCAGCTTCCAAAGAGTCCAGCTTGATCGTAGGAGTGGCTGTGTGTGCCGGAAAGATCATGCGGTAGCCGTACTCAGCAACCTCTTCGAGATCCGGTGTACCTATCTGGAACGTCGGGAGACGAGGAGAAAACCCGAGCATCGCCCAGGCATCACCAACAAACGCGTCCCCGTTGACATCTACAAAGTCAGCCTTCGGTATTCTATAGACAGCGAAAGAAGCGGCGTCGTCTAGCCTTGCCCAACGAACATGCTCCCACTCAGCCATCCCTGCGAACCCAGGATTGTGATACTGAATTCCGAACCGGAGCCAGCTTGTGGCGGAAGTGATTGCGGTTCCAGTGGTGGCCACTGCACCATCCACAAGGAGAATGAAATCGCCTGTTGTTTCATGGATGAAAATCTCTATGTCGATGAAGTCGGTTGTCGTGTCGACTCCATAACTGCCGGCACCAGAGTTCCAACGGATCAAGCCGTCGCCAAGCTCAAGATCAACGAGCTTGCCACGATAGTTTGCCTCGATCATGGCAAACGATGCACCGCTAGTCGTAGGCGCTCCAACAGGCATCTTGCAACGATGCTTGACATAGAGCCACTTGTCGCTCGATGGTGTAAGCCAGTCGACCGACATGTCCCTGGTGTAGTAGACCTGATCGGAGAAGAGGCCAGAGCCCGTAGTCAGTTCGAGAACGCCACTGTTGATGTTCTCCGTGTATGTCCCGTTGGCCACCCGCGTGAACGGATACGTCGGAAATGAAGTCGGCAGAACAGCCGCCTCATATTGAGCCTCATAGGCTTTGTAAGGCTCCAGGCCACCGCTGTTAGCGATGATATCGAAATACTCAATATCTGCCAAGTCAGCCGCTTCAATGTAGGCGTAGACTTTGAGATTGGCGTACTTAGAGACATCCAGGTATGGCGTGAAGGCTTTCTTCACGCCTGCCGAGTCTTCCGTGGTAGCGCTACGCTGGAAGCTCAATGATCCATTGCCATCGACGGTTGGCGTGGTAACGATGACGAGACCAGACGTATCGCCATTTATGGCGCTGTACTGGTCTGCGTATCTGAAACCGTCGAGTAGCTTAGTGGCCATTAGAAGCTCGCCACCTTGATCATGTTGGCTCTCGGTTGTTCGACAAGCTGAAGACCCATGAAGTTGTTCCATTCAAGAAAGTGAAACTGCCGCGTAAACTCATCCTGCAAGTGTCCGTAAATTGATTCGTTCGGCTCGGTCTCATCAAGAAACATGATGAGCGGAATGAGAGATCCGTCTGTCACTTTGATCAGGTCGGTAAGCTCTGCGACCTCTGCATCCGGCCGCTGCGAGAAGTTCAGGTTTGTATAGGCGCGTTGCTCAGTTTTCTTGAAGCGCCACGAGACTCCATAATCGCTGTCATGGACTGCATTATTAAAGAGGAAAGTTTCTCCAAGATCCCAGGCACAAGGGTGCGTGAAAAAGACAGGTTCGCCGAGGATGAGTTCGCCAATCCACGGAAGGTTTGCATTCCCAGAGTCAGATGCGAGCAAGCGCCAGTATCTGTACGTCTGTGCTGCACTCCAATACACTACGATCTGGTGTTCATTCCAGGTGAGAGAAAGGTTCACGCCGGGAGAACCGAAGGCTGGATCATCGTCTCCCTGAAGTGTGAGAGTAGCCCCAGAGGAAAACCCATGCCCCAGCATGGCAAACATCTGCACATCGCGAGCAGCAGCGAGGTCATAGCTCAATACGATGCCAGTCTTGGCAGACGCTTGCCCGATTGAAGACTGTCTCTGATTGTAGAGCTTGAGTGCGTTGGCTGCTGAAAAATTCGTACCAGTGAATGTAGCAAGCCCTATGTAATTTTCGCCCTGGGCTATGCCTGGAGTATCGATGATGTAGCCGATGCCCATTAGCGAATTCCCTTCTTATACAATGTCTTCGCAGATCGCATGCGCACATCTGGCGCTATGCCGGTGTTCGTTCTTAGCTGGCGATTGAGAAGCGGCACGACTTCCTTGTTGACCACGCGTTTGACACTGGCACCGTCCATCGCATGGATCTCGAAGATGTTGGTATTGCCAACCGGGCGGCCACCGCCACCTATCATCTCACGGAACGCATCAGACGCGTTCTTATCGAGTACGATCTCTCCTGGCGTGAGAAGCGCTGGCACCGTGTCAGTGCTTCCTGCTGCCCCTCGCAGGGCTGTCCCTCGCTGGAATCCAAAGACACCGAAGAAGATGTCGGCTCCGCGCGATGCCCCGAATATCCCTTTGAACAAGGCTTTGACAATCGTGGCCTGGATAATGATCTCCAAAAGCATCGCGAGAACGTCCTTGGCGATTTGACGTAGACTCTTCTTGAGATCGAATGAACTATCCACGAATGCTCTAGCTACAGCCGAGATAGCTCTCTTGAGTCCCCCGAACATGGCATTCGTAGCAAGGCGCATCTCTGCGCTCATACTGTAGAGCCAGTCACTGTATAGAGCTTTACTCTCGGTTACGTACTCGTTCCAGAGCCTTTCCTTTTCTGTAAGATCCTCTATCCACGCCTGGTGCTCCTTCATATCCATGAGTTGCTTATCTGTAATAAGCTGCGCATAAAGAGGACCGTAGAGATTTTTGAACGTGGTTTTGAACTGACCAGCGGCCTTGTCAATCTCAGCCTGCCGGCTTGACATAGCCTTGGCCCATTCCTTCTCGGCCTGTGCTGCCTGAACCAACTCTTGCGAATAGAGCTTGATTTCAGTGGCTGTCATCTTAGCCGTCAACTCGCGGAACGTTGCCAAGACCTCTGTGCGCAACCCCTGATCCAGAGACTTCCAGGCTTGTTCAGCCTTGAGCACTGCCGCCGCTTTCTCGTTAATCGTCTTAGTCACGTTGCGAAGTTCAACAGGCTGCTTCTTCAGTTCACTCACAGCATTGCTGAGTTCCTTAGTGTACCTGTCGCGCATCACATCCGAGAGCTTCTTGATTGCTGCCTCGGCCTTCACTACTTCGCCACCAGCAAGTTTCAAATTGCGCGCGTACCTGAGCCATTCATCTGGCTTCAAAGCCTTGCGCTGTGCATCGAGATGATCGATGAGTTCGAGCGCAATCTGGCTATTGAACTTTCTCCATGTCTCGAAGACTTGTTGCGATGCTGTATCCATCTTGGTGAAACTCTTGAGCAGTGTATCGACTTCTGGAATGACAGTCTGCAAAGCGTCCTTGAGTTGAGGCAGTGCGTCTTGAATGGCCTCGGCTGGAGACGCAAGATACTCTTCTTCACTTTCTTTCACGGCCCGGAGGAACGGATCAAGAACGCGACCGACAAGCTGTTCAACTTGATTTCTCTGCGCTGGCGTGATCCTTTTACTTCCGATGAGCGCACCAACAAGAACACTCGGTCGATTGATCAAAGTCTTACCAACACGTTCAACAACATCATCGCCAAGCCTTACAGCATCGCGTATGATCTTATTCCTCTCGCCCGGCCCTTGTCCGAAGAAGATCCCGAGGACACTCTCTTCCTGAGCCATCTTGTCTCTAATGGCCTGCATCATCTTGCTAATGTTTTCTCCACGAGCAAACGCTTCGCCCGCTTCTCTGAACATGCCTGCGAGGGCAGGGCCGAACTTCTGTCGAATCTCGTTTACCTTTTTAATAAAGGAACCAAACCCTTCGGAAGACGCCTTCTTGAGATCTATGAGCAATGTACCGGCCGTTTTGGTCAACTTGACCATGGCTATGTTCGCCTTGTCCATGTTATTTTTGATGCCAGCGCCGCTGGCATTCATCTGCTCAATCATCTCTTTAGCTTCTTTACGCAATCGTTCAATCTGTCCAGTATCGAACGACTCGTTTATACGTACCTTCAATCCAGCAAGAGAAGCTAAGAAATTTGTGATTTGAAGTGTCAGACCTTTTTCATCACCAACCGCATCGGCCATGGCCAATGCGCGATCTTCGGCATTGCCCATGATCATTGAAAGAATGAACCCCTGTTTACTCATGGCCTTACCAGCCGCTGTCGCCAATCTCCAACCAAGCGCCAGTTGAGCAACAAGTGTAGCCGCAGCCTTGAGAGGCACTGTCAACTTTCCAAGGATCGTTGTCTGGCTTTTCATCTGCGCATTGAAATTAAAAGCACCGCGCGTGGCAGCGTCCATTATCTTGCCAAAGAAATCTAGGAAGTCTCGGATGTGCCTGAAGATCAGATCATCTCCGATACTCTTCATAGCGCTAAGAAAAATTGTAATGAATGGTGCCGCCGCTCTGAAGTTATCTCTCAGTTCTGACAAGGCATCTCCGAGAGTTTGCACAATCGCGCGAGCAATAGGTTCAACCGCTCTGAAAACATCTACGCGAAAGTTCTCCCAAAGAGCACCAAAGCGATCCATCTGTCCAGATAGAGTCTGAAGCCTCTTCTGCATCGCCTCTGTAATGAGATCGCCGGATTTATTGATGTCTTCGATGACATCCTCGATTGCCTTCCCATTCTTAGTGAGTTCCTTGAGAAGGTTGACAATGAAACCAGCCGTGCGGCGACCGAACAAAGTCGTAGCCGCTGCGAGATCTCCCTGAAGCGGGATGAGTGTTTTGAGAATGTCTTTCAGCTTGTTCGTTGCTGGATTTACATTCTCAATCGCAATGCCGTACTGAGCAAGCGCAATCTGGGCTTCGCGGGTAGGCTTGGCCAGACGAGTGAGCATGTTTCTCATCGTTGTACCAACCGTAGAAGCACGGAGGCCCATGTCAAAGAACTTGGTCATGATCGCAACTGTCTCAGTGAGATCCTGACCAAAACCTGCGGCGGCTGCGCCACCGAAAGCGAATGCTGTACTGAACGTCTCGAAGTTGAAACGCGTTCGCAAGATTGCAAACGAGAATACTTTGAGAACATCTGCCGCGTCACTGGCCTTCTTTCTGAAAGCTGCCATGGCACCAACGAGGATCTGAGATGTTCTCCTCATCTCGACGCCAATAGCACGAGAGAACAATGCCAGGTCCGTAAAGACCTCAACAGCTTGTGTTCCAGTAAGACCGGCGCGCACGAGAACCTCGAAGCCCTTGGCGGCTTGCCGTGCGCCAATGCCAAGCGCGGCTACCTTTAGCGACAACTCCTCGAAGACTTCCGCGCCTTTTCCTGTTGCCACTGAGACAAGTGTGATTGAGTCTTGCCAAGCCTTTCCTATCTGGATGGCTTGCTTGACTATCTCAATCAGTTTGGATACCGCCGCCCAGGCCATGCGGAAGGCTTGCGTCACTGCCTTGAAGACGTTGGCGATGGTATTGACGATGGCCAGGACCGGGTGCAACAAACCGGCAAACGCACCGCCAATACCCATCACCACTGAACCAACGAGGCGGCCGATTGCACCGAAGTTACGCCCAAAGGCCGAAACGATCTTTTTGAGATCTCCCTCGGCTGCATTAAGCACCCTGAACTGGAGCGTATATCTTCTTCTAACTTCTTCGGTGGCGGCCACGCTTATGCCCCAATCTTCGTTTCATCGCTGTTAACTCAGCCTGCTCTTTCTTGGCTTTGCGCTTTTCTTTTTCTTCACGCCTCTTAGCATCCCAGCGAATAGCCTCGTTAATAGAAGCAAAAGCCTCTACCATCTTATTAGGCATATCCATAAAGCCGACTGAGTAAGGTGGCATTTCAAGCAACTGCCCGAGGGTGAACTGATCGAAATACCACTCCATCTCCGGGTCAATGAAAGATCGTGGACATTGATGAATGAGGGTCTTCGGATCTCCGTTGTGGAAAAGGAACTGGAAGTCCGTCCGTTCTGGATCTCCTTCACAGTTCCTCCTCCTTTTCTGGTCCTCTGTACACTCGTCACAATCCCATTTCTTGGAATCGTGGTTCAAGTGAAAGAAGACTATGCAACGAAGTTTTTTATATCACCCTCTTGCAGGTGCGAGGAGTCCTCGATCGCTTCGTTGATGTCCTCGATCATGTCGACGAGATCTCCCTCGGCGAGCTTGAGGATGTCCTCTGGATCGGTGATCACCCTGTCGTTGATCTCGACGTTCTTGAAGTTGCGAACGTTCTCGCAGAAGATCTTGTCGGCGGCCTCGGCCATATCGAACTTGAGACCCTTGCGGAGACTCTTGCCCTTGACCGTGTAGTTGCGGCGGTACTTCTGCGCGTCCTTGTAGTTCAGGAAATGGACCTCGCACGAAACCATCTCCTCGGGCGGGAGACTTCGATTGTTCGCAAAGTCGGGAACATACACGGTCCAATCCTGACCACTGGCTGCCTTGTGCGTCGTGAATTTCATTGGTACTCCCTTCGTCTCGTGGTAGCGCTACCACGTAGATCCGGTGATATCCAAATCCGCCCCGGTCTACTTGAAAACGATGTAGATCTCGTTCTCGAACGGGGGACCGCTCGTGTCGAGAGCCATGCCTGTGAAGTCGACCGTGGCTTCTTCCTGTTCGGGCACTGTGAAAGGCACGTTGTCGAACTCGAACTCGGGCAGATGCACTTCCATGATCTGCCCGGCTGTCGAGCCGAATGTGACCACCACGTTGTGCTGGTTCTGAAAACGATTGAAGTCCTTGACCTCCCTGGCGTACTGCTCTTGGAGGTATGCCGTCATGGTCGCACTGACCTCGCGGCGACCGGAAACCGAGAAACCGATGGCCGACTCTTCTCCGAAGATGTCGTTCCGAGCTTCCATGTTCCCGTTGTATTCGATGCTTCCCTCTGTCGTGTTGAGATCGAGTGATCCGTCGATCTGCACACCACCGAGGATCGAGTTCTCTGGGGAACCCTGGACGGTCGGGGCCGGGAAGAACGGGATAATCTCGGCACCGCTTACGAAAGCAGCTTCCCAGCCACCGCTCTCGTCCGTGGTGATCTCACCCGTTGTCAAAGACTCGTCGGCTGTGTAGCTCAGGGCACCTGTGTCGTCTGCGGTGAAACCAAGAGTCGGACCTGCTGTATTGGTGCCCGTGGCCCAATCGATGTCCAGCGAAGTGCCGTCCGACGAGATCGTGATCTTCTCCGTGTCGGCGTCCCAGGTCACAGTATAGGTGTCACTGCCGACCAGTTCCATCCTCGTCTTGATCTCGTTGGCCAATTGCGTGAACGAGACGTAGGTATCGGCGGTCAGGATGGCACTGAGCGTGCCCGAGCCCTCGTCGAAATCGATTTGGTCGTTGACACCGGAGTTGATGACGGGGCTTGGCCAGCCACCGGCTGTCACTGCGGAAATGTGGTAGCCATTGCCGCTGTTGTCGTACTGCGTGCCACCGCTGATGAAAGCCACAACGGAGTTGACATCACAGACGTCATCGGCCCTCGGGATCTTGAGCGTTGTGCCGGTGATGGTCGCCGCCTCGCCCGTGATGTGCGATGCGGTGATGACCCATTCCTTGCCAAAGCCCGTGAGTTCGAGGGTCGGCTCGTCTGTCCCGGACCAGGAGATCGTCGCCTCGTTGGGTACGCAACCTGTGAGAGACTCCGCAAAGTGATCGCAGATCCTGTGCAGAGTCAACGAGATGTTCTGATTGCGCACGAGCGTGTACTGAACATCCACGCCGGCATTGACTGTCTCGGCTCCGAAGAGAGCCTTGAGAAGCACGCCAGCGTCTGGAGGAGTGGCTGTGACGGACGGATCGATGCCAGAGGGCACGAGATACGCTGTGACGTTCCACTCCACGGACTTCTTGCGAGTGATGCGCTCGGTGTGCGATCGTGTCGCCAGTTTGTCGTCTCGGGTCACACGCTCCTGGGAACGCGTGAAACCGATCTCGCGCACTCTGACGGCATCGCCAGCAACCGGCCGAGCCCACACTCCGAATGTGGTCTCCTCGGTGACGTACAGTAGTTCGTCAGCGCCGAGTGCGATATCGGGGATACCGGGCATTCCTCACCTCTTCTCTCAAACGCCAAAGTGATACGTAACGGTGAACGTAAGTTCGGCCATACCGTATGGCCGAAATCTTGACTCGATCTCTGCTCTTGAAAGATAGGTAGCAACTGCGTTGCCCCCGCGCTTCACATCTTGGTGTAGCGCTACCACCACGTCGTCGATTACATCAGAAAGAATCTCTTCAAGATCCTCGTTATTCTTGACGTAAATTGTAACGAGTATATCCCAAGTAGATTTGTAATATCTCCCAGGATTTCCCTCGAACGACTGTGCTTGGCTATTGACGAAAATGGCGGGAAAGTAACGGACGTGAGCCCACTCGTCAAAGTCTAAGCTCACTTCCCCTGGCGTATGAGAATACTGGTGAGTTCCCTCGCCGCCGAACTTCTGGACTTCATCATCCTTCTTGATCAGCTTGAGAGAATCTACCATGTTTTCAAGTATCGCGAACCTTCTGCCCATTTTATGTTCCCATTAGGTTGATGCCGATGACGCCTCTGCGTGGCGCCCGTTGCTGGGCTGCTGGTCGAATGCCATCCATGATGAATTCGTCGAATATCTTCATGAGCTTGCTCAATAGGCGACTATCGCCTTTGAGCCATGTGGCCGGCCTCTTCGGAACCTTCTTGCCTCGAAAACCAAGAGGCCCGCCGACGCTCTTGATCCCATCTTCATGGGTTGTCTTTGCACTCGCATTCGCTATGTTCATGTGAGCGCCCTGTGAACCGGAAGCGTCGGGCTGGTAAACGACAGACAGTTGAGGGTGATTGTCCTGCGTCCAGGAGCGCTTGTAATCTTCAAATCTGGAACGTAAGATCTGAATTGGAGACCCACCGTAACGGGGGCCGCCGTTATCCTTCACCCTGGTGATATCTCTGAAAGAACGCAGAGGCCAAGTAGAGAACCGGCTAAGGTCGACCCAATTCTTCTTACCTCCATCAGCATCAAAGCGACGAGATACTGTTTTCTGAAACTCGTCCTTCCAGCTAACGAAAACTGGCTTTACGTTCTTGAGCTTTCTACGAATGGCCGCAATGATGGCGTTAGCTTCATCGGGTTGCGCACCCTCGATGATCATGCGCATTCCACGCTGGCCAACATTTGCGATGAAGTTCGCCATTACGTCTTGTCGTTCTCCAGCTTTTCTTCAAGGTCTTCATCAACGCCCCAATCAAGCTCGCTACCCATATCCACAGAGGGATGGTAGTCTTCCCTTGTCGAAGCGATGCGGTTCACATTCGTGCCAACATCTGCCGGATCAACATCCGGCAGATCCATATCGCCATCTCGGATCTTCTCCAGATCCTTGATGGCCATGTCGTAGAACTCTTTGGCTGTCTCTTTGTCATTCCCGGCGATCCCATCGAAGTAACCTGTGCGCATCAAGTAGAAGATCGTGATGTCCTGGGCTATGCTCGCAATGAGAGCCGGGGTAGTCGTGAAGGGTACGTTGTAGCGATTGCTCACGTATGCGTCCACGATGGCGTCTGCCTTGGCAGCGCAAGTCTCTCCTAGCTCTTGAAGATTTCTGTTGTAGAGATCCCCATTGAGGAGAGTGTCCACCTTGTCGAGATCCGCATACGCCATGGTTTACCCTCTCTTCTTGGAAGATTTCTTCCTCGCGGGCTTCTTCTTCGGTGCCTCTTCCTCTTCGATCGTGGCGTCGACGACTTCCTCGTCGGACTTGGCTTCCTTGGCCTTGCGGCGCCTCGTCTTCTCGGCTACCGCTTCCTGATCGGCCTTCTCGGCAGGGTGCTTCTCGCGATCGAACTTCGGCACCGTGACTTTGGGAACGGTCTCGTCGTTGAGAACGGCTTCGAGTTCTTTGATTTCTTGCTTGACAGGCTTGACAAAGCCCTTCTCGGTCAGTTCGCGAGCGTGCTCGCTCTCGAAGTCATACACCGTGCCTTGCTGGAGGTGCTTGCCATGGAAGAGTACGCTCTGAACGATTTTGCACTTCATCTGTTCTCCTTTTATCTTTGTGCCCCGGTGGCCACATGGACCACCGGGGCATCAAGTTTACTCAGGTGGTCTCACCTACAGCAGGGTGTCCCCCAGCACGTAGGCTGCGGTCGGGGCGACCATCTTCTCGACTTCGACGCGGTTGACCTCGTACATGTCGGAGCGAATGCGGTCTTCGCGCCACTGGATGACCATTTCCTTCTGCGAGCGGAAGGTGCTCACGAAGTTCATGCCGTCCAGACCTGGATTCGGGTCCATGTAGAAGATCACCACGTTGTCGTTCCAGACGTCGGCGATCGTGGCTGTCTGGCCAGCGTTCGCCGTGTTCTGGATGGCGTTGCCGATGTACAGCTTCAGCCCCCAGAGCATGTCGGGAAGGTCGTTGAACGTCAACTTGGTCTTGAGGTCCAGGGACGTGAGGGCGCTCTTGATGACGCCGATGAGAGCGTTGCCCACGTCTGCGGAGATCAGCATCGAGTTGGGCACGCGGCCGATCGCCTGTCGAACGATCTTCTTGGCGGCACGGATGTCGCCTTCGGGATCGCCACCTGTGTCGTCCCACTTGGTCGCGACGTTGGCGCCGGGGGGCTGGCCTGCGCCACCGAACGTCTGGAACATCGCTTGGATTCTGCGCTCCTTGTCGAGGTCCAGAAGGTCGATGGTTCGGCCGATGCCACGCTGTTCGAGGCGCCAGGGATCGTCGGCGTTCTCACGCACGCGATCGGGGAGCTTGTACGCCAGTGCGTATTCTTTGCACTGGTACGTATCGGTATCCCCGGAAAGCTGGACCTCGGCAGCGGGCGTACCCACGGCTCGTTCTGTGTTCACCGGAGTGATCGACTCGCGATTCTCGTTGAACACGTAGTAGATGTCTTGCTCCTTCTTGACGTCCACCGCAGGAGCGATCCTGTAGGTCAGGTACTCCAGGTGGTCGTACTGGACGGAGAAGTTCGTCAACGGCACGTTGACGTGGACTTGTCTCGGGCTCAGTGCCGGCATTTATCTTTCACCTCTTCTCAAATGGCTTACGGGTTGTACACCGACTGGATGCGCAGGCGCACGATGATGTGATCGCCATCGGCGCCGGCTGCGGTCTCGGCCACGCCGAGTTGATGAGAGACCGTGGTGCTGGTCGCGGGGTCCGTCTTGACCTTGCCGGCGGTTCCGTTGATGACGACGGTATCGCCGATGCTGATCGCAGCGGCTGCGATTGCCCACCAGTATCCCTCGCGAACGATGGAGCCGTTCTCGCCTTCTTCGGTCTCGTATTCCGTCACGCCGAGCGGGCGCTCGTTGGCAGCGGTCGGGAGCTTGAAAAGCCCTTCGTCCGACGTGTCCTGGATGACGGTCGTGTACCGAGGAACGGTGGCGCTTGCGTTGTTGATGTAGGGCGCCGTCTGCTCCACGCGGGGTCCGGGAGTGCTCATTGTTCACCTCTTCTCATTCTTGATGTCACAGTTTCAAAGGCATCTATTACGAGGTCAACCGCGCGGTTGTTGTCGACCTACTCTTCGGACTTGCTGGCGTAGACCTGGGCGAGGGCATCGCTGTAGGTCAGCTTGCCGCCGCTCTCGTTCTGGAGCTTGACGGCCGCCTCGTGCTCGGCGACCCCGGAGAACTTGTAGCCGCTCCGCTTGGCCTTCTCGGTGAACTTCTTGTGACCGGGCAGGCTCTTGGGCGCTTCGTCGGCGGGCTTGTCGTCGTCCTGGCTCGCGTCGGGGTCCGGGGTATCGGGCATCTTGTCGCCCTCGTCCTTGGACTCACCGTCGAGATCGACCTTGGGCTTGGCCGAGTTCATGATGTCCATGAACATCTCGATCTGGGACTTCTTCATCTCCGACCCGTCCTTCTGCGAGAATGTGAGCTTGGTCTCGCCGTCCAGGGTCAGGTAGAAGAACTTGAAGCCGTCTTCGTCGGCGGGGAGCAGCTTGCCCTCGACCTTGAGCTTGTCGGCCGCCATCTGGGCGTCCTTGGCTCGGAGTTGCGCGGAGAAGTGCGTGGCCTGCTGTTCGGCCTCTTCCTTCTCCTTCTTGAGAGTCGCGTTGTCGGCCTCGAACTTCTTGAGCTTGGCGTTCTCGGCCTTCAGCTTCGCGATCTCGTCCTCGAACTTCTTGATGTCCTCGGCGGGCATTCCTTCTTCACCTCCATTGTCGAATACGATACGAATGGCATCTTTTTCCTGATCCGCGAACGGTCGCACCACGGGGCCGAGATCGTTGAGCGCCGGGGGATTGACTCCCAACAGCGCCAGCGATGTGAGCACGGTTCCATAGTTCTTCCCGTTGCGGTGGAAATCTTCCATGACTTCGATGGACTTGAACCTGAGCTTGCCCGGATCGACGTACTTGTCGAAGAAGTCGATCGGGAATTCCAGGTCGCCGTCCATATAGGGAAACGCTGCGCGGGGCGCATGGACCCAGCCCAGCGAGAGTTCGCCTTCCAGCGCGTGATGGATCTCTCGGTCGTGGCCAGCCGTGATCGAAGGCAGGAAGGAACCCTCCAATGCCTTGTAGTTGGCCACCATCTCGTTGATCATGTTCTGGTCCACCGGGACACCGTTCCAGGTGCCCACTTGGAAAAGATGCTGGTTTTTGACCAGCACCTTGTTATCCAGAACGACCACGTTCGGATCGTCGGCGTACTTCTCCCGAAGCCTGTCGGCGATGACCGTCAGATCCTGGGAGAACTTCTTCTTGTCCTCCTCTCCGCACGCAAAGCCAGCCTTCTTGGCGCCGGCCAGAACTTTCTGAAGTTCCGAGACAGCGCGGCTGATTGTCTCTTGCGGCACACCCTTGACCTGCGAGGCGCGGGCCAGGGCATTCCGCACGCCATTGACGTTGATGGTCCCGTTCGGTTCCCGATAGGGGAGCTTGTAGTCGGACTTCTTCTTACCTCGGCCATCGGCCCAGGCACGCAACGAAGCAGGGACAGCCCGGCGAAGCTGCTCAAGGCTGTATTCGGACATTCGGAAGTCCCACTTGGCATCGGTGTACTTGCCCTGGAACTTGGAGCGGCGCTCCTCGACGAGACCATCCTCGTCGACCTTCTGCTTCAGGCGCTTCTTCTCGTCCTCCTCCTCATCGCTTCCATCGGGGCCGTAGATTTCGTCGTCCTGGAACTTGTCCTTGTCCTCTTCTTCAAGCGGGCACTTGTCAGTGCCGCCATCGGGACCGGACCCGTCCCTCGGGCCACGGCGCGTGCCAACAGCGAAAGCCTGCGCATCCTCGATGAGAATCTCATGCGAATGACCTTCGTTGATGCTCGTTCTGTGGTGGAGGCCCTCGGCGAAATTCATACCGGACGGGATCGAAACGTCGTGGAAGTGTCCATCGATCTCGTTGGTCTTACCGATGAACTCGTCGTTGAACTTCACGACTTCCCAGGTATGGGCGTGATCGTGAACTTCGTTGGTTTCCCCGTTCATTCCTTTCCCTTCAGCCCACGCATTAACAACCATCTGGTCGGGTAGTTCGGGGGGTTGGTCCCCTGCGATTTCGTGGTAGCGCTACAACGAGCTATGCGTTGTTCTCTTTGCTACCGTCAGGGTTCTCGACATCTTCCCTGGAAGGATGGATTTGGAAGTCGCGGGACTTTGCCCATTCTTGCGCCTTAGCCAATGTCCATCCTTCCGATTTCGGAAATCGCAGGGCTTGCACCTTGGTGCCGGTCTTGCCTTTGGGGCGAGCGATGATCGCCCGCACCGTTGGCTTGGACTTCTTCAAGGTGATCGTCCTGAAGCTGTCCTTCTCGAAGATCCCCGGAGGACGCACTCGGTAACGAACCTCGTTCTCGGTCTGCTCCCACTTGAAGATCTTCAAGGCACTCATCTCAGAAACTCTATCCTTATTATATTGTATTCCAGAGCCGGGCACAACAATGTAGCTGAAATAGACTCCATTGTCAACTGCCTCTTCGATGAGGTGCTTGGCCAGATTCGGAAAGCCGACATCGTTGACCTTGTTGACGACACGCATCCCGGTCGCATGGATTTCGTTCCTGTTGCGGAGTACGTCGAATTCGTGCATGACTTCTCTGGCCGAAATCTCCATGATTTCGCCAGGGTAAGCCCACCTCGACGTCGAAATTGTGTCTCCCAGGACAGCGTATTTTTTTCCGTCCTGCTTGACGATCGTAGCCGCCGAGAATGCCAGCGAGCCCGGATCGATGCCGATGGTCAGATTGCTCACGCCAGGGATCATGGTCTTCTTGCAGTCAAGAACGATGCCATTGAACTTGACTGTTTTCTCATACAGCGGGATAGCATCTCCAATGGCCGGCGAGAGATTGTACGGATCGTTGGAGTAGACCATCACTTCTGCCACGTCAGGATGCTTTCGATAGTGCCGGATGGATGACGTGACATGGCCCGGCTTACTCTCGGAGGACATGGCCGATGAGAAGATGAGGGCCGGCCAGTTCTCGTCGTTGAAATACTTGATGCGACCCTTCCAGTGGAGATTGTGCAGATCGTGTTTGAAGAAGAGGCAGTCGAACACACGGAGTTCATGGCATACTTTGTGCGGCCTCGGGTTCTTCAGGAACCTACGAATGAAGCTCGATGGCATCGGCGTAGCGCTACCATCGGGCATCACTTTGACGTTGGCGAGAAGAACATAGTCTTCCGCCGGCCCGTGTTCCTTGAGAGCTTCGATCGCTTCCTTGAAAGCAAGGCTGCACTCTACTCCCTCGTTCGTCCAGACCTTGATCTTGTCACCCTTCTTGTGGATCTGCACATCCACGTCACTGCACCTGGCCACTGCCGTGACTGCTTCTGTCTGAGAGTCAAAGGATCGAGAGACATCCTCAACGGACTGGTGGGCCTCTGTCTGCACGCAGCGGGTGAAGGGCAAGCATCGGAAGAAGCGGCCGGCCGCCACCTCATCACGCTTGGTCGAGGAACGCGCTGCGCCGCATAGCTGCTGTGAACTCTGGCGAAGCTGGTGGAAGTAGGCGACGTCCTCGGCGCGCCCTGTCACGTACTCCAGTTTGAAATCCACCTCACGGCCATGCGGAACGAGGCAAAGATCGTAGATCGGCATGTCGAACGAGCACGCCGGCTTTGTGCTGAACTGGAGATGCTCCGACTTGTCAGGAAGGATCTCGTTGATCTTGAGGGCGCAGCCTTTGAACGCGTCGGTCACACCTTCCTCATCGAAGAAGAACGTACAGCGTTCACCGGCCACATCGCTGCGCACCTTGGCAACGCCGCCCTTGAGTGTCAGGATTGAATTGCGAAGCCGGTTGCCGATCTCACGCATCTTGCGTTGCGCGAACTGCGTCGGCTCTGTCTTGACTTCCGGCTTGATACCTCTCTGTTTCATCTCCTCCGCGATTGCAGCCTGAAGGTTCTTGAAACTCTCCTCGTCCAGTTGCCCTTGCAAGAGCAGCCCCAGGATGCTTTCGTCCAGGGCTATGAGTTCTTCGTCACTGATCTTGCCAAGATCACTCGGGATTTCGATAGCCATGCTGTAACCTCCTAGAGCTTAGGGCTCTGAACTTCCACGGGTCCACGACCGGGTTTCGCCCCAACGCCAGGAGCGCGGTCAATTCTCTTGCCGATCTTTCTCTGTGTTGGCTTGCCCAACTGCTTGGGCCTTTCACCTGCAAGCACTTCCTCGATCTTCTCGATTCTATCGAGAAGCGGATCGTCTGTCTCTTGCTCTGTCTCCGGAATGACGCCAGTGACTTGTGGGATCTCCACAAAGTCGCGAACCCATGGCTCGTCGGCGCGGATAACGCCGGCATCGTTGAGGATGGAAACAATCTTGGCGCGGATCGAACGGTTCTCTCGCTTCATCGGCTCGAATTTGAACCTGGGGTAGTCCTGGACCTTGAAGTTCATGTCGACCAGCGGCCGGATGATCTGTTCGCCAACGATGTCGTCCTCGATATCCTTGGCGACTTTTTCAAGAATGAGAAGGAAGATATCGACGTGGGCTTTGCCAAGAGCAAACGAGCCTGGACGCTCGCCAGACGAGAAACCGAGAAGATCGGGCATCAAAATCGCGTGCGAGATGGCCATGTTCTTCTCTGCAATAGCAGCCTCGAACTTGGCCTGACCACCTCGCTGCGCTTCCAGAAGTTCCATCTCGAAACCCTCGGGAAGCGTGATACCTGTGCGAGTCTGGATGTTCTCGATGATGTTGAGCATCTTCTGCACTTCGTCATCGGACGCGCCGCGAGGAACGCGCCCAATGACAGGTGGCGACCCGAAACGTTCGAGGAAGATGTTCCAGAACCTACGCACCAGCTTCTTCTCGATCCAAGGCAAATAAGCCGCGCGTAAATCGGAATAACCGTAGGGATTTCCGAATTTCGCGTTGTACGAATAAATGATGAACTTGTCGGGATCGAGTTCGCCACGTGGCTGCTCTATGCAGCGTACCGTTTGTCGAAGGCCCTTGATGTTGCCAAAGCAGTCAATCTTGAAATCGAAATAGTGAGGACTCTTCGGCTTCAACGCCTTGATACCGATGAGGCCCCGGTACTTGCGATTGTTCTTGATCAGAGTCCACACCTTCTCTGTGATTGAGAAGCCATAGTCCATCGCTGTGAGCACGTTGAACAAGATGTTGCGAAACGTGCCTTGCATGTTCACAAGATTCCAACTCACGAAGTCTGCGATGGCGATGTCGCGCTTGGATGCGCTGGCAGGCAACACATTCCAACTTGGCGCAAGGATGAGCAGCTTCTTGGTTGACGAGATGGCGTAGACTTGATCGTCGGTGAGCATCTCGTCGTAGATATCGAGGCCACGACGCTGGACCAAGGTATCCGGGTTCGTGATCAGAGAGACCCCGGTAGAGTAACCGTTGATTACGGTAGCCGCTGTCTCTCTGTTGAGTTGTGTCTTCTTCTTGTCAATCTTCGGGCGTCTGAGTTTCAACAGCGACAATACCCTTGAGATTAGAGATCTCGCGAATGTAATCATTTCCTGCCTCCCGCGCACAGATAGAAAGACTCCGTGAAGCGCGAATAGTGTTGAAGTCTAGCGGCATGTAACTCGCCGGGGCGATCGTATGTATCCAGTAACGCAACGCGGCCATCGAATGGTTGTCTACATCCACCGGGTTCTCAGAGACTGGTGCGTCGTCGCGTTTCTTTTTCTTTGGGTAGTGATAGACCGTGAATTCCCATGCTGTGTTCTCACAACGCGGGTTCACGAGGATGCCTGGGCGCCCTGTGTGCTTCTTCTCTTTCAGGTGTGTTTCCAGCGTGATATTCCCAGGCTTGATGTCGTTGATCCCAGGTATCATAACCAGGGGTTTGATGATCTTCTTGAAAATCGATGCCTCATCACTGCCCGAAGGATCGTGATAAGTATGGACACTCTTATGGATGCTCGCGGCAAGATACGGTTCAAGTTTTCTCTGGACAGCAAACGCGTTATCGATCGTATCGAGACCAGCGACGTAGTATTCATCAAAAATGTGAAAAGACTCTGCACCCATGCGATGACAGAATAGAACAGATGTCGGGTTGCGTTTTCCAAAATCGACAGCAAGCGTGATTGGGATCTCAGGATTGAACTCAGCGTCTGCGCTTAGATGCACGCCCTCATCGAAGCCCTTGAAGACAAGGCCACCATACGGGACAAACTTTCCAAGGACTTCTTGATCGAAGACTTCCTTGGGCATCTCCAGCGCCATCATCTCAATTTCTTCGCGCGGAATGTGGGGGTTCTCGTACAGAGTGATGCGCCAACTTGCCCACTGCTCGAATGCCGAATTTTGACCACGCTTGTAGAACTCCGGGAACCACCCGGCTGTTCCCTTTGGCGACGAGATGATGATTGCTTTGCCAATCTTGTCCATCAAGCGCTCGCGGAGATACTCATCCCAGATCATCTTGGAGATGCGGGCTGCTTCGTCAACAACCATGAAGTCAACGCCCTCGCCAAGAAGCGACTTTGGATTCTCGCAAGATCGACCACAAACTTCGGTTCCCCATGCAAAACGAATCCGGCGATCCCTGTAGGATGTGCCGGATAGTGTTTCGCAGCCCCACTCTTCCACCATCTTGCGCCACACGATGCGGAAGACTTTCTCTGAAAGATCATACGTAGGCGCAACACACCAGATCACCTTGTTGGGCAACCAAGCGTAGGCGATGACCTCGGCCGCAGCGCCGGTCGTCTTTCCAGTTCTTGACCCCGCCGTGATAACGCGAAAGCGGGCGTCAGAGTCGTGAAACTTCTTCTGCCCGCCATGTGGATTGTACTTGAGCTTCTTGTAGAAGAACTTATACTTGCGTTTTGGCGTGAACTTTGAGACTGGTATGTCAAACCTTACGAGTGCCATTGCCCTATATAATAAGGTAGGGATTTTTATCTGTCAAGCAAGCGTCGTGCCAATCCATGCTGGTGGCAATTCTGGTGCGTGGTAGCGCTACAACATTTTTTCGAGAGCAAGTCCAAACAACACGTCTCACGCATATCTATTAGCGAAAGGACGGTGGAGTAATAATGATAAAATTCTTCAGTGACAGGTATCGCCTTTATAGGAGGGACCAGTTCAACTTGGTCCTCCAGAAGAGGTATACCAAAGTGGAGAAAGAGCGCAAAGGAAAGAAGATCGGCGGCGGCGAGGGCTGGAAGGGCGTTGGCCCGTACCATGCAAGTGTGACCGATGCACTCCGCGCAATGATCGAAGATATGTTGATGGACAACGTAGGCGACGACAGCCGCGTAGTCGAAGCCGAGAAGTTCAAACACAACATCATCAAGCTCAAGAAGCTCGTTATGAGCCAGATGGACGAGACCGTGCAACAGTACCTCGCAATGGAGAGAGGCGAACTTGAAGAAGACGGAGAAACAGAAGATGAATTCGACGACGAATGAAGAAGTAAAGCCGTATGCTCTGGAGTACGGCTTCTTCGTGCTCACATGTCTCATCTCGGCAGTGATCGCTTTTCTCGCATCATGGGTCAACGCATGGATCAAGTGGGGCTGGATGGGTCTCCTCGGCAACGGCCTTCTCATGTTCACCATTGGAGCCCTCGGATCAAAATACTACGGTGCCCGCAACGCGGAAGCCGTTGACAATCGTGAAAAAGAAGGGTAGTCTTCCTAATGGTTGATTGCCATTGTCAACCGTCCTTTCTACGGCCCCGGCGAGTAGCCGGGGCCATTCTTCTTCTTTGCATCCTGGGATGTCACGGGCCAGATACCAATGCCGGCTTCCCAGCGACAAAGATCTACGTTTCCGAGTTGAGCGCTGCCAACTCAGAAATGTCAAGAGTTCCAATCCCATCGCCAGTGTGGGTTCGCAACATCACACCTCAACAAAACGCCGCATGGGGAACCATCACTTTCAACGAGGGAGATCCAAAAATATTTGACAAACCCATGCAGACTCAATGGGTTCAAAGACTACCCGCGCCTCTACAAAATATCCAAGGCCCGCTCGTCTCGTATAGCCTAACTCTGCATAGTATAGGCAGAGACGGTACGGGCGTATATATCATCTTGAGTGGCACTCAGTAACACGCTATACTATGTGCCCCTAGAAAGGACGAACAATGGGTATGAAGAAATGGTGGACAGTAGTGAAGCTGGTCGATGATGCTCGACCGGAAGCCATCACGATCGTGCGCAAAGGCAAGATGACCAAGCGCGGAGTAACGCACTTGGCAAAGAAGTATTTCCTCAAAAAGAAAGTCGTCAAAGACTACAAGACGACTGGATATCGGCACGTATTTTCCGACAAGCGACCTCGCTACTAGATGGTAGCGCTACAACGGGCGGCGCGCAATGGCAAAGAAAAACGACAACATCATCTTCAATCAGATTCAAATAAACGGGGAAATTACACCAGCATGGGCAGAACAAATGGCAAAGATGATTGCCCGGCAATGCTCTCTGCCCAACGAAGTCTTTGCTGTCGAACCGCCCAGATCACGTCATGCTGAAGGAACTGCTGTTGATGTAACTCGGCATGGAGTCGTAGAAATCGGAAATGCCGTCTCAACAAGCGGTGCCCCAATCCGAGCCGGCGATCTCGTAACCGCTGGCGCTGGTGGAAATCTCAACGGAGAATCAACAAATCCAGGTATCATCGGCACAGCTATCAGTGAAGCCGACGAGAATGGAAACGTCCTCGTCAGCCTACAAGGCGGAATGCAAGGTTGGGCCGGCGGCGATACCATTGTAGATCCAAACGGAAATGCCATCTCATTCTATGACAGCACTGGCATGGATGATGAGGAAGGCTACCACGAGATCAGAGATGAAATCCTCGCTGCTATGCTTCTCTTCATGTATCTGGAATTGAAGAAGCCGCCCGAGGAACGTAGTCAATGGTCACAATTCGACAAGAGGATCAAGAAAATAGATACCGAGAAAGATTGGAGTCATGTCAAATGTGAATTCACAATCACGATGGACGATCTGAGACACGCGCAACAAGAGCTTGGCACAATGCGTCAAGTCATCGATTTGGCCAAGAGCATGATGTCGAAGCCATCTGGAAAGAAACTACGGAGACTGGTGAAGATCTAGTGGAAAGCCCAGCCCGCATGAAGTTAAAAGAATTCAGGAAGATCATCAACGACCCCAGGTACGATGATGATCTTGAGGTATGCAGCTTAGATGGCGACATTTGGGCACTGCCCGTGAAAGACGTAGCACACGTCGAGTGCATCGGCGCCCTGTTACTCTTCAACGACCGCAAGAACAAGCCTATCTGCCGCTGGGCCGTCCATCTCAATGGTGTCACTGACACTGAGAGGAACGGAGTATGATCCTAGTTAAGCAAAGCGCCAAGATCATGAACGGTTCCGCCCCTGGTGGTATCGTCATGGACTGGTCGGGGTTCCTGGAACTGTGCGCTCGTAACTGCTACAAGAGCGAGGCCAAGATAGCCCCAGGCACCGACATTCAACTCATCAAGAAGCTCATCAAGCGTGGGCACTGGACCGTATTCGAGTTCTGGGATGTCACAGTTCGCTTCATCTGCGATCGAGGCATCTCTCATGAACTCGTGCGCCATCGGCTCTGCTCTTTCCTCCAAGAGTCGAGCCGCTACTGTGACTACGGGACAGGTGAAGAGAAAGATCACGTCAGGTTCGTGATCCCGTTCTTCTGCCCCAACATCCCCATCGGCATCCATAACGATAGCAGCGACAGGATGTCCTGGGATGACATTGAACACGAGTGGTGGAATGCGATGATCACGGCCGAAGAGTTCTATCACATGCTACGCCAGCGTGGTCTTCCACCGCAAGGCGCCCGCGACGTGCTCCCAAACAGCCTCAAGACTGAGGTGATTTGCAAAGCCAACCTCCGTGAGTGGCGCCACATCTTCTCTCTGCGCTGCAACAAGGCTGCGCACCCGGACATGGTTTCGCTGATGCTCGGCCTTCTCAGGGATTTTGCAGAGCGGTTCGCTCCTGTATTCGATGACCTGAAAGAAGAGTATCTCTGATGGGCATGAACGCTGAACTTTTCGCAATCGGTAAGTTTCAAAAGAAGATCGTAGACTGTCTCGACTATCCAGAGAACTACTATGAGTGCGTAAAGGAAAATACCAAGATCGCAACGCTAGTCCATGTGTGCCCCACGCGTGGTACAAGCGAAGATCTATTCGCAGCGTTCGGAACAGAACCCTGGGATTTCGGAAGTCACTGGCTAGGTAAGCTCGATGAAAAGATCAAAGATGAAAGGCTTCTTTCCTCCTTACGAGATGCCGGCTTGGATGAAGATGAGATCTCAGCACTCAAACGCCTGGCCAATGCAGGCTTTCGCTTCTTCCTGATGCCCAATGGCTAAGAAAAAGAAATCCGAACTCCCGGTCTGTCCAGTGTGCTGTGGAAAAGGATACCTGGGCAGGAACTATGCCCGTTCTTGCTCATTCACAAAAGAATGGGTTGCCGAGCAAAGACTTGGAAATCTGAAACGTAAACACAGACCTGTCATCCCAAGGATGATTGCGCAGGAGGAACTCGATGGCATCCGAGCAAGAGACGCGCGAGAACTCGACCCCCTCGATCCTCTCGTGTCCACTTATTCGTCAAGGGATCGGCACAACCTCTTGTGTCATCTTGCATGGCTCAAAGAAATCTTCGACGAACTCACGCAAGGCGAAGAGTGATGTGACGTTCTGTCAAGAGTGTGCAGCCTGGGCTCCGCGAGGCAAGCGCGGTCACTCACGTACTGGCCGGTGCAAGCTAGGGCCTCCTGTCGACGATCACAAGTGGCCTATCACCGCACACGACGACTACTGCTTCAGTGGTATCAAAGAATACGACGAGAACGGGGAGAAACTCAATGACGAGACTGCCGCTCCATAATCTAGTCGAATGCCCGCACTGTGGGGTAGAGACTGCGCCAGACACAATAGGCAAAGACAAAGAAGTGGCCTATATGAGCCGATGCACGACCTGCAAAGGTATCTGGGTTACGTATGTGAAATGGTTCGATGGCAAGATCATCTTCGCCGTGCCGCCGATGTACGAAGGAACTCCGTACAACAAAGAGATGGACGACACACTAACGATGCGTGAACCGAAATTCTTCATCCAGCCTGACAACTCACTAAGCTAATGTGGAAGATCATACGAGCTAAATGCGAAGACGCGCTAGAGCGCATCAAACCAGAATCATTCGATGCGCTCATCACCGATCCGCCCTACGGCATGGGAGACGTCTACAACCTGCGCGGTCTTCTCCGCGCCTGGATGCGTTGGGACTCCGGCATGGAGTATGTCTCGCCGGGTGGCTTCATGCGAGAGGAGTGGGACAAGTGCGTTCCACCTCCTTTCATCTGGGCAGAGATCATGGATAAGATGAAACCTGGCGCGCACGGGCTCGTATTCGCATCGGCTCGCACACTTGGTCTAATGGATATCTCGCTCAGACTAGCCGGTTTCGACGTGCGTGACTCGATAGACTGGATCTATTCATCCGGGTTTCCCAAGTCTACCAATGACAAAGAACGCGGGCTTGGCACAGCGCTTAAACCGGCGCATGAGCCCATTATCATGGTGCGCAAACCACTAAGCGAAAATTCAATTAAGAAGCAAGACATCACTACTGGCACAGGCTATCTCAACATTCGTAAATGTGAAGTCATAAGCAAAGACAAACTTGTCAGACCAAGAAAGAAAAAGAAGAACAATCTTATTCTTGGAAGAGGGCTTGGCGCCGGCAGACAAGATGAACCAGACGGGCGCTGGCCGCCCAATCTCTTATTCTCGCATTCTCCAGATTGCGAGGAAAATGGCCTATGCGCGCCAGATTGTCCAGTTGCGTACTTGCAATTACATGCAGGAATACGAAGAAGGGGAAGCCACTCACGCAAGGGTAAAATAAACTATTGCGGTGGCTGTAAGAGCAAGACAGCACCGAGAAAAGGATACGAAGAACTAGGCTATGCAGATATATTCTATCCTTGCTTCCGCTACATCCCCAAGGCCAGTAAAAAAGAACGCGAAGCTGGCCTGGAAGAACTCCCGACTCTGATGCTTCATAGAGTCAATCCCGGTGGCCTAGAGCACGATGCGAAGTGGGCACCTGTCGAGCGTAAGAACCCGCACCCAACGGTCAAACCCATTTCCCTCTTGGAGTGGCTATGCGATCTCGTTGTGCCAGAGAATGGGAGAGTTCTCGATCCATTCATCGGCAGTGGTTCGTTCGGATGCGCAGCCGTGCGTAAAGGAATCGATTTTCTCGGCATAGAAAAAGATGAAAGATATGCCGAAATTGCAAGAGCAAGAATAGAGTTCTGTGAAAGGATGGCAGCATAATGGCAATAGTCAACACATTCGGGCAGAGTGTAAATGTTCAGGCTGTAGCATTTGCCCGCTGGCTTCTCGCTGCCATCGAAAAAGGCGACGGCACTTGGTGCAGCATGGAACGCTGGGAGATGGAATACAATTACGAAGACGGTGGTAGATATCTCTGTCCAACTATCCGTATTGACATGACACTTAACACACCAGACATGGATGGACTCCATGCCGCTTTTAATGGTCAATTCGATGAACCAGAAGAAACTGCCACAGAAGGAGTAGAAATATATGACCCTAATACAGAAAGGGGACATCGTATTCGGCGTGCTCGACAACGAAGACGCGCCCGCATAGATCAAGCATCTATCGATGCTGCTGTTCAAACAGCGTTAGAAGCAAGAGCAACACAACAAAGGCAACGTAGCTTACGTGAAAAGTTGATCGAGATTTTAATGCAACACGGCCTCGTTGCATCCGATGAAGTAGATCTCGACATTGACCTTGGAACAGACATCGACACTGGCAAAATCAAGCGCGTATCAGTCAAAAGAAAGGTCAAGTGGTAGCGCTACCATGACGAAGGAATTGATGGACATCATTTACCTCATACTCGCTTACGCGATTCTGCTACCGTTGGCTATGCCGGCTTGTGTGAAAGAAGGTTGATGTGGCAAAAGTGAATGCGAACGATACCGTCACGCTGCCAGCAATCGCAGTAGTCGATCTACTCGTTGCTTTGAACGATGCAAGAGCACGGATACAAAAAGCAGGAGAGCACATCTACGCTTTCTGGCCAACCGCACCGATCACTGGACTCCTGGCAAGCGGAGAGTCAATCCTTAAACTCCATACCGACTACATTTCTGAGAAAACAGGACTTAACGAGGAAGGATGGATCGAATGCCCGTCATCGGATTCACAGACAAACTCCAAGAAGAAGCAACCAAAAGGGACGCGCAGCAGAAAACGTACAACATCAAAACGTGCGTAGCATTCATGCAGAAGATGCTCAAAAAGCACGGCATGCCTTGGTGCGTTGCCAAACTCCCGAAACGAATGCCGCGCGTGTTCGTTCTCAACAAAGAGAAAAAATCGATCGATCTCACCCAAGAGGCCATGAACGGCAAGCTCCAAATCATCAAAGGAAAGGTGTATTCGGAATGGTAGACAAATCCGTCTTGTGCAAAATTGCTTGTAAAGAACTCCCCTGGATCGCCTTGATGGTCGGCTTCATCTGTGTGACCGTGTTTGCTTGTTACTACACATCGTGTTACTTTCGAGACCTCGACGACAAGCGCATCGACAACGTTGAAGACAGACTTCACAGGATCGAAGCCGTCACTGGCACATACCCGCTCGGGGACATGGAATGTGAGAACGAAGATGACAGGGACGATGAAGTGCCACAAATGTCAAGCTCTATTCAAAGGAAGCATGCTCGACGTGGTGATCTGTCCAAGGTGCGGGCACAATCGTCTAAGCGGGTACGACCCGGACGGAAATGAAGCATGGAACATCTATTCTTTCATAGTCGCCGATGAGGTCGGAGAGATGTCTGATAAGCTCTGGGAGCGCTATAGAGATATGGAAGAAAAAATTCTTGACGAGGACGAATAGCCATGATACACTGTGCTCGCTTGGGCGAAGCGGGAAGCGCGACTACCGCCAGCCAAGCCGGAATGAAGGCCAAGCGCGCAGTCAGAGGTGACTGATCCGTACCGACTGGCTTCTCACGCTAGGCCGGAAAAAGACGCGATGAAGGATTAGCCGTCTACGTCCGGTGCCACGCAAGTGGAAGCAACAAGAGCCCTTCCGAGCAGAGGCCCACAAAGCCGAAGCGCGGGAGGGTTTTTGTCATGTACGCGACCAAACGCGCATCTACGTGCATATCTAGTTGTGATGATAGTAATGACAGAAACAGAGCGCATAGTTGACAACAAAGGACTCGTCCACAAGCTGATCAGAAGGTTTCCTCCCAACATGAGGGAGGAACTCTTCCAGGAAGGGATGATCGGCTTGCTGTTTGCTGCACGCAAATACAACCCGGACGTTGGTGTTCGCTTCGGCACCTATGCAACCTACTGGATCATGCAACGCATTCGCCAACACTTGCGAGAGAGCAGAACGATCCGGTTTCCACATCACGTCTGGAATCGCAAAGTCAAAATCGACGACGCCAAGCGCCGACTCGGCGGCACGCCGAGTCTTATCGAGATCGCGGAATATCTTGGTATGCCATTGCGTGAAGTCAAAGAGATCTTCGAGGTCGAGAACGTCTGCTCACTTGACGATACTGACAGGCATCCATCACCCGCTGCCGCAAGAAATCAATCGCCTGAAGAATTATCGATTTCTGACGCCTCAGAACGCTATATCATTGAGCGATTGTTCATGCTTGATGTGAGATCGCGCGACATCATCATGCGCCACTACGGGATCAGCGGTCCTGCGGAAACTCTCTCGCAGATCGCCAAGAGCTACGGCTTCTCCCGTGAGCGCATTCGACAGATCAGGAATGAAGCGTTGAAATTCTTACGCTACAAATGGTAGCGCTACCATAACGATGGAGCGCGAGAGGACGGTGAAATGGCATGTCTCGTCGAGGCAAGAAATCATTCGATGTTGAGTGGGAACGCGACGGCCTGAAGATCAAGGTTCCTGTGAAGATCCACGTGCCCTGTGGAGAGTTCATGGAAGAAAGCAAGATCTACTTCACGGCCAAGCACAAGGACTCATCGCTCAATATACGCAACGACAGCGCAGACGAAATCAAAAACAAGATCATCGAACATCTTAATGGCTGGTACTCCGTGGAATGGGAGATCTACATGCTCGTCAAGATCCACGGAGGAAGAGGCCGAGGCAACGATGACGAATTCGATATCAATGTAGAAGTCGATTACTACGCGGTTGGCACACACAACGACGGCAAAATAATCCACGTATCAATCCCAAAACCGGATCAACTACCCAAAAAGCCACATGAGAAGTTCAAAAAAATCAAGCGCCGCTGGCAAGTCTCACCAAATGACGGGATGCCAGAAACGGGTTATATCGAGAAAACTGATCATTGGAATTTCAAGAATAAGCCAGTGACTAAAGCACTACTACCTGCCACCCAACGAGTGGCCGATGCTGTCGAAGTATTCATGAGAAAGATGGATCTGCTTCTGGCAAACATGCATGCATACTTCCACCCAGACCAAGCAACCAAGACACTAAAGATGCTCGACAAGATCGGGCTCAATCTTCTTCCACCGGCAGAGGAGAAATGATGGGCAAATTCGCAATCTGTAAGTTCGGGCGCTGCGGCGCCAGCTACGATGCTGATGATCCTCGGGCACGGGACGGCCTCTGCCCGTATTGCGCTATGGCCCAAGAACAAGAAGAAACAGGCGCCACTGGTAGCCTCATTCTCACACAACCGACTATGCCATCTGGTAAGCCGCCAGATCCACGCAGATGGGGCTGGTGCCAGGAAGGCGACGAGAATGCAGCCGGGCCATTCGACTCAAGAGTAGAGGCCATCGAACATGCAATAGAACAACTCCTAGATGAGTGCGGCCCAGGCACTTATGAAATCTGTATTGGCAGATGCGACTATCCAGATCCCGCAAAGTACGCCAGCCTCTTCGCCACAAAGAAAGAGATGGGCGATCTCATGTACGAAATGGATGAAGCTGCCTACAACGATTGCATGTGTGAAGACCAAATTTTCTGCGAACGAGAAGGCGCGGCCGAGGCTTTCGAGAAAGCCATCACCGAGTGGGCATCTCAGTTTCTCTACGCCGACTGTTGGGTTCTCACAAATGATGAGAAGCTAAAGATCAAAGTGAGGGACGAATGATCATGTACGCCTATCAGCTTTGCAAACATGCCGGCATCACCAATCGCCAGCGCAAGTATTGGACTGATAAAGGCATACTCGTTCATCCAGTTATCAACGGACAAGAAATCAGAAACGGCTATCACGCTCGTGAAGCGTTCAAAGCGGCATTAGCAAATCACCTGATCAAAACCACACGTATCTCGGTGCAACGGCTATACGACTTCTTCAACCGTCTACACAATCTCATTCCTGAAGAACGCGTACTCGCAGACTGCATACTCATCTTGACCTGGATCTCAGCAAAGAATCACTACGACTACGAGATTTTGATCTGCAAGGGTCCACTCATCAAAGAATTCAAACTAGGTGCAGTCGAAACCACAATCGTGGACATGTACCCATTCTGGCCAGAGGAGTTCAGATGATCATTAGCGCAGCCGCGCCGGTTAAAGCAAAGATCGAGCGCGACGAAAAAGAGACTCAAGAACTGATCCGCTACTCGTGCATCGTAACTAGCGCTGACGACATCTTAGAAGTCAAGTTCGAGAAGATATCCTGGGCGGAAGCAGTAACATACAAGAGGATGTTTGAGGCAATCCAGAAAGCCGCGCTCATCAACAAACAAACCTTCACCCTTACGTTTGGCGAGGTCAAGCCAGATTTCGATAGTAGCGCTACCATCGAACCAGACGACGTGAAAGTAAAGATGACATAATGGAGATCAAAATGATTTCGGTAGATGTCGGCCCTGTTCTTAAAGAATTCGGAGCAAGGGTACAGAGGGAACTCGATTCGCTAGAATACGAACTCAGAACTGACCTCGAATACACCTGCGATGCAATGAATAAGCGCTTCAAAGAATCCATTCACGGATACCCCACCCTGAGAAAAATTTTCAAAGGTATCAAGTTCGAGATCAACTTGAAGTTCATCGAGAAAGAGAGCAACGATGAGCCAGACAATCATTGTGCCTGAAGGCATCGAATTTGACTGGAGCCCGCAGGAATGCGAATACTGCGGGCAACCGTGGCACACAGACTCCGGTGGTCGCTGTTCATCTTGCGGCGCCAATCCACCAACGCGACCGATCATCATAACGATCAAACCAGACCTGACTTGTGAAGAGATCGATAATCTCAAAAAAGCCGTGCAGCGGAGCTACAGGTGTCGCTGAAATTCGAGGGAACATGCTGGATCTGTGGAAAGCCTGGACCAAGCGAAAGCATACTCGACTTTTACAAAAAGAAGGACGGCTCTTTTCATCACTGCAAGATACAAGTATGCCTGGACTGTTGGTACGGCCGGTGCATATCTGGAGGCAGCGATGTAAGTCGAGACTTGCGGCTGCGCGGAAGATCCCTCGACTGGTACGGTGGGCAATTTCACTTACAATAGAAGGGATCGCAATGGTGGATTCAGTCTACACATGCCTTCAAAACATAGTGCGCTTCTTTCTTGAGAAATGCGGAGTCAGATACAATGAGGGCTACACATTCCTCAATCGTAGCGACAATCCGGCACTTTCCATGAAAGTCTACTACTTCGGCCATGCACAAACCGAGAAGGACGTCACTGTATTCGAGGTCATGATCGGTTGCAAGACACTGAAAGAAACCATCGTGCCACATACCGATTTCCTAAACACGGCAGGCGAGTTCGATGAGAGCCTATTCTACAAGGCCATGTTCAACTCCCTGCGCTGTGGCAAAGAGCTTGAAGATCTCATGATCAATCAACTCTCGTATGAGATGGCAAGAACAAAACGAACGATGGAAGCCCAGCGCATCGACGCGTGTAAAGCCCTGGCACAGCAATTCGTGAATGGTAAAGGGGAAGAGAAGCAACGCCCGTCCAAAGAACGGCTGGTGAAGATCTGATGCCCAACTTCATCGTCATGTGCGCCGTGCCCAACATGAGAGGCATTCCAGTTTATCCCGGTTCACTCCTTGACGTGACAGAACTCATTAAAGAGGCCATCGAACTGCACAACGACGGCCGGGGCTCGCAAGATGAAGAAGGCATAATCCCTTACTCCACTCGCAAGTTCAAGATCCAACTCAGAGAGTTCCGTTCACGACGAATGATCTACGACGGCGCCGGCAACGAAGTCTACGCCTACCTTGAACGTCACATGGAGCGCTATATGCTCCTCTTCTATTCTGAGGTAGAGGGCGTTGAAACGACCTATACCTTCACACAATGTATTTCCCTCGATGTAGCACAGATCCCCATGTCAATGAGCTACATCAATCTTCCATGGGATCTGTTCGCAAACACCGACTTCTTACCAGTTGCAGCCCCGCGACAAGTATGCGAAGTCCAAATGGACGACGATCCACCTGAACAAAAAGAATTAGAACGCAGGATCAGGAAAAGAAGATTGGTGAAAGTATGATCTGGAACACTCTCGTGGTAGCGCTACGCCGGCTCGCGGCACAGGTACGCCATTGGCGTAAACAATTCCAGAATGTGAGGTGCGCTTAATGTTGACGGACAATCAAATCAAAGTGCTGGAGGAGTTCGGAGCAAAGTTATACGACGAAGGCAAACACGTCAAAGCCGCGCAGATCATCGAGCGGCTACTCGACTTCTACAAGAAGCACACGGAGAGTATCGACTGCTATCGTTGTGGAAGGAGCAATGCAGACGACGGACGTACCATGCAACATATATGCGAATGCTGCGTGAGTGAGTTCGACGAGCGCAGCAGCGAATACGACACAAGCGAACAGGCCATCGCGGATCTCAACAAGGAACTTCACGAGACGCAAGACTCCCACTGCTCCTGCCATGACAGGATGGAAGATGCAGAAGCTAAGGTCAAAGCCATCATGTGTCTGCTCGACGGTCGGGCAAAGGCACAGAATGTAATCCTGGAAGCAGCCGGGTTTGAAAGATAAATCACTACTGAACGCAATGATCAAGGCCGGTGCTAAACGCATCATCAAGCCCTTGATTGACGAAATGTTGGTGATTGTTGTGTCAGACGAAGAATGGGAAAAGAGATCGAGAGAAAAACAACTCGCTGAGAAAGCGCGGATTGCAGCGGCTGTGAAACCATGTACGTGCGGCGGCAAGGCAGGCGTGATGAACACCTGCATGTGGCCTCCGTTCGGTAACTGGTTCATTGTCACTTGTATCGATTGCCACAAGACGGGGCCGAACAAATATCATGGACGCAGTGGTATGATCAAAGCCGTCAAGGAATGGAACGAGATGGTCTCATGAAATGTCCACTCTGCGGGGGCTCAGGTACTCACATCTCCATCCTCGAAAACCAGGGCAGCGAATTGCCTATCCAACTGCGTGGCCCATGCTCGATCTGCAACGGCTCCGGCGAAGTTCTTATCGAGATCGTAAAACAACAACTCGACGCCTGGCTAGACACCTCCTTCAAGGTTCTTCTACAGATCCTGAATCTGAACAAGAGCGAACCAACGATCCAAGAACAGAACGTCGTTCTGTTTCTTCACATGGAGCTTGAACGGGTTGCGGCTAGAGCCCTCGATCTGGTGAAAGGATATCATCCGTGAAAAAGCTACCACCGAATGCAATCCCGATGGGCCACAAAACAGTCGTGGTCCCGCCAGGCAACGTCGTCACAATCAAGGAATGCTGCCCTCAGTGCGATAGAGAACTGACCAAGAACGGTTACTGCCGTAGCTGCAAGACTTGGTTCTGCACGGTCCAGAAATGGTGATGGACCCATTCGTACATAAGCAGAAAGTGCTGAACAAGTATTTTCAAAATCACCCAATAACAGAAGGCCCAGTCCTTTGTAAGATCTGTCGGCGTCTTTGCTGCACAGCACGAGAGGTGACATACGACCTACACCACGGCACGCGTATCTTCGAGGCGTGGTGTTCGGATGAGTGTTTCAGAGCCGACCCGGACGAAAAGTAAAATCATGAAAGAACTCTTCGGCTGGCACAGATTGCCAAAGCGTAAACTAAAAGCCCACTACTTCCAAAACGGATATCCACTCTGTGGAAATATCTACGTAAAGGAAGTTGCCACACACGCACCTGACGCATTTATAGCGTATACCGGGCCTTCCAACGGCAAATGCCTTTCATGCCGATATGACTATGCCGTCACTCACGACGCGCTTAGAGAGATCCGTGGTCCGATAATCAAGATTGACGAGTCAAACGATACAACCACAATGCCCGACATTCACCTCCCGCATGGTAAGTTCACCATCATGGGAAAATCAAAACGTAGACGAGAGTTTGAAGCGCGCAGGATCTTAGCGGATCAGATCGAATGTGCAATTCCTTGTGAAAGAGAAGATTGCCACCATTACGAGGAGGCCGCACTGCGTGAACCGGAAAACCAGTGTAAGAACAAGGCATGCCCGTGGCGGCCGTTTCTGATGGCCTACGAAAAATGCATGCGCGAAAAGAGACCGTAACATGAAAGTCAATCCAAAAGACGTTAGGATCAATGACAGAACCGATGCCTACGAATTCACGAACAGGATCTTCACGGGCACCGCATCGAACAAACCATACTGGAAGCCATCTCCTCATTCAGACAGAGTTGTCACTTGCGAGGTCTGTGTCGGACTGATCCGCATGAACACAACGACGCTGAATGAAATGCGCTCGCCGGAAGATCCAGACGATGTTACCTACGAACTGGAAAAAAGCAAAGAAGAGGATCACGAGATCATCCTGCCGACAGATCTGCAAGTGATCATTGACAAGATCAGAGTATACATCGTTCCGATCTTCAACGAAGTGGCAAAGAAAGACGTGGAGCGCAGTATCGCCATCTGCCTCAATCACGCAAAGCTGAAATTGGAGATCTGAGATGACAAAAAGCATGTATGACCTCGCTATAGATCATGCACTGAGCACTCTTGCCAGGGGCGAGGTAGTCAAAATGGATACGCTCAGATACTTGTTCGGTCCTGCCGCTTGCAAAGCCGCAGACGATCTAGTCTACGAGGGCCTTTGCTCCAAGGCATTCGATGGTATCACAGCATATCTTTATCCAACTCTGAGATATCTGGATTCAAAACACGCCCCGACTAAGAAAGGATAAATCATGAAAGTCTTCATGGCCCAGATCTGCACGGTTCTGTGCGAGGAGTGCATCAGGAAGGCCCAGATGAAATTCGACGACGTGGTGCAGTTCGATGAAGTCGACTTCATCGAATGTGCGATGTGCGGGAGAACCAAAGATGAGTGACGATCCGTGCAACCCGTGCTGCATTGACCAAATTGGCTGCGGGGACTGCATCTTCGAGAAGGACAACGCCCGCACCTTCCGCAACGGTAAACGCTGCCAGATCGTCCGTGACTGGCTCGCCAAGAAATGCCGGGAATGCCACCGCGCCTATCTCACCAACGCAGACGGGTGCGATGAAAAGGAGTCTGGACTCTCCTGGGAATACGTCTGTTCAGAGAGCGGGTGCCCGTACACCTTTCTCAAAGAGATCCTGAGAGGAGATTACGATGACCAAGAAGAATGAAATCAAATACACAAGACAAGCGGCAAAAGTCCTAAGGGCCTATGCCGCTTTCGCCGAGGACGTGGGAGACGCCATCACTGCTTCTCTCTTTCCTGGCAAGTCAGACCCAGATGCCATTGCAGATGTCATGACCGCGCACTCCGAATTAAAAAACAGGCTCGCATCGCTGGGCTACAAGCCACCCAAACGAGTGCGGAAGAAAGGCTCAGGCCACGCAAAGAACACCTGGAAGTGCCGCAAATGCAATGGAACCGGCATGCTCTACGATGGAGATCCAGGCCCTGGTGGCTACATCGACCCAACGCAGTGTCCTCGATGCAAGGGCACTGGCAGAAGCCGCTATTCAGATTGAGAACACGTCATGCCAAAATGCAAACGCTGCGGTAAAGAATTTCGCAAAGGCGAGTACGGATCATACGAGTACGTCATCACGTGCTCGAAGGGCTCTATCCTGGATCGTATTCCCCTATGCCCACCTTGCGCAAAGGAAGTAGCGGCAAATAAAGGCAAGATCAAAGTGAAGGAGCGGTAGCACCATCATGAAACGCAAGCCCATCAAAAAACACAAGCGCTTCTATAGAGGGCCGCGCCCGTGCTGCGCCACCAACCTCAAAGAGTGGGACTGCGGCTGCGCCTGGGGCTGCGAGCATTGCTCTTACCGTTTTCAATGTGCCGTCTGCGGCGATCTATACTCCGATGGGGCGAAGAGTATTCGAGGTACTCTAAAGGCATGCGGCATCCTCGACGCCAAGCTCCAGATCTTCAAGCTGGTGCTCCATCCCAAAACGAAGGCTTACGTCGATGCGGGCGAGACCATCTCGGTCTTCAACCACTCCAAGTCCATTCACTACGAAGTCCCCGTCGACTCTGATCACGGCTGGAAACTCAGAGCGCTTCTCTCCAAGACACAGCGCACTGTGTTTGTGCTCGCAGCCTATTCAAAATCCAAGAACCAGATCATACCCTATGAATACGCCAATACGTACAAGTGGTAGCGCTACCATGGCACCACACGAACACTGCCCGATGTGTCAACATCCGGTCTGCGTTATGAAACCAGACCAGCGCTATATGTGTCCAACGTGTGGCACCTTCCTCATGCGGGATCGACAGTGGGCAGCGCCGATGATCTATCACGGCGAGTACCTCCGTTTCTGGCACGCTCACAAATCTGATATCATAGTCGCCTCTATCGAACCGCGACCAATAATCGGCGAGAGCCGCAAACGAAGACTGGTGAGAATCTGATGCCCAAGTTCGAGCACATGAAAGACGGATCGGTCTGGTTCTACTGCCCAGGCTGCGAGTGCCATCACAGAGTCGACGCTACGCGCTGGAAGATCACCGGCGCGGGCGACAGAATCACGATCTACCCCAGCATCCGAAACGATTTCGGCGACGGACGCATCTGCCACATGTACGTGATCTCGGGCCAACTCAAATACCTCAACGATTGCTGGCACAAGCTGGCCGGCCAGACCATTAATCCCGTAGAGGCAGACATCACTCACGGAGATGAGTCATGAAATACATCGATCCGATCTTGATAACGGTCTTCTGCATGGGAGCAGCCATTCTCGGCGCTGCCGTATGCGATTGGTTCAACAAATGGCGCGCAAACTAGGCCACGTCCAACGAGATCTCCTCCTTGCTTTATATGAACACGGCAAGTGGGTGGACCACCCCAGAACCGGCTGGGTCTGGAACACAATTAGCGGCACCCGCAAGATCCTCAACACCCTGGTGGATCGCAGCCTCGTCGAGATCTGGGATAACACCTACACCCTCACTGACGAGGGCTATTCAAAAGTAGAGGAGCTACTATCTTGAACACCTACGACTCCATTTGCCGCGTTTGCGGTAAAGACCTACGGCCCAAAACGGACGAAAAAGGTCGCGCGGTTTACCCTGCACACTACGTGATGATGCAAAAGGAAGAGATCATTGGGGCTGCTTGCTCGAAAGCGTGCGTCGAAACGTTCGTGCGATCCGGCCACCAAGTGACGGAATACCTGATCCCCGAACGCATAGAGCACTACTATGCCATTAGAAAGGACAGGTGAAGGAACTAACTCGTGGAGCATAAACGCGATCATTGCCGCGTCTGCGGTCAAAAAATCCAGTTCATAACGCGCGATGCACTCCGCAGAGTACACCATCCGATCCACTATGTGCTGGTCGAAAAGGGCAAAGTGTCGGGCCTGGCGTGCTCGAAAGAGTGCGTCTGGAGCTATTGCAGAGAGCACGGCTACAAGGTGACGGTGTATCCTGTGGACGTTGAAGCCATGCTGCGCTATAATGAACATCGATGCAAAGATTCAAAATCATAGTCGATGACGCCCTAAGTGCTCTACGCCGCATGCGAAGCGGCTCTGTCCATTGCTGTATCACCTCACCCCCCTATTGGGGCCAGCGCGAGTACGGAAAAGACCCCGGCATGATAGGGCTGGAGCCCACTCTCAACGACCACATAGCTTCCCTTGTTGAGATTTTCCATGAAGTCAAACGCGTCCTCCACCCCGCAGGCACCCTCTGGATTGTCTACGGCGATGCCTACACCAACCCAAACGAAAAATACGTCGACTTCCTACCTGATAAGTCACTCATAGGAATCCCCTGGCGCCTGGCTCTATCGCTCCAAGACGACTACTGGATTTTACGCAACGACATCATCTGGCACAAGCCTAACGTAATGCCCGAATCCGCCAAAGATCGCTTCACTCGCTGCCACGAGTACATCTTCCACTTCTCCAAGTCAAAACACTACTACCATGATTTCATAGCCTCCGAAGAAACACGCACAGGCAATATACAAAAAAAGTGCGGCATGCAAACCCCCGCTCGCCTAACGGCAGGCGGCCCAACCCATAAAAAGCCCAACCGCCGCAACAGCCGCAACCGCCGCACAGTCTTAACGGTGGGCACCGTCCCCTTCAAAAAATCCCACTTTGCCACCTTCCCGCCGGCCCTTATCAAGCCCCTCATACTCTCAGCCACCAGCGAAAAAGGCTGCTGCGCAGAATGCGGCACCCCGTGGATACGAGTGATTGAACGGAAGTCCTCTACACGCAAAGGCCCGGTAGCATCTGGCTTCAGAGAAATAGGCAAACGAGAAGCACTAGACGAGACCGTAACCCGCGGAGTAGCAGATTATCACACACTAGGCTGGC